GGGCCGGGCTCCAGGGCCGGGCTCCAGGGCCGGGCTCCAGGGCCGGGCTCCAGGGCCGGGCTCCAGGGCCGGGCTCCAGGGCCGGGCTCCAGGGCCGGGCTCCAGGGCCGGGCTCCAGGGCCGTGAAAACAAAGGATTATCCCCTGTTCTGTGGAGTGACCTATCTCAGAACGAAGATGTTAGATAAGAATCTTTCATAGCGATTCTGAGAAACCTGAAAAGCGCCATGATATCGCGAAGTTACAGCGACGAAAAAAATTTGGGGTCGATTCTGTGTAGGATAAACACCTACACAGAAAAAGCCTATGATTCCAAGAGGTTAGAACCATTTACTGGACACATGACCAGGATATAGGACCGTCAAGGCCTATAATCATTATGACTTATATCAATTTGATCTGGCTCAGATCACCCATAATCATTATGACTTATGACTATCGTCAACGAGCTTGTCATAGTCATTATGGGTTTGATTCATAGTTTCACTGTAGGGAAAACACCTACATCATAGTACAGTGTAAGTATACCCCCCAGACCGTAGTCTGGGGGGTGATTTGCCTGAACTAACGAGCGTAGGTAGGAATCTCTGTGGAATTCTCCGCTGGCGCGGCAGCCTCCACAGGAAGGTCATTTACAAGTTGAATAGGTACGTTGATCCCCCTACGACGCAATAGACGTTTATCCTCTTCAGATAGCGTGCTGTACCAAATATCGACAGGAATGGTGTGTTCCTTCCCATTCTGCATCTCTGTAGCGGCAGATTGAACGGCTTCTGTAGCCTCCTGTACCTCTTCAGTATGCTGAAAGGTGGCAGAACGTAAACCCTTGATCTCGTCCCTGATGTTTGTTTGCTCTGACTGGAGCGTATCTACGTTAGCTTCCATGGTAGCCATGGTAGTAAGCCATCCGGCCACTGCCCCCACAACCACCACAGCAGCCCCTAAAAGCCAGTAGACGCGTTTTGAATCCTTTTTGGTGATCGCATCCAGATCAGTAGATTGCTCCGCGATATTGGCCTCAGCGGTATTTACCTTGAGAATGAGCTTTTTCGTGTCATCCTTGACTTCTGCCACAGCCTCGCATGGTATGTGATTCTCGAGTTTCTTCACGCGCCCCTTCGTGGCCCGCATATCAGTCCGAAGTTCGACTATGGCTTCGTTCGTGGATCTTGTGTCACGCTTGATCTCACTCAGATCATCGCTGAGAGTGTTCAAAAACGCCCGTGGGACGGGTGTCATAGCACCATGTTTGTCATCGGCCATTGTCAGAACCCTCAGGAGCAGGTGTGGGAGGCCCCACACTCTCCAACTTGGTCAATCGGATGCCATGTGTTTGAAAAGCGTTTACCAACATAGTAAGGCTCTTCTCCACGGCATAGAGGCGTTTACTCATAGAGAAAACCTCTTCATAGATCCTCCCCATGATATCATCCTCTGTTTTGCATTCGTCCAACGCTACCGCCTCCATTCTACTTCCGCTCATCACGTACTCCCTTAGCTGGCATCTGTACTCACACAGTAGAATGTTACAACCGCCAACTCACCATCACACACCTGGTCAGCTGCCAGCCTTACCTTGACAGCCATTCCGTAAGCGGATAGGAGTTGAGTTTTTGCTAAGTATAACCATGGGAAGATCAGAACTGGGTCTGAAATACCCCGACTAGAGCCACCAAAGGCCGGAACCTCTGGATAGGCACCATTTGATTCGTTGATGAAGTCTTTCACACATTTGTACTTCTTGGTACGAATGGGTACAAGAACCCCAGGAGGACCACCAACATACTGCCCTAGAATAAGGACTTCATATTGGATAGTATCCTTGATATCAATACTCTTGGATAGCTGACACTCAGCCTTGAGTAGCTCAAGAGTCTTCCCGGCGGCAGGTTCTACAACCCACTCGCTGGTGTCGGCGTAATGAAAGCTAGCCTTGACTACATCTGAAGGGTCCAAGGCAGTATGGAACGTGATTTCACCACTCTCTGGAGAGATACTGTAATCCTCGTCACCACCAGGACCAAAAGGAGTATCCATAGTGACTGGCGAATCGTTGACTGTCACAGCAATAGGATAGTCACCTACCAAGTCATCCTCGTCTGAGAGACGAGCGTGATAGAGGTCTATCCAATGCATGTGTGTAGATGAAAACGTCAAGTTATCTGACGTTGTAAGTACCTCATCATTTTGCTCTTGAGAACCAGAGTACCACGTACACTTGTCACATAAGTTGATCGAAAACAGATCAACTCTGCTGTCCTCTCGAAGGTCATTGATGACTATCGGATGATTCGTAACCTCTGTAGGTAAAGCCTCATTAGTCACAGAGACAGGCATCCCCTCATCAGGTTCTGGTTCACCATCATGAGCCGCTACCGTCGAATCAAGCTCTGTCTTTTGGGTAGCGTCCAGGTCAGCCTTCATCCAAACTTTGAAGGTACCGGCAGTCACTTGGTAAGTTACACGATCCACCCCAATTGTGATATCAGGATTCTCATGCACTTCGTTTTTCAACTTGTCTGGGTCTAGCTTGTCGTAAAGTGTGTCTGTTATTAGGTAATCGTAGTCTGTCATCATGCTACCCGTAACCCCATAGCTATCCTATGGCTCACGTAAGCTGTACCAGCACCACCACTCTTGTTGTATTGAACTTTGAAAGTGTGAGAACCTGATATAGCCTCCTGGATATGGAAATTCATCATAGGAATATACACAGCAGAACCTGTAGCCTGTACAACTATGGAACAGATAACATCACCATCCCATGTCTGACGTAAGCCTACCTGTGTTGAGCTAGATGAGCCCCTAGCTAACAAAGCACAATCTACCCTGTAGTCTCCTAGCTCTAAGTCGCTGGGAAAATCTAGCTGTATAGCATCTTCCCATGTACTACCACTAGTACCGATCTCGTCAGAATCTTGAGCATGGTCATACCAGTTACCAAAACCTGGTGTAGGACCATCCTGAGCTTCCCAACGAGATTCTGTGTTATTCCATCTAAGGTATTGATCGGCAGTTGGAACTGAGGTATGTAACGTCTGACCTTGAAGTTGTAAGGCATTACCCATAATAACGGGAGAAGTTACAACCGTATCACGCCAAACTGCCCGACCACTAGCCCTAGCTATGTAAACATTCTGATCTCTATCACTAGCGTCTTGTAGGTAGACTCCAGCAGCTTCTACAACGTCTTCCTGAGGGTTGATGGGAGTAGGATTCTGATGAATACCAGCATCATTGTCATCCCCACCACCCCCGGAAGACTCGTATTTGGCTACTTGGACTCTCTCAGTCCCTATAGCCATGTGATCTTACTCCGATCAGATTTGGGTGATATACTGCGGTTGTACGTACAGGTCGTTGGCGTTCACAGCCTGACCTACGAAGACCACATGGTCTCCAGCGATAAGGGAGCTGACACCCTGCACAATACCGCCAGTACGTCCAACGTAGAAGCGTTGACCAACCGTAGCGCCAGAGATGACACCTACAGCGATACCACTGTGTACCACTGTGCCTGTCGAGCCTGAGCCGATACCACCAGCCTCTTCGACCACACCACAACAGTCGACACGCGCTCCTACGCTTGCCTGACATTCTCGGATACGGTCAGCTGTGGTCCCGAACTCGATAGCGTCGCCCAAGGCGAGCGCCTCAGCTGCCGTTCTCTCAGCCTCGAGCCTGTTGGCTGTGGAAGCTGCCAAAACCTCCAGCTCATTGGAGCCGTTGATCTGGATGGTTGTGTCATCAGTACGGACATGGAGCCCAGCCGCCAATCTGTCGATTGCACCAGCTGGATCTACCTTGACCTGGAGCTGTCCAGTAGAGAACTCGAGACCTGAGGTAGCCGAAAGCTCGACATCCAGGTCACCACCTGCGTTCGCGATAAGACCGTCACCAGCGTCAACGCTGACACCATTGGCGTCAACTGTGATACCAGCGTAGCCGTCCACACTCACACCATTGGCATCGACAGTGATACCGTAGTAGTCCTTGACCTGGAGCTTCCCGGTATCGAATTCAAGACCAGAAGTTGCGGAGAGATCCACGGTGATTTCACGTGAACCGGAGATGGCGATACCATTCCCGCCCGTGTAGAGACCCTCACCAGCGTATTGGGACCAGTCGATTGCCGTGGTGTCAACGGTGATCGGGTCAGCCGTTACGACAACCCAGGCGGTGGAAGCGAGCGTATCACCTTCCTCGACCCAGCAATGGGCTCCAGAGGTGACTTCCGCGTCCTCGTCGAAGTCAGTCGCCCTGGTCAAACGCCACGGCGTACCAGCGTCACCGACTGTCGTAACGACGTAGATGCCGTGGTCCACGTCGGCTCCACCAGAGTTTTCGTCCTTGACCAGAATCCGATCATCCACGCTAGGTGTCTGACCGTCAACAGAGAGTGCGCCATTGGCGTCGGCTTCGAGGTACTTTCCTACCCCGGAACCTGTAGCTGTGTAAGCGGCCAAGGCAGCAGCAGTAGCGTAACGAACTGAAGCTTTCGGGTCGACACCGCCAGCTATCGCGTCGACATAAGCCTTCGAGGCAGCATCGGTAGAACCCACGGGTGTCGTTGGTAGTCCTGTGACGGTACCGCCACCGGACAGGGAGATATCCCCACCACTGGAAATCTCCAAAGCCCCAATGAGTAGGTCATCCGAACTGCTCATTGGTTTTGGGCCAGGAGGGTCACCAGCGGAGTTGAAATACAGGGGATAAACAGTTGCCACGTTCAGTAACCTTTCTTTCGGCCCTTGTGTTTATTACCTAGACTTCCTTTTTGAGTATCTGTGGGTCTATCAGAACAACCTTCCCGGTTTCCGAGTCGAACCCATGTGTGTGCAGGAAGTTCACACGGTACTCACCCTTTTCGTCGAGACCAAACTTCCTACCAATACGGATGAGGAGAGCCTCGTACTCTGCACGAGCCTCGTCGACCTCTTCCGCTATCCTTTTGGCTTCCAGCCGAAGGCCCATGACCTTCTGTTGAGCTTGCCACTCGAGCTTGTCAGCGGTAAGACGCTTTGTAGCGGCGAGCGCGTCTAGCTTCGCCATCTTTTCGCGGTACATCACAGCTTGAAACTGGTCGACCTTGGGCATATGAAGAACCATCTCCTCATCACGCCAAGGAAGATTGGGGTCTTCTGGAGGATGTTTCTGTGGAGGAAACTCTTTGTGCTGTGGCCCATCCAGCTTAGTAACTTTCTTCTTACCCTTGACCTTCGGTTTTGACTTTGCGACCCTTTTCGCCATTTCTCATCTCCTATGTTAGTGTGTAAACGTCCTGTGGTCTCCACAACAGGACATTAGACGCAAGAGCTACACCCACGCTATGAACATAACGTGTCCCACCCGTTGGAACCGCTACTGTAGCTGTGCCATTGGTATTTAGCCAGTAGAGCTTACCCGGAGTCAGCCCAGATAACACGGTTATCAATCCTGAGATTTGAACGAGGCAATCAGTAGATGATGACTTCGAGACAATCACACCTATAGCTGGAACTTTTGTATTCGTGAACGGATCTGCCGTAGTGACCTGAAGGACACCACCGACAGAATCGCCATTGTTACAAACCAGTTTTCCCTCTGTATCAGTTGACAGGCAGTTGGCCACAACTACATTGGGAACCAAACCGGCCAGAATAGTATCTATCCCAGCTAAGTGTGCTGTCAGATGTTCTGTACTAGAGACCTGTGGCGGTGACACATCCGGAGTGTACGCTGATGGCGTAAAGTCGATGTCAATGACATCACCATCTATCTCATCAGAGCCACCTCGAATGTGTGTAGGCGCATGGGCGGACGGAGCGCCGCCGCCCACTCCGTCCTCATCTGGTAAAGGGCCTGAAACACCCCTAAGAGCCAAGCGAACACTGGTAGGACTGCCCGTAGCCGAAACTACAATGACCTGTATCCGCCTTGACCCAGCGTGAAAGAATGTCACACAGGGGTTCACAGACTCCCCTACTTCTGTTTCGAGTATTTTCTGCCAAGGCGACAACAGGTCAACGGCTTCGGGAAAGTACCCATATACCTCAATGATCGCTGTCGGATCAGTACCACCTTCAAAGTCGACAAGGCAAGCTATATTCGGTGGTGTTACTGTGACCCCAGAACGTAGGGTCACAGTAACAGGGAAACCCGCGCCAGCCAACGTTGGAGCCGATTCGGGTACAGACCCAGCAGCGACATTTCTTCCTCCAATGTGAACACCGAGGTTGAGAAAGTCGCGAGGGTTACCCATAGTCTAATCCTTGGTCAACCTTGTAGCTCTGAGAGTAGCGGATTCGCCAGCAGCACAGACACTATGAAGGTACTTTAGGTCGGGGGGATGTCCACCCTGAATACCTGATGTCACGTTCTTCACATCGCGCAAACCTATCTGAATAGGAATACTCGACATGTCGCCGGACCCGTAAGGGAACAACGGCATTTCTTTGAGTCTCAGCTCGATATTGTCCGTATCGAGCGTCAGTGTGAATCCCGAGCCGCCAGCCGGTGTGACAGACACCTGCGTAAGTACGTCTGTTGGAGAGACGCCACCCACAGAATTGGCGGAGTCTACCGTGAACTGGTCTACGACATTCAGTGTTTCGTGATCTACTGTCACAACTGAACCGTCAGACATCGTGATAACGTCAGCAGCGTTGTAGCCTGTTCCGCCAGAAAACGTACCCTCCGTCGTTGGAGTGTTGTCGTAACTGGTTTCGTCTTGCCCACTGATAGGGATCGCTGGAGCTAAAGTGAATAGCGTCCCGTCATCGTGGTGCATTCTCATGTATACGATGTTTGGTCCCATGTTCTGAACGAGGTACAGTCCTTGTTGGAAGAACTCCTGCACACCTATCGTATCCCCTACCGCTATGTCTAACGAGGGGCCTATGGTAGGCCGCTTGTACAAGAACATGGTATTGACAATATCAGCTAGCACTTTTCCTCCTTTTAGAAGATGTAGGACGCCTCGCGTATCTGACCGTGTATCGTGGCACCATGAAAGCGAATAATGTCTCCCTCATCAACACCTACAGGATCACTCAAGTAAATCTGAACGTAATAACCATAGGCTTCGTTGTCTACCGCTATGGAACCAGATGTGAAGGTTGTTTTCTGGGTCCAACCAGTAGAGGTACCAACCACTGAAGAATTTGAACCTACAGCAGAAGTAGCTCCGGTGGATTTGTTATAACGCCTTAGCGCGTGCTCCACAGTTATTGAACTGGAAGTAGAAAGAACGTTGTAGAACACCTCCATCTGATAAATCCGTACTCCGTCCAGCAGATGTACAGCGCCAAGCAGATAATAGCTTGTGTCAGCGCCACCACCATTACCATTCCACGTCAAAACCCAACCTGGTGGTGTAGAGTTATACCTACGCCAACATTTATGTACACCCGTGCTAGTCCAGATAGTATTCGCGCCCATCTCTTCCGGCCTGAAGAAATCAGCAGGCACATCAAATTCCCTTTCGAGAATAAGAGGAGTGAACGTGCCAAATGTATCTGTGTAGATATAGCCCTTATTAGCAGCAGGACTAGGTGGCCCCTCAGTCACGATACCTTTGGCATTGAGTATCTCCATGTCAGTGAGGGCTGTAGGCATATCCTCGTCGCTTACAGCCACGACGTTAGGACTCAGCGCGGACAAGTACAGATTGTATTTCCCACTGTCGGAGGTATCACCAGAGCCAAAACGTAAGCCACCTTCCGAATGGAACTCGGCATGGTTAGCTGGATCGTCCGACCAATCCGAGTCGCCTCGAAGTAGACTAAGCATCTGCCTAAGACCGGAAATCATGGTAGGAATACTACTGTAGCCACCATAAAAACCCTGATCCGGGAGAGTGGCACCTAAGGCCCAAGTAAGAATATCACGGAACATGATGTCACTGTTTATAGTGGTTTGCGCAGTTATGTCATCTGTACCGTTCGTTTGAAAAGAGACAAGATCTATCCAACCAGCGTCACGTAATGCCGCCGTGGTACTGGCTGAGTTGGCGTTCTCTTGTATCTCCCAGTCCTCTATGGTTCGAGTGTTCACAGTCGTCGTGTACTTACCTGTGGAAGAACTATAGAATTTCCTGGGCTCTGGTGTATCGTCTGTCAGGGCACGTCTTATCATCAGGTAACGTGTAGTAGAACCAGGAGCCGCCGCCACAGTTAGCTGTTTACTGGTGGCAGAATTAGGACCGCCTATTCTGTAGCCATCCTTGTCGAACATAGTACCTTCATAGGTTTTGCTATAAAGGCCAGTCCATACACGAGACACTGTAAAGACCAAAGAAGGTGCCCCACCATGGGAAACACTGAAGTCTCTAAAGACTAACGGAGCATCTGTACGGTCCCAAGTAGCCACGCCAGAGTAGTGATACGGTTCTCCCATCACCTGACGCATCAATTCAGCGAAGCCCGTCTGGATGTAAGACTTCAGACGTGTCATGTCGAGTAAGTCGAAGCGTTGATTTGCAGTAAGTTTTATCTCATCCATTCGTCCCTCACAGGAGAGAGATGTCGAGTAACAACACCCCACATCCCGATGGGAGTACCTTGTCTAAAGCCTCTGGCCGCACAAGGTAACTCCTGTATGTTGTACTTGTTGAAGCTGGTGGAGGTATCGACGGAGCCGCTGTACCTAGCAAACCTACAATAGAACCACTAAGGACGACAGGATATGGCCATATCACAGGATCTTCTGTGAAGTCCTCGAGGAAGTAGTCCCCATAGGTGCCATCATCAACACCGTCATCCCTGTAGTAGGTCTCAGCTATGAGTTCCAGAGGCATCCCATCAGGCCAGGATAGCTCGTCAAGCCAGGTTTCCCAGGGCTCAACATTGGGGGAAGTGATCCAACTCAGATCACCTATTATGGTATCCTCACTGAACCAGATCGTCACACATGCTGGCCAACGGGGGTCCTCCTCCACAATGATGTGAGGCCACAACCTAGGGTAAATGTACCGTAAGCCCTCTTTCACGGTGCCAGGTACACCCCTCATCGTTACCGACGTATGATAAATCATACGCCTAAGGTCTAAATCCTGTAGCGTAGGATTATCACTGCGCGGAGACCCGCTATCCAAGCCTACATACTCCAAGGCTCGTCCCGAGGCTCCCATCGCTAATGTGTTGTACTCTGCCCTCTTCACAAAGGACGCTCCCCATACATCCTCCATGTAGTCGCCATTCTTGTGTTCCTCAAGCTGAGACATGAGTTGAGCCCTGCCATAGATGACCGCTGTACCAGCCGCTATGTCCACTTCCTCATAGGCGATGATCTCGTGTCCTATGGACAAAAGACTTCGCCGAGGCACATAGACAGCTATGATAGTAGCGCCAGCGGGAAGGGCGTCCTCAAGGATAATCTGTCGGTCGTGTCCACTATTAGGGCAATACCAACGTGTATTATCCATAACCCCAGCGTCAGGAGAATCTGACGATCCCTCGGAAACGATGAGAACACATGAATGAGGCTGGAAAGCATTGCTTGTACGGAAAAGACGGTTTGTACCGTTGGAGCTTCCCCAGAGTTTGTCAACATGGCAGGGTATTATTCCGTCTTTGAACGTAATAGTGGAACCTATCCCTGGAATAGATATCGTCGGTGACGCGTATCCCGCCCCAGAGAACGTAGCCACTCTTGTAGGCTCGGCAGGACCTTCGATGTCCCCCTCCAAAATAGCTCGAAGGCCCCCGGACATAAGGTCATTGATTTTCCCTACCATGTGAGCCGTGCTGTAGTTGAGTGGCTGAGCGCTAGTCCACCTGGCTCTACCAAGCTTACTATACTCGTCGAAAGCTTCCTGTGTACGTATTCCGTCTGCCGTCCAGTAAGTGATATCTTTGAATGTCACCGTGTCCATAGAAGTCGTACTTGAGCCTGTCAGCCCGCTCCCGTCAAAATCCTTCAACGGAAGAGCGGCATATTGTACATTCACCGAAGCTCCACCCAAGTACGGGTTCGTAGCCGTGATGAGGTACACATTCTCTGGAGCGCCGCCTCTTTGACTGCTACTCACATAAGGTTGACTCTGAGCGTACTCTATTTCTACACGTATAGGGTTTGTCCCATCCACCGTGTAGTAGGATCTGTTCCTGAGTGCTGAGTCATTCCTCATAGGCCCGTCAAACTTCAACTTCACACAGTTAGGAGAAACATGTTCAGCACCTATCATCTGTGTCATGTTGTCTCCTACAAGTTGATCGTACTCGGATCACCACGTACCACACCGAACTTATCGGCAGCAGCTACATCGGTTGTTCCGCCATCAAGTAGTAGGCCAGAAACGTAGTCCACCCCTGGCGTTTTGTGAAGAATACCACCAATCACGTCATAACGTGCAGGATAGCCAATGTTTAGCCCATCGAGATAGGCCAACACGTTAGTCGCTCCTAGGGTACGACCAAACACGCTATCCCAGCCAGCTTTGAACACCATCGCAGCGTTCACTGAAGGCTTCACAACAGACGTTGGTGGTCTGATTCGCGTACTGTAGCCTACAGGTCTCCAACCACGTATGCTATCACTACCTACTATACCGTTGACGAAGTAAGCGGCCTCTTTCACGAGACCTGTGTAAAACTCAAACTGCATACGGAGTTTGTGGCCCACCGTCAAAGGCGTCGCCATGGCTATGACACCTCTGTCAATGTCTACCCAATAGTCCGTACCTTCTGTCTGAGCAACGTAACCGCTACCACTATCGCGCTGAAGAGCCGCGTCCACGCCATCCGACCAAGAGGCAAGATGAGGCTCTGGTAAATCCACGTAGATGTGATAGCTCTGTTCCTCGTACTCGTAGTATGGGTTAGAAGCGAAGGCATCGTATGGACCGTAAGTGGTGTCATCTATCACACCAATAAGTGAAGCGTCACCACTACCGTCATCGATGATGGCATAGACACGGCCAAAACCCATGGCTGTGACTTCATCAAACGCCTCGAATACCCGAGCCGCTGTGATACGTTGACCTGTAGAAAGCTCTACCGTACCAAGCAAGGTTTCTATACCTAACCAGGTAGCCTCACCAACGGCTTTGGCTCGAGTACGAGCCCTTACCCGAAGGTTGTCGTCAGTCTCAAGAGGTTGCCCACCACCGCTTTGACGGTCTGTCAGAAAGTAGTCTACGTCACTGATAGGCGTTCGTAGCTGAAGTTGAGCGCCTGATGGAATTACATTTCCCTTCTCGCCTGTTTCCGTGGCTACGGCAAAGACAAGATTGGATTGTGTATCCCCTACCGCGATTGTCGCGGCGGCCTCTGTACGGAACGCTACCTCTGACTGAGTAGCTGTCGAAGGTCGCAGTATTACTGTAGCCGGTGGAATGGCCCTCCCCTCAGTGGTAGACGCGCCAGCTCGCTGAAAGCGACCAGCTACACGTGCTGCCTGTGGGGGTTCCCTCACCGTGGAGTTCTGAAGAGCGCGACGGTCCAAAAGTTGTCCCGTCAAGCCCTCCAAACTGCCACCCTTGATCATACGTAATGTCTCCATGTTGGCGTTCGCACCGAACATGGCCTGAACCTGAAGTAATGCCCTATGAAAGGTCTTCTCGGAGAACGGGTACTCTACGCCCGTGACGGAACGGACTATCGCTCGGCCCAGGGCGAAGAGTTCCTCGTGTGTATATGCCTGTAGCTTCATCAGCTCCTCAATTCACCAGCGACCGTTGTGGCCGAGTCGAAATTCTCGAATTTCAGCTTTGATGAGAATTGCACCACATCACCCCTCTGTTCCACGCGTACCCAGACTACCTCATTGACTCTTGGGTCCTGAGAGAACCACAATTTCAGGACAGCCTGCCAGAGGTCTATGGACTGACGCCCACGACTTCTCGAGCCTATCTTGATAACAGGACCAGCAGACCTATCAGGCGTCACGCCGCCACGTCCCTCAATCACGAGAGATAGTTCTTGACGGAAGGCTTGTAGTCCAGCCAAATGGGCAACGTCATAGACAGAATACACCATATCCCCAGACACTCCGCTAATTTCAACGTCGAAGCCTAGGAATAGCTGTTGTGTAGTAAGAAGGTCATGTGTCTTAGTGATCTGAATCAGATCTTCCACCACCTCTACGGGTACTTTAGCGTCCTCCACAGGGATAGCGATCTCCTCACCCGGAGCTTTCTGATAAGCTCCGCCCTGCCGAGAAATGTATGGGTACTTGAGGCCGTTCACCAAAGCTATTTCGGCCCAACGCTCCCATGAACCCAGGTACCTACTGGCCAACGAGTAGATTGTGTCGGTGCTGCTCACCTCCACATTCTTATAGACCGTAGAGAAAGACGATGGGTCTCTCATCCCCAAGAACCACTTTCGGAAGGAATTCAACTGTGGAGATATGCGGTCGTTGTTTGACCGCGCCCAATCTCTCAACACTATTGTAGCCAGATGAGACAGCGTGTACGTTTCTATGGTTTTCTGCCGTCGAACAGCGTGACGTGTCTCTGTACCTATCACAGTGTCCTCGAGTAGATCGGTCTCACCAGCCAACGCTGCTGAAGCCAACACATCTTCGCGGCCTATGACATCTCCAGCCGAACCGGCGCGGACTACCCTGTGTAGATCCTTACTCTCCGAGCTGGCGTTACCAGCAGGAGTAGAATTAGGTAGAGGAGCCGAGTCTACAGTCAGATATACCAGCTGAAGCATACGTAGAGCGTCACCATAGGTCTCCAGATTTGGGCTGTCCAAGTCGAGATTAGAACGAATACCCTCATCCACCACAGCATTCTCTGAGAGAGCTTGTACCCCTGTTCGTAAGATAATCTCCGCAGGTGGAACTAAGCTAGTGTAACACGCGTCAGCCGTAGGTGGATACACTCCGGGAATCGACCCCGCCGGAATATTGGTATCCGTCAGCGTCTTCGTTACAGCGTTCTGACCCTCATCAATCTTGGCAGAATTAGCTAGCTCTTCGGCCACAGCCTTCAGCCTGTCATGAGAGTAAGCTCCGTAGCGGTTTATCTTCTGTGCGGTAAAGCCAAAACCTTGAAGCCCATTGTTCAACTGAGTCAACGTACTCGTGATGGGACCGAACACAGAGCCGACCGTGTATAGTGCCACGTCGTTGAGTAGATTCGCCGCGAGAATGAGGGTTTGATTGATGGTATTCTGCCAGCTCTTCACCCTCGAGCGAATATCGTCCATTCGCTCCAACCAACTTGGAGTTTCATCTCTGGCGTCGGCTTCTCCTAAGACCTGCAAGTCTATCGCGTAACCATAAGTCAAAGGCCGAGCTGATGTCCGGACCTTCCTCACGGTCATTGGAACGACCTGGTAAATCTCAGCATCCTTGGTGTTGACAAACATCAAGGCGTAACCATGGGGCCTCTCACGTATGGCGTTAGCCCAGGCTACAAAGAAGTTATAAAGCTGCTGCCAGATAGTATAACCATCCCCAGTGTCAAAGTAGGGTATACCACTGTTTGTAAGCGCGGAGCTTCCCAGAACACGGTCAGCTACGTGCATCTTTGGTTTTTGACCAGTAATACCCCTGATGGAAATGGTCTTCATACCTAGCTCATTGACATCCACATAGTACCCGTTAGCGTGGTCCGCTTGAACCGTGTTCGCAAACTGCATGGTGTCGTCTAGGTCTGTTGGATTAGGAGCGAACTGAAAATTGTCTACCGCCCGATTGGCGTCGATAACTATCGAGCCGTCCTCAATGGGCGATATGCGTAGTGAGTATACACCTTGACGATAGTAACCTCGGTCATCTAACGTCTTCTCTCTTAGTCTAAGCATTATTTTTCAGCTTTCACTTTATCTGTCAGATTATCATTAGCCATGCTATCCATAGCTATAGGTGAAGCTGGCGTAGATGGTGGTAAAGGTTTTGTAGGACCCGTAGTAAATAGAGGAACACCTGTGCTAGGTGGAGTATAGACGTGAACGTGACTAACAGGTCCCTCAAGACCATTGAAGTAACTTTGAAAAGTCTCACCTAGAATCACTTTTTCCAAAGTGCCACCTGAGCCTAGTTCGATTCTCACTTCACCAGCCCCGTCATCGTAGCTAATCTTCAATAGCTGCTTACTACCAGCGTTGATGATCAGACTCCGATCAGGTGGAGCTTCAGCGTCATCTAGGTCAAGCTCAACGTTCCCATCGGAATTGATACGTGCTCTTGTCGTGTTGTAGAAGAGTGAGTAGACCTCACCATCGTTAGAATCTGAGTGCCAGTCTGTACCATCACCGGCTGTACGTAGATGGTTCACACACCCTGTAATAACAGGCCACTTCCCACCTATGTACTCCACCATGACCAGATCACCATCGCTGTCCATCACGTTCTGATGGATAGCAAAAGGGTCTGACATATCTGGAACACCGTCCGCTGGCTTGAGAGTGATTTGATTTCCACCGCTCACCCCAGCATATGGCGTTACCATACTCAGATGACTGATCTGAACCTGGTAGCGCGGAATCCACACATCGTACTCTGTATACTTTCCAGACTTGCTGTCAGCGTCATCTGGAAAGTAGCGAGCGATGACCAGACCCAGCTCCGAACGGATGAAGCCTTCTGTTTGAGAACGTCCACGAATGTTTGTGTATCTGCGTAGCCATCCCTGAAGACGACCACCGTCACTATCCCATTGTCCGTCGTTTGCCATGTGGTCTCCTTAGATGATGGGTACACCAGGGCTCTGTGATTGGTAACCACGAGTCAACGCCATTGTGTACTCGAAATGTCCGTTCTGTGCCTGATAGCTCCAGTCTATACCCTCAAGATAGAACACCCTCATCGCTCCATCAGCGAAGACGCCTGGCTCAGGGGGTATTGACAGCCGTAGTTTGCCACCAATGTAAGCGCCTCTGACATACTTCGGTATAGTGATGTCACCTGTCAGAAGTTCTACCTGGTCCAAGCCTGCTATCTGGATACGTCTGTTCCAATCTCGAAGTAGTTCTCTGGTATCTGGATTAGGTACACCAGTTGGATTATTCGCGTCAGAAGTATCTGGCCAACCTTGCACCTGGTCTGTATAGATTCTCAAACCATGACGCCGAACCATCTCTATGGCTCGAGTCCGGGCGAAGTCAAAACCTGTCAAACCACTGGCTGCCATCTGTTGATTAGCGTCAATCTGAGGAGCTTCCAGCCAACTCATGTTGTAATGATCTGAATCCGAAAAGCCTAGGCCCATGTTAGTCAATTCCGAGGCATCCAGGGTTGGTCCCTCGAGATCCTCGATCTCGTCCAACATGAGCGGACGCTCCATGAGTATGGCATAAGGAGCTATGTCATTGAAGAGAAGTCCTACAGCGTCAGAGACCTCATTAGCCGCTGAGATTACATCACCCATGGCAGTCTTCAGACGTCCCTCGTTTTGTACAGCCTCTTGAGAAAGCTGTCGCCCACCCCGCTCGAGGTGAGCTGTACCGTCCGCCGATATGCGCCGAACGTCATAGATGATCTCATTGATGGTACTGTTGGACCACTCATCTACAAACCGGGATAATGGAGACCCCAAGTTGTTCACCATACTCTGAGGTATGGTGAACACGCGCTGTCTCAGGTCCTCAAAACGCAGACGTATCAGACGCCAGAGAGGTACACGTGTACCCGGAAGCTCAAATTGACCCATGATAGTCTGTACTGGATCTTCATTACCCTGCATAGCTGGGTTGTCATTGATCTGAATTGGATCACCTTGAGGGCTATCCTCCTCGACGCCTGTCAGCTCCGCTACCAGACGGTCAACTTCCGCTCGTGCCAGTTCCTCTCGATACTGATCCTGTTGTCTCTGTAGAAACTCCTCTCGAGACTCAGCGTCCAAGAAGGTCTCCATGATAGCCGCCACGGCGGCAGGAACAAGTGGTGTATACTGATTATCAGAAGCGCGTAGTGCCAGGTCGTACAGATTACCTATGTTGATGTTCTCAGAAACCCAAAGGTTACTGATACAGTTGGTGTTCTCAATAGCTTTTTCCCACGAGGAGCAGGAAACATGAATGGCTAGCTGACGCGTACCTGTAGCGTCTAACGTCCAAGCTAGACGAACGTCATCAATAAAACCTACGAAAAGAGGTTCCGGTTGCTCACCATCGAAGGGATCTACCCAGATGAATACCCAGTCATTAGGACGTAGAACATCCATGTAACCCTGGTCAGAGCGTTGTACTACACCACGTCGCTGCCCACGTGACCTTACGACACGTGGAACAGGTCGAGGGTAGAGGACCAGCTTAGACCTACCAGAACCACCAACACTCTTCGAGCCAGAAGCCTGCATAATGTCCGTTGTACAAAGAAACGGACCAATACTCCAGGTCCAGAATACCGTGTAGACTCTATGTCTTCCATAGAAGCCCATTATTGCCTACTACTTCCCGCACCAGTACGAATTGGTGTCATCGCTACATTTGTGTTAGCGGCTTCCTGTGCTCTAGAACGTGGTGGGTTCTGCCGCTGAGCCGCTCGAGCCTCTTCTCGAGCGATAAGGCCAGACATGCTACTCTCAGGACCAGCCCCAAGATTACGTCGCTGGTGAGCCCTAGCCCTTTGTTCGCCAGCCAAAGCCCTAGCCCTCATTCGAGCACCTTGAGGCGACGTTAGAGCTTGTCTTGAAAGCTGAGTCTCTGTCATCTGAGCTACCTTCTCAGCAGCAGTTCTCATCTCTTCAGGATTACCGCCTGGGTCAGCTAATCCCCAACCCTCAGTACCCATCTCACCAGCAACATCTAACAAACCTGTTGTCAAACGGCTTACATACGTAGAAATGTCGCGAGCCCGCGCCCCTTCTTCTGCTGCCTCAGTACGAACTTCATTCAAGGCTCTCAACGTACCAGATATGGCTGAAGCCCTCATCATGGTAGCCATATTCCTAGTCTCAGCCATCTGAGCCTGATGGAATGTAGCTGCATCACGCGCCATAGCCGCTGAGATTCCTAACTGAGCCCAAGAATACTGAGCCGCTGTCCTCATCTCACCCAGCTGTTCACGCATGATATTCTCACCACTCTGTTGGATATCCCTCATGGTCTCCTGAGTAGTCTCTGTGCTCTCTTCGTTCGTCCCCACAATCTCATGGAGTATCTCTAACATCTCCTCGTCAGTTAGATCTCGTCCCTCAGCACGGGCAGAAGCCATAGCGCCGCCACCCTGTTGAACGATGTCACGAATCATCTCAGGAGTCGCTTCCTGACCCATACCTTGGAAGATGTTTTGTAATGAAACAGCAGCACCATAACGTGTTGAGCTGGTCCGGAGGGCGTTCCTCATCATAGGAGCCATTATCTCCATACCACGACCAAAAGGATCTGCCTGAGCCTCTTGTAAACCGCCCTCCCCAAACATCATCTCAAACATGTCGCCGCCGAAGCGTTGACGTTGTGTGTTCACCAGCATCGACATGGCTATAGGATCTCCGCCACCGCTGAGAAGTCCTCTCATCATACCGCCAGCCGCGCCGACGATAGGAGAAATGAAACGTCCAGCATCCTGGAGACCAACACCACGAGACCTAGCGACGTTCGATGTCACACGTGATACGGATTCGATCAAACCAGCCATGTCAGTATTGCGAATCATACTAGGACCAGACATCGCGACACTGACACCAGTACCCACCGCTGACGCGAATTCTGGTAGGCGTCTACCGAAGCCTGCTGATACAGCGTCAGCCATGACACGAACCATGATGGACTCTCGAGCCTGAGCGTCCTGAGGAGCAGCACCACCAGCCATCATGAGACCACCAATAGAAGCGCCGATCTGGCCCATCCCCACACCTTGAGAACGAGAATAAGCCATAGCTGTACGCAAGGTATCAGTGGTCAATTCACCGCCACCGAAGCCTTGGAACAAGCCGCCCATCTCAGCCCCGATTTGCTCGGGACCATAACCGAAGCGGCCAGCCATACCTCGAATGTCTCTGAACTGACCACGCGTCATACCATACTGACGAGGTGCTGCAATACCAGCCATCGTAGAGATGTAACCAGTATAACGAGACATTCCCTCTTGTATGTACCGTTGAACAGCTCCAGAGCCTAGCTGACGACCTATCTCAGCCCCAGCTATTTGACCAGGCATCTCGCCTAGCCCCAACATAGAGGATAGACGACCACCTACGTCAACACCACCAGCCGCGCCGTAGGCACCACCGACGACCTGAGACATCATACCTATAGGCCCCTGGCCTATACCACCCATAAGCCCTCGGACCATACCATAGGAACCACCAACTTGTCGGGCAGTAATACCACCAGACATGATGTCTCCCAGAGAAGCTCCCTGAGCGTAGGCTTGGAAAGGGGCCATAAAGCCACCAGTAGAAATCGTCTCTCGTGTTCTAGCCTGCCGTCGTTCGTCGGCTTGACGTATCGCTGTGAGAGGATTCTCACCCTCCATAAGAGCACGTACACCAGGAGAAAGTCTTTGCGCCAAGGACGCTAAACCGCCACCTATACCTAGACCTACAGCGCCAGCCCCAGCGACCCCAACAGCCCCTAAAGCGCCAGTAGCAAGGGTACTTAGAATACCACCACCGCCACCTATAAGACCACCAAGGCCCCCTAAACCACCAAGGCCCCCGGTGCCACCACCAAGACCAGGTGTGGAAGTAGGAGCGGCCCCAGTAGCGCTCGCGCCCGTCTGTAGACGCGTAGAGGCGATAGACTCACGGATAGATTTGGCAGAGTCCTTAGCTGAGTCAAAGGCCGCTTTCATCTCATTGGACAGATCGCGTAGCTCCCTCATAGGAGCAACCATGTCACGTAATGTGGCCTGAAGTGATCTGAGTGAGATATTCGCGGTCTCGATCTCCATACCTAGCCCTTGAACTTGATCCTTTATGGCACGTTCAAGGTCAGCTTCGTCAACGTCAAATCCTAATGTGAGGGTGAGGTCGTCACCCGGCATTTGATTTCCTCATCTGTTCGCCTATCGTCTCCAACAAGTCTGTACCATCCGGAAGTTCGTCTTCGTCCTCCGGAGGCAGGAATGTGAATTCTTCATCGTTAGGTTCTACGTCCTGGTCAGCCCACTCCATCTCAAGGTCATCGAATACCTTGGAACCTGTCTGAACTACTTCAACGCCCTTGTGCGTAAGCTTCTTGATTGGACGACCACCTACACCCACTTCGAGCCGCTCTTCTTCTATGGCGTCAGCCACAAACTCCACGAGCATCTCTTCCCAGGTATACTCCTGTAGTAAGGGATGATGTGGTGGCATACTATACTTCTTCGAGAAGTACCGAGCTAGGTGGCTGTCTGTGAGTTGTTCCTGAGCTGCGTCAAACAACTCATCAGGTATCGTCTGTACCGCTCTCGCTTTCGACGGATGAGCCCACGTCGCTCCCGTCGCCAGTTTGTTCAGATTGATCTTTTTCAGATCGAAAGGGCTGTCCCTTATCACGCTCCCTGCTCATGGCGTTCCCAACGCGAATGATGATGGACTCATTTCCACCCTCATCGACGAGAGCCTGCCACCATTTAGGAACGTCTTCTCCACAGATCTCGATTGTCGCCACCACGGTCAGAAGCGCCTCGAATGAATCTGAGACGATTGGTTGACCCTGATTCAAGCGAGACAAGGCAGCGCTGATCGCTCCCAGATCACCTATGTTGGCGCGTCTCATGTGGAAGGTGCCCTTGTACCGTTTCCCATCAATTCGTGATTTCTCATCTACCGAGAAGCTGTATTTCTTTTCCATCACACGACCCTCCAAGTAAAAAAGGCTGGCCGGATGGCTCCGAGGGGCAGATGCCCAGAGGAAACCATCCGGCCAAACCCCATGACCTACCCAGGGACATGACGACTGTATTAGATGTCGGCACTGCCTTCGTCTGAGTAGTAGATAGCTACGAATGTACAGTTGGTCGCCACCAGACCTCGAGCCTGGATAGCGATGTTCCGCGTTCGTGGCAGTACCCTGTAGACTTTCCCCACAGGTAAGTCGAGGTAGGAATCCCATACCTCGGCTGTCATCTCTGGGAAGTCCACAAGGATAGCCTTGTGCTCATCTGGGGTACGCCCCATCTGAGGCCAAAGACCAGACGTAACGAGATCCTTCTGTGGGACCTTGTAAATCTGGCACTGAAGCTGAACAGTGTAGCCAGTGACTACATGTTCCGCTGGAACCAAAGCGTCCAATACAACGGCAGGTTCCTGAACGATATCCTCTGTGATGGTTACGCCCATGGCCCAACCGACACGTTGGCTATTCAGGAAGAACCTTGCGCGACCACCAGTTAGGACTTGTTGAGCCATCTCTCATCCCTCCTAGCTGGACAGCGCCGTGGGCAGTGAAGCCCTCAGCTCGTTGAGAAGGAAGTTGATTCCTTGCGTGAACGTGACCTCCACCGACGTATAAAGCTGGTCACTGACATTCCACACCCGGAGGTTTCTCCAAGGCGGAACGACGTTTCCTTCGTCGTCGGTGCCCTCTATGAGAAGGAAGTCTGGGTTATTCGGGTCTGAAACCTCACGTAGAAGCTTTCTGACAGCGCCCTTCGCTTGGTTCACAGAACGAATACCTCTGCCCTTCTTCCCCACTTGGGGCTTCTCGAGATTCCGACGGTACAGTCGAGACAACCACAGCCACGCCTCTACTACCTCGAGCATGATGTAGCCGTCATTGTCAACGGTTTTGTACGTCGAGATCCCCTTCGCGAAGCGAATACCTTCACCAGATATGTGCTCCAGGAAAAGAAGCCCTTTCTCGATAGCCGTCGCGTAGTCTGTTTCCTCATCTGGGTCAAAGTCGGTTGCCAATGGTCTCGAATCGTAGATCTTGGCATACTTGACGGTCAAAGGCGTCGCTATAGGTGAACCAGCCATGATGGCTGCTGCCATAGTAGCGGTACAGTGAGCGCCAAGCCATTGTTTCGTTCCGTCTGGACCCTCACGGCGAACCTCGTCCATCGAGGCTGCCTGGAACGCGCTATTGTAGCCTTCCAGCTCTGTCCACAGATTCGCCTTGGTAGTGGACCCTAGAACACAGAAACCTTGTCGCTCATTCCTACCCTTGATCGGGTTACACTGCGTAAGATGGTTCGAGAGATAGTTGTTCACCGTTGACAGAGCTATCGAACCACCAGAACCGACAGCGCCGTTGAAAGCGCTGACCACGAAACGGCAATTGACACGCTTCGCTATCTTGTAAGCGTCTTGGATAGAGGTAGCCGTAGAGTCTCCCAGAGCCCCACCAGAGAGATAAACTCGTCCGCTGGTTGCCGCTGGAAGGAATCCACCCTCCCACTCAGCCTCGACATACACGCTGTTACTGTTGAACCAGTCCACGATATCGTAAGCAGAACCATGGAACGATACATCAGCCGCGAAGATACTGGTAGCGGTGAACTGGTCGAGGTACGTGGCCGCGACTTCAGCTCGAGCGCTACGCAATACCGTAGCTGAATAACAGGCTGTCGTGATAGGCGCGAAGGCTACGATCTCCGACACTATCTCTTGAATGGTTTTCCCTGTGCAAGTGATCGCCTTATCCTCGGAAGCTACATCCGAGTCGAAGGTCAGTGTGGTACCATCGAAAGCTACCGTACAAGATGTTCCGGTAAATGCTGCTGTGATACCCAGTTCAATCCACTCATCGGTACCATCGATACCGAACGCTATGGACTCCTGGCTACCCACGTTGGGAGCATTCTCCCGGCCAAAGGTGATAATCACCCCTGTACCTGAGGTAGAAATCTGATACCAGGTTTGGTCGCCCTTCAGACCCCAAATGAGATCCTTGAAGGTTACTGCGTCGTTGGAGGAACCGTCTTGAACGGTGTCGTTGGATTGTACCGAGGCGTTCGTCTTGATAGCGTAGACGACATCACAGCCGCGAATGGCAACGCCATCCTCGTCCTGGCCGTCCTTCGCTGGGTCAAAGGCGAGTTGAGCCACCTCGGCAAGGTTTCCTTCTTGGAAGGTGTCGATCATGTCCTGGGGATCTGTAAAGGCGTGGTAGACCGGGTTCGCCGCGTTCAACTGAGGTTGACCTGCGGCGGCCTCACCAATGACGATGATGGCGGCCTCGGACCCAAGATCCAAGTTGATCAGACCAGAAAGGTCTGTAAAGGTGTACGAGCCAGGACGATAGAGGGTCTGACCCTTCCATCGAACGTTTCTCGGCATCTATTACTCCTCGCCACATTCAGTAGTCGTGCTTTCATACACAACTAGTTCTGTGTCCATTACAAGGATGTTTTCCCCATCGGAAGTCTGAGCCACTTCAGAGTGGACAGTGCGTATTTGTTCTCGAGGCTGATAGGCGACCCAATCTGTGAGACCTGAGAGAGTGATCTCAGCCCGATCACCTAGCGGAGGCACGAATTGTTCCCATAGAGACATAGCTCGGAAGCTAAACTCGAGGTCTACAAGGCCCGAGGCTAGGAGTTCGTTGTATTTCAGCACAAGTTCTCTCCAGACGATACCAGCCAGAAATGATGTGAGCATCGCGTTTTCGGTGTCTACAAAGATTACGTAGTTGAAGCGATACTGGTAGCCGAATAAATCACCACCGCTTAGGCCATACGTTGCGTAACGAGTCACTACCAGCTCATCACCAGCTTGGAGAGCCCAGGAAGGGTCTAAGACGATCCTGTTATTCTCCACTGTGAAGTCACTGGCATCATAGTCTAGGGGAATATCATCTGAACCACGTCGGATGTATACCTCAGGAGAACGCGTAACGATCTCCCCAGCATAAGGGAACGAGAAAGAGGTTTCACCCCCTACCGCCCCACCGGCTGGTGTAAGGATAGTTTCGTCTGTGGTCCAATGGGTATCCTCCTCTACCATACCAGCGTCGTCACCAATGATAGGTGCGTCAAACGGCATGTTTTCACGTCGAATCGTCACCATTGGAAGCTGTGTACGTTCTACAGGAAACTGAAGCGAGATAGCGGGCGGACGCATCTGAAGCTTATGGAAACAAGCGTCAATCATATCCTGACTGATACTTGTGAACAGTACCTCCTCTTGAGCGTCTTGTGCATAGATCCCCTTACCCAGAATCTCAGGTAAATGTTTCAACGCAGCATGTAGAACAAACTCTGGGAATGTCATCCCAGCGTTCGCCCTGAGCCCCTTGTGGTACCGTGGTCTCATCCTATTCGCCACGAGTTGCCTCCGCTACTAGCTTATCAAGCCGCTTCTGAAGTTCCTTGAGTACGTTAGCCCCCTTGAACCCTGGATGTTGCCAGGAACCATGAGGACTCGTGTGAGATACAGTACGAAATTCCGTAGTACCGCCTGGTCCCTTGATAGGAATCACGCGACGCAACATCCCCTTCAGAAGTCCAGGTCTCATATCGAAAGGCTTCCAGCCAGTCTCTAGGAGCTTGGCTACCTTATCAGCTATGTAGACTCCTGGTCTGTCCCTGTAGGGTTGAATGGCTTTGCAGTACCGTACCTTAGCGCGGTGAGATAGATGAGTTCTCATCACGGCGTTACGCCACAAGCGTTGAAGTAGATGATTAGTTACTGCTGCACGACGCTGAAGACCAGCTCGAACAGCCTGAGCCGCCGAGCCCCTCATTGTAACGGTTTGTCTCATTAGTACCCCTCCCCTTGTTCAGCATCACCACGCGCCACCACGTCACGTTGAAAGCGTCCAGCCAGAATATCTGATCTGGTAGCGATCACCGCCTGTGGCATCTTCACCCATTCAGGCTCGGCTTCATCCGAGTAGGCACGGGTTATTTGACCTCGAAAGGCTGACGTGAGGCTTTGAATGATGTAGTAAGGAGCAGCGAGAAACACACCGCTAACAACAGCGTTATCCTTGACGAGACCGTCAGATGGAAACGTGAGAAAGTTCTTGGTTATATCCAGAGTGTAATCCTTGCCTCTTACCAGCTCGATGATCCGGAGCGTTGTGGGCTCATTCGTGACAAGCTTGATAACGTCTTGAACATCGAAGGGCAGAGACATACCTCTCATGGAAGCCTTGTACTTCCTCAGATGTCTCATTGGTACGAGTGACCTATACAGATGTAGTCTGTCTCCCTCAGCAACCTGTACTTCCGTTGGAAACGTCACAGAGATCTGACCCATACTGACAGAACCCACCTCGATGTGTGTGTCGTCAGCACGAACACCAAAAACCACGCCACCTATCTTGTCACCATTACCTGGATAAGCGAAACCAGTTCCACTACACTCCGGGCAATCAGGGACAGCTTCCCCCGTCCCGCCTTGACGAGTAGGGGTAATACATGGACAGATGATGTGGGTGGTGTGAATCATCGGTGTGCTTCTATGACGAATGATACTATCGAGGGTAGGGAGAACCCTACCCATATCAATTCGTAGAAAGCTATCAGGTAATCGTGGAGGGAGCACTGGTAGTTTTGGCTGTTTAGCCATAGGTAAGCCCTCCTAGTGGAGCGACCAACCAACGCCGGGCCGCAATGCGTTTACGTGAAGAACCCGAAGGCTCACCACCAGTAGACGGATGGGTGCGCCTACCAAGCTGATCGCCCCAATAGAAGGGCTTACGACTTATAGCAACCCCAACGACGGCCTTCTCCACTTCTTCTGTAGTGTTTCCAGAAGTCCTGGTACGCCTTGTTCACCGAAAAGCTCCTTACGGTGCATGATGATACGCGACGAGTACGCCGCGTTCTCAGCGGACGAAGTTGTACTGATTGATTGGGATACGCCATCAACTGAGGTACTGAAGCTGGCTACACCTGCGCCTAGAACGATGTCACCAAGGATGTTGAAGATATGAATGGCTGATCTGAGTGAGATCGCTCTTACCACGTCATCATCCAAATGAATCAACTGCTCATCATCAGGATGAGTGATACCGTCCATCCCAGCGTCGTACACTAGCTTGATCATTGACGGAGCGTGATGCGCTCGAACTATACCAGGGAACAGTAAAGCGTAGGCGGGGTCGTAGTTGTGGGGAACACCCCACTTCGGTAGAACCTGGAGCATCCCAAACTTAGAGCCTATCCCATGTTTCTGGATAATCTCTGAGGGAATGTCCCATATCACCGACCCACCCTCCCCATAGACCACTTGCATGGAGTGTACCTTGACTACAGGATACTTACGAGTCATTACAGTAAAGAAGTCCTCATAAGTATCCCTATCGTAGTCATGGTACTCTGTGATGCGTTCGCGGTAGCGTATTGAAGCGTCGAAGAATGTCTCCAGGAATGCTATTGACTGGTCAATAGATTCCTGTATGACATGGGCTTCCAGCCGCCGTGATGGGTCTTGAGGAGCTGGAACGTAGACCTTGCCGTCCTCGTCTGTTTCGTAGATACCGAAGAGGTGGGCTCTCACGAGCCACTGATCGTCAAGGTCTTTGACGCGCATTACTTACCTTTCTTCTTACGAGGTTTGGCTTTGGGCTTCGCCGCCTTCGCTTTGGCTTTGGTCTGCTTGACCTTTACCGGACGGGGCTTTGATACCCTCACTCGTGTCTTCGGAGCGGCTTCCTCGGGGTCCTCGACCATTTCACCCACGGCAATGTCATCCGAATCGTCGTCTGACACTGGCTCGTCAGGTATCGGGTCAGGAACCACGACAGGCTTCTTCTCCACAGGAGGAGCAGCCTGCTTCTCTACAGGAGGTAGGTCAGGTGACCCGTCCTCAGTGAGAAGTACGAAGTGTCCCTCCATATTCTTACGAACATATTGGGCAGTCTCCGAATCCACCATCGCTTCCCCTTGGTTGAACTCCACGACAGTCTCGCCGATCCGAATGGAAAAACCCATCCTTTTCGCATTCGGGACGCTCCTATCTCGGAAAGCGATCTTCTGTTTACTCATCTTGCGGCCTCCTTACCTAGATGTCTGTGTCGGGGAGTGTCTCGGGCTTGCTCGCTGTCATACGTCCGGAGTAACCGTTGGTCACCCATGAAGTGGTGAACGCGGTCGTACCGGGAACGAAGCTCGGCGGAATCTGCACCGACGCCACGGGACAGTCCCCATTGGGGATGTCTGGGATCGGTACGGGAGCCGCGCTGTGGGCATCACTCACTGTCTGAGTCAGAGTACCACCATCATCCACAGAGATGAGGATACATTTGTACTCAGCCGCGCCAGTAGCAGCACCAGCCGCCACCGCGATGTCCTGGGTGAGCGCTTTGGAATACACAGCGCCATCGACCATATAGTCGAAAGCTCCGTGCTCCATCTGGGTGTTTCCACCACCGCCAGTGTTCTGTACCACAGCGGGATTCCCGAGGAGCCCTGACTTTTGAATGTCGAACAGGTTTCTGAGCAGTTGTACCCACTGATAGAACCTTGTCCCCAACTGGAGTTTAGCGAACCAGTAAGGGTGTTTGTTCATCGCGTTTACGCTCTTGGGAATTCCGGGCATTGTTTCTCCTCCACAACCACAATACTGGCCAGCGGGTGATCGGTCTCAGATCATTTTGAGCCAATCACCTTGCTGACCAGGGAGTGTGATTGTTGTTAGACGGTACGCCTACCGATGTTCCGGAATTCCACGACACGATTCGGGATACGCATCACGAAGGACAGGAACATGACGAGAGCGAACCTCTCCGCCAGCGTAAGAGCCGGAAGCGGGATTCGCGTGAAGGGGAGGAGCTGAGAGACGTGCATGACGTTCTGATTCAGTTCCATGAACCAGGCTTTCGCCATTCCAGGCATGTGAGCGCCATCGTCATCCCAGTTCTGAGACGCGCCAGCGGCTACCGAATCGAGAGCCACACGTGCAACCTGGCCCCAAGGACTCACGGTCCCGTCAGCGTAGGTGTCTCGGCGGTATACGACGAAGTGTGTCGGGGCTTGCGTGAAGCCTGACGGGTTCGTGATGGTGATTCGGACGTGATCGTCGCGTTGCGCATACGTCACAGCCTGGGAAGTTGGGCTCGAGAGTACCGCTAGGGCTTCTCCGAACTTGTTGGCATAGGCGACCTGATACTCTACCGAACCGGACGCACCGGCACCAGCGGCGTTCAGACCCAGAGCTGTTCCCCATTGACCAGTCGTGCTGGCCTGGATACCAGCGATAGCGACGGTCGGATTGGGGGCCGGAGACTCGGTTGGAGCCGAGGTCTTCGGAAGCTCTCTGGTGCAGCCTTTGTAGAGGAACAGCGGACGGAGGAGGTAATCCCCACCCGCCGTGTAGAGACGGTCGACCCTCATACCAGCGGCGACACCACCACCCGCTACCGGGGTCGGGATGTACTGCTGCTTGAGGTAGCTCGCCGAGTAATCCTCGAGGATCTCGCTCGGCGCGTAGATGTGCGTACCCACGCCGTAGTTCGCGATAACGACCTGACCGGCGTTTCGGATGTGGCCCTCTTCGAGAGGGGAACCACCGAGGTTGATGATGTTGTCTGCGGGAGCGTCGCGAGAGATGAAGGTCTCCAGACCATCGATTTCCTCGAACTCGGCCCCACCGACGCCCAGCTTCGCGTTGCCACGGAACAGTGAGCGCTCGAGGATGGACAGAAGCCAAAGGGTACCAGCCTGGGTGACCTCGGCTCGCTGATCCACGAGGGTACGAGTGAGAAGGAAAGGCATCTTGATCTCGCGAACGTCGCCGAGGAATTTCACCAGGGCGACCTTCCGGTCGTAGTCGCTGTCGTGTGAGAGCGGAAGCTCACCACTCGCGTACCACCCGCCCTGCTCGAGGCCGAGTGCGGAGCGACGAGCGTACTCAATCGCGGTTGAGGTAGCGGGAACCTTCGGGATGTCGTTCCAGAACGAGATGTGGCGCATCTGTTGAGTCAGAATAGCCAACGTGTTCTCGAGGAACTCCAGCCTCCAGGCTCCGCCGCCAGTCTGCGTATCGCCACCGACGTCATAGCCGGAATCGATGGCTTTTCGGAGCATCTCGAACTCGTCGCCACTCATAGCGCCGAAGCCCTGGATACTCCCAAGCTGGTCAGCAAAGCTCATTGAGAAATCCTCCTAAAGTTGTTCCTGTTTCTTTTCATTTGAACCCGATCTGATTCAGATCAAACTCGGGCTGCTCCAGTACGGGCTTCCGCTGCACGAGCCGGGCCACCGATGACCCTACGAAGCATCCTGTTCCGGGCCTCGAGACGTCCGACCTCTCGGGCGGCCATCTCACGAGAGACGTCCGCCGTCTGTCCTGTCGCGGGTCCACCAGCCGCTCGCCGACGCATAGCGCCGAGGAGACGATTGGACTCACCAATTTCAGCTCTGGCACGCTCGGCGGTCATACCGCCACCGCCACCATGAAGAAATGCTACTCTTTCCATTGTTCGTTCCTCCCAATCAGGGATTTTCTTGTTGCGCGGCCCAATTGGGGTTTGTTTGGTTCTACTCTTGAGTTGTTTTGAGGTAGTCTTTGATCGCGTTCCGTCCACCAGGGGACATCTGCGCGACCACATCGGTGAACGGAATCTCAGCCATCGACATCGCGCCACCGAAGGCGGTCTCAGCTTTGATCACGTCCATAGGATCGGCCTGCTTGGCCTCGACAGCGCTGTTGAGGACACTGACGATATCCGACTTCGTGAGAGACGGCGGTACATCCTTGATCTCAGCGTCGAGAGGAGGCGTTCCGACAGCCTTCGAGAGCTGATCGGCTTCCGCCTTGCTGATCGCGGCTTTCGCGGGTTGGGGCGTAGCCTTCAGAGAGGTCACCTCTTCCCGGAGTTCCTTGATCTCATCTTGCTGGGCCTTCAGGAAGTCCAAGACGGCGTAGGTAGCGTTGAGGTTCCCCTCGACAGCCTTCGTAAGCCGCTCTGTGTTCACGTCCTGGTTCTGTGCGAGAGCCATCATGAAGTCGTCAGCCTGGACGAGTTGAGCGATCTCAACGTCGTCTTCAGCCTTCATGAGGTCAAGTTCGACTGCCTTCTTGGTGTCTTCCTCTTCCTCTTCTTCTTCCTCTTCGATCTCCTCGTCGTCCGTACTGGCTTTGAGAAGGTCCATGGCGTCGTCGATGCTGTTGGCCACGTTCTTTCCAGTCATTATTTTCCTCCGAGGGTCTCGCTGTTAGACGAGACCAAATACTCTGAAGCAATCCACCAGCCCAGTGTCCTCGGTCACGAGGAATGTGACTAGCGCCGCTTCGGCTTTTGTGAGTTTTCCATCGCGTTGATCAGCAACACCAGCGATAGCGTTTCGGATTGTGTTCAAGTCACCGTTGAGATGATGTGTTCGGATGCTGTGGTCTGGAGGTAGAGCGACCAGCTCTTTCTCCGGGATAGCTTCAAGCTCTTCCTTCCGGACAGCGGCTCCACCCGTCTGAGTAGTTCCACTGATATCATGCCCAGCGTCCAAGGCTTTGGTCATGGCTCCCGCCACAATGTCACCGATCCGTTCCACCATCTCATTCTTTGCGAGAGTGATAGGTGAAAACTTCTCAGCGGCGTTTTCCTCGCCGTGGACTATGGCCTTTACCAAGGCTTCGACAGTGGCTTCAGGGTTGCGTGGGTTGGGACACACAGCGATGTTCATCACCTTGGCTTTGACGATCTTCCCCTTATCGACCAACTGTTTCTTGCCCTCGAGTGAGAGACCCAGACTACGCCCCGTACCTTTGAGGGACTTACTGAGCGTCCACACCTCTTGAGCCAGGCTGTGGTCTTTGAGGAGATCGAATTCGGTATACAAACCTTTGCCAAGACCTTGACCTCTGTCACGTACCTCAGCGACCTTGGGAATACCGATGATCTTCTCAGACTGATGGTTCCAATTGATCCATCCCTTGTTGAGCAGGTCAGTCGTATCCAGACCCTCTTGTACCACTCGCTCTTGATCGGAGTCGAGAGCCGGTGTCGACGCCCAGCCATACATACGCATGGTGTCGCCTTCCCCACCTTTCAACATCCCAATCTCGTCGAACGAGCATATCAAGTCGTACTGTTCTGTCATTTGAACCTCTTGACTACTCTTCCATTTGGGGGAAGACGTAGACTGTCTCTGAGAAAGCAAATCTCGGGTCACGTTTCATATATTCTGGACGTGTGTCATCTTTCTTGATCTTGGAGCCCTTCACTTTTTCAGGCATGTACTTTCGGTACTCCGTCCAAAGCTTCTTGAGCTTCTGTAGGCGCTTCGAGGATATCTTCTTCCCCTTAGCTCGTAGTCTGTTCTGTGCTTTTATCTCAGCGTTCAAGGCTTTATGGGCCGCGCTAGCCAGTTCAGCCTTTGTAGGCTTACGTTTAGGCTTCAGCTCTTCATGAGCAGGAGCCCGTTTGGTTTCATACTTAGGAGCCTTCAAGGTCCGCTGACGGATCTCATGAGCCCAGGCTGCCGCTTCCACCTCAGAAGTGACAGGCTTCTCACTTTTGATCTTAGTCGGATCACGCTCCGGTAGAAACACTTGCACACCACCACCAGGGGCTCGTTTAGTCTCCGCTGGAGGCAATATCCTGTGGTGTTTAGCGGGGTCGCCACCAAACTCCTGAGGATCTGAGGCTCTACCAGCCGAATCGACCGGAGCCTCGATAGGAACCGCTGATGGTTGTAGTTGCTGTACACGACCTTCGACAAACCAGGATTCACCTGGGCCTGGTCTTCGACCTTCGGCTAAACGTTTCACTCTTCGCTGCGTAGCTTTACCCTTACCAGCCTTCTCCTCAACCTTCGATACGATAGGTCGCTTGGGAACTACCTTCTCCTCAACGACGTAGGCTTGCTCATAGGTCTCAGGACCTTTGTATTGACCAGAACCACCACGAACCTTTAGCTTCGTTTTGGTAGTGGTCAAAACGCCTTCCTTAGGAACACGCTTGCCTTCTTCATCAACGATGTATTTCCCCTTTGGATCAGTCTGGTAGGCTTCCTCACGGAATACATACCTTGTAACAGGCCGCAACTCAGAGCGCTTACGCTGTGAAACCTGATAGTCAATCCCTGAACCACTTTCATGAACCGCCCGGAGAGTGGCGATGACTTGACCTATACTTACGTGCCGTAGAAGAGGATGACGACCCTCCTTTCTGGAGAGTTTTACGTAGTCATCATACTTAGGAAGACCATCAGGCACTTCGACCTTCTTATCTCCCTCCTTCACGTCAGCCGTGTAGGCCGAACGAGGGCCAACGGCTTGAGCAGTACGCTTAGTAAGAGCCTGGTTGTAGTTCTGCTCTCTTACCATAATATCATGAGTGTTCCCTAACCCCTCGAGTGTGATCCCAAGCTGTTCCATCAGTTTGGAATACATTACCCTAAAGGCAGGACTCCCAGTATTATGATCCTTGAGTATCTCCAAATGGACCTTAGAGATCCAATCAGAGGGATCTACACCCTTCGGTGGACCATGCCCACCACACCACCGCCTGAAAGCTTCCCAGTCATCACCCCCCTCACGTTTCCACGAGAGGTAGTTCGCGACAATTTTCTTGTCTTCCGCGTCGAAGATTGCTGCCACATCTGTCGAGCCATGAGCCGCTTCAAGATAGCGTCCCATAAATGCCTTTTCCTGGGCCTTCTTCCACGCTCGCCACGTAGGACTCTTAGGAACCTTTTTGAGCTTGTGTTCTCCGGTATCGGGGTCCTCTACCATTTTGTACGTTGCTGTACCCACAGGAGGCCCGTCATTGAACATTCCAGGCTCGAGTGAGTTCTTCAATTCTTTGAGTGTTGGCAGGGCTTGAGAGCTATCTGGATTTAGCCAGCCCTTGTTTCTGAACCATGTCTTGACGTCCCTGACCATAGACAACGCTGCTGTGAAATTCTCGTCGTTCACTAGACTGTAGAGCGATACAAGCTTACCGGCATGATGGTCAAACACCATCGGAATAGGTGTTCCATCTGGCGTCATCTTCGCCTTCTCCGCAGGGAACGTGACCTTACGCTCTGAATACTGGAGTTTCTTCACGCCCCGGACATCAACCACGTCAAGGCCCATTTCACGAGGACGCATAGTGAAGACACGTTTCGGCTTCCCAGGTAAATGGGTACGTTCCACCTCCACAGTAGGTGGAAGGTCACCAGTGTCGAAGAATATCTTCGCTACACGGCGCAAGTCAGGATTGTCAAAGTCTTCTGGATCGTCGATACTCGTCACCACGGTACGCTTATACCGTGGGCTCTCCAGCTCTTTGCAGAGAGCCATATGGAAAGCCACGTCAAAGTTTTCATTGGCGCGGCGTTTCTTGACACTGGTCTCCTGAACACGCGGAGGCGGCCTACCTATCTGCTTCACAATACTAAAAGACAAGTTACCACCCAGATGTCGCTCAGGCTCATCAGCGAAGTTTTCCGCTGACAGAAGTAGCTCGCGCATCGGTCGACCAGAATCGTCTACAGGTACACCAGGGTAATTCAACATACCCTCGGTCCACATAGACGGTGGAGCAGCATCAGGAAAATGAACTGTAGGAGAAAGCCCCCGGAGTTCGCTAGCCAGCTCAATATAGCGTTCAATGTTAGCCTTGTGCTCGGCTTCAGCCTGGGCTTTGATCCGTCTCAGATCACTACCAGACTTCCCAGCCGCGATGTTCTGAGCTATCAGCTTGGCTTTGTTCTGCTCGATGAGTGAGAGTTTCTTAGGCTTCTGAAACGTCTCATCCTTTGACGGCTTGTGGCCTTTGGCGGCTCTATAGTGCTTATCATAGTAAGACTTGAGGGACAGTGGCTCCAAAAGCGTCTTGAGCTTGGCGTACTCAGACTCGAGCTTATTGATGTGCCGTGTGTCATCATAATATTCCTGATGAGGGCTCAAAGCTGTACCACGAGAGTACAACATATCGAAAGCTCGCGCCTTTTCTGCTGTGAGCCAGCCAGCCTCAGCGGCTCGAGTCAAAGCCTCGAGCCGAAGCTTGGCCTGAACCTCAGCCTTCTCAATCTGAGCAGCCGAAATAGACGTACCACCACGAACGTAGGTAAAGGAATCAGGATTAGGTACTAGGTCACCCGTCTTCTCAACCATGCCGCCTCTGGTCTCACGCCAATGTACATTGTACGGATTGGCTATGACAGTTTCCTCCGAACCTTCCGAGGTCCGGACGCGGACTGTACCGTCCTGCGCCTGGTAGACTGTACCAACCTTGAGGTCTTCCTTCTTCCGCGTGACTCCAGTCTCCTCACGGAGAAAGGTGCCATCCTTGTCTCTCTTGAACTCCTCCATGAGTACCAGTGGCCCCATGGGGTCTGGATTGATATGTCCAGTGGAGAAGTCTCGAAAGCCTCTGACGAAGTTGCCATGTTCATCACGTTCATAGCGACGAATCTGATGACTCATCTCTCCAATCTGGCCTACCGTCTTAGGACGCTGCGAGCCAATGTGAGACATAATTTGAGCGTCTCGATAAATCTGACCAGTTGAAATGTGAATTTGTTCCTCTTCGTCGTCCTCACCGGCATGGGGATCATAGCCTACGGTGTAGATACCTTTAGTAATCTTTTCCTTCAGCCACTCTTCCCAGGCATCGTCAGGTTTATCCTCCCATTTTGACAAGTCGACCAGGCGTTCGATTGAACCTCGGAACTCCTTACCAACCTCGTGCATAAATTGGGGTGAAGGCTCTTCATAGATACCCATAGCGACACTACGCCGCTGGGCCTCCTCGTATATTGCCCTCATGAGCCGGAAGTCACCCTGTTGGCCACCGTAACGCTGACCTACAGTCATACGGGCTCGCCACTCATCACCTTCACGCTCACCGCGTATGTTGACTGCCTCCGTCTCCACATGACGTACAGCCCACTTGGCTACGTACTCCATGAGAGCTAAGGCGGGATCGACTTGATAGACCTTGAACTTCTGCCCTGAATTCTCAGTACCAGGCGCGGCTGTATACTGACCCAGGCGTTCCAACATACCCACCAAAGCTGCGCCTAGACAGCGTTGAAGCTCTTGGGAGGTAACACCATGTCTCCTCATGATACCCATGGTGATAGGAACAATTACATCCACTAGACCAAACTGCCACACATTCTTCGCGTACTTACCCGGAACGTCACCTTTGATGGGGACTGGGTAGACTATAGCGTTGCCTGACTGTTCATCGAATATTTTCACTCGCGAGCCCATCAGCTCGGCTATCAACGTGTCTAGCTCCTCCTTTGTGAGGAACCTTTTGCCTGTCTTTCTGTCAATCTTACCGAAGAGTGACTGTTGAACCTTACCCTTACGGATAGGTATCATCAAATCGCCCTGTGCTGCCTTACGTGTCAAAGCGAAATACTCACCTCGAGCCGTCGCTGGTAGCTCTGGGCCTTCACTCATCTCATCTGTGAACGGGTGCGCCTGGTAAGGAATGATCTCACTCAGATCATCACGGTAGGCTAACGCTAGTCTCCTAGCGTGCCAGCGTAACATCTTCGCGATGTTTCTTCGTATACTTTTCCAGCGCTCTTTGAAGTCTTGCTCAGACTCGCCCTCCTGGGGTCCACCATAGGCTCGGTTCTTCTCAGCTTCGTAGAAACCAAACATGGCTCCAGCCGACCGAGCGGTCAGCTTATCCACCATCTTGGCTATTGCTTCGTCGAAGTCCTTCGTACTGAAACCTTCCAGGCTCTCGCTGAAGTCCTCAGAGAGCATGGTTACAACCTTACCCTTGAGGTACTCCAGGACATTCTCATTGACCTGCCCGCCTAAGCCATCACACTTCTCGAGTGATATGTCTTCAGGCTTCGCCATGACAGCTCGGAACTCCGTCTTGCCCGTCTCCGGGTCTTTGAAGCGGTCGGTTCCAACCTTCATGGGCTTGTTGGCGAGTAACCATTCAGCGAAGGCGCGTAGGGATAGACGTGCAGCCTCAGCGAAACTGAAGGCTTTCTCCACATCCTCTTCCTTTATGTAAATTATGCCGTAGTAGGAGCGATAGTCGTCAGGATGTCCGAAGACCGGGTGATCCCGTCCTAAGTCCTGTGCCTGTGGATTCATCCAGCGTTTCTTGCCGGAAGGTCCGACACGGAGAACTAAATGAGTCCTCGAGCCACGCTTTCCAACGGTGACTCTCATAGGAACGAGACCAGGCATCTTTGATGGCTTCTTCGCCTTCCTCATTCTGAAGTAGTATACCTTCACCGCTGTTTACTCCACCGTAACCAAAAGGCCAGCCTCTTCAAAGTAGGAGAGGCACCATTTTGATCCAAATTTGATCACTGAGAGCGGCCCGTCCCTATGACCAAAGTTTACACCGTAGAAGACAGGGGTCTCTGGGAAGTTCATGTGGTCCAAGGCATTACGGAGTATTCCCATCGGAGAGACACCAAAGTGATCGTATATAGTACAAACACCTATAGCGCCCTCTCCTGCCGCCGTCGCCCTGATAATATCCCAAAGACCCGTTACGTCTTCGTAGAAAGCGATCAGCCCCATGGGAGAGGCTGGATAGTTGTCCTCGAGCAAAAGTAGATGTGACTCCTCAACGAGCCTGGATATCAGCTCCCCAGTGATGACATTAGAACACTGGCGTAACACGCCAGCACAGACAGGTAACACCGTATAGTCTTCACTACAGTCATAACACGTGGCTATGACCGTAGAGTACGTGTCACTGCACCTGAGCGAGTCATGAGAGCGAACGGCTGACGCCACCTCTGAGTCGAACGCCTCAGCGACATTCGGCCCATAGTAGGCATCGAGCCCCCACAACCACGCCATCAGAGGATAGACAAAGCCATCAGAGCTACCACAGACTGTAGACGACAACTTGGCAGTCTTATGGGATCTGAAATGACGTGTCACCCGAGCGGCTCCTGTACCACCACCAGCGATAAAGACATTCACGGAAGACTTCACCAGAGTGCGGAAGTCATCCATGATCTCTTCGGGGTCAGACAAGACCCAAGGAGGTGAATCTGGATGCTCTGGTCCTTGGATATCTGGTTCTCTACCGAAAACATCGGTGAGTATCTCTATACCCTGCCGAAGGTTCACGGGATCGGGATAACCACTCCCAACGAACACTTGAGGATTACCATCGCGGCCCATGTCCACCTACCCCTCTTTGCCCTTGCTCTTTTTCTTCGAGCGTTTCCGTTTCGGTTTACTCTTTTTCTTCTTCTCGTCGGTCTTAGCCTGGCGCTTTGCTGCTTTCTCTTGGCGTGAGGCGCGTACCTTCTCAGCCATCTGAGCGGTGACACCTGTTGTCTTCGCTCCAGCCTGCTGAATAGTACGGGTACCTTCTCCACCTTGAGCCATCTCAGCGCCGGGACCTATCGTCCCGCCCATTGTTTGACCATAGCTAGCCGACACGCGCTCAATACCCATCATAATGAACGCAGCAGCTTTGAAGCCATGAGCCACGACGCCTTCGACCTTGAATCTTTTGCCGTCGGGATGACGTTGAACTTTGTGACCTCGAACCTCACCCTCCTGGCCAGGATCGATCTTTCTCAGATCATCCACAGACTCGTTCAGCTCTTTCTTGGCATCCTCGTGAACTTCTATCTTTGGTTCCTCAGCCTTCTTCTTAGGCTTTTGTTCTGTCTTAGCTGCCTTCTGAGGAGCTTTTCCTTTAGCTTCCTCCGCCTTGAGGCGCTGAAGACTAGCTTCAAGTTCTGCCTTACGCTCTTTACGGAGCGCTTCACGTATCGGCTCATCCTTTTGAGCCCTCCTCTCGGCTACCGCCTTGACTCGAGCCTCCCCAGGTCCGCCTTCGCCAACTTTCATCCAGCGTTTCTTGCCAGACGGTCCCTGGCGTAGGACCAAATGGGAGTGTTTACTATGAGCCTTGTTGAAAATGTGTACTATACGCTGCTCCTTACTAGTGTCCAGTAAGGGAGCGTTCGCTAACATGTCAGCCTTTCTCACCACCTTCTCCGTCTCCCAATTGCACCAACAATTGGGGTGTGGTAGGGCATACTTCCACGTCAGGACAGTCGCCAATCGTTGACGACGCCCATCATGGGCCTGGCATAAAGGACAACAGTTAGGATGAGCCTTGAATATAGCGTGGGTATGACCTAGGGACTGACCTACAGCCAGCACTGTGTTTACCTCTGGAGTCCTATCACGAACCACAGAATTCACCGCTCCCTGGAAAAACTCCTTAGGAGCACCAGTATCAACACCACGGAATACTCTCGGACGCCAACCCTTGGGCCATTTATGGCGAAATGGCTTCCTATTTCGGGGCATCCTCTACTATCCCTCCTATCCTAGTAGTTCTGCTAAAAACAGCTTTTTTCAGGTGATCTGATTCAGATCACTCTTTTTTCTCGGTGTTTTCATCTTCTTCTTCCAGACAGCCCGAGCACCTACCACAAGGTTCCCCATCTATAGGGAGAAGACAACTCATAAGGAGATCCTCTGGTACACCGTACTCTTTGGCCATTTTCCGGACTTCAAAACGCCGAGCCGTTGCGATGGGGGTCAAGAGACGAACCTCTTTTCTACCTCCCAATGTGTGTAGATTGAACATATGTTGCATGGCGACGGCCCACTCAGTACCACAATCAGGATAAAGGGCCTCGTTGACGACCTTCACACCGAGCGCTACAGCATCCAGGTCGTATTTGTAGGCTACCTGGAACCCCAACAGCGCCAAAATTGTGTTACGAGCAGGTACATATGTAGGGGACACCTTCACGTACTCACCATCCAGCATTTTAGGGTCGTCCAGGTCATACCAGACTGGTTGATCAAAAGTCAGGTACGAACCCATCATTTGCATGGATACGTGTTGGAGATTGATCACCTCAGTGTCAAAGCGTTCCCTAGCCTGAGAAATAAGACGTAGTACTGCTTGGTACTCCTCTTGTTCGGCTGCCTGTCCATAGTGAACGAACAAAGGGTAGACATCTACCTCCTGTTCAAGTAGCTGGTACAGACAGACAGCCGAATCAAGACCACCGCTCAATAGCAGCACACATGAGTCAACCATGTTTCCTCTGAATGATGTAGGAACCCTTCTCCAGCTCCTCGACAGGAACGCCTGCTACGCGAGACACAGCCTCTTCGTAGCTCTTACCGTCAGCCATGTGATCCTTGATCCGCTCGAGCTGTCCTTGCGTAAGCTCGAGCTTGGTGAGAGGCTTCTCTGTGGTCTGACGAACGTCGCCACCCTCAAGAGCCTTCCCAGGACGCAACTCGCCCGTCTTGTACGGACCTGGACCCAGGTGTTTCTTCACAACCTCATCGTACTCACCCATCTCTCAGCCCTCCTAGTGCCAAATCTGGACTAGCTGTCCATCTGGCGTGAATGTCAGACGAGCTGTACGCTCCCCTTTCAGGAACTTCACTCGCCTATGTGATGCCATTGGATAGTCAGTACCACCGATGGTCACGATGACCTGACTACCCTTCCTTGTGACCTTGGTTACCTTGCCTGTAACAGTCTGACCAAAACGGCCAAAGCTGATTCGTGATCCTACTGAGATCGCCCCAGCGGTCCCAGACTTTGCCGTCTCTTCTTTAGAAGGCTTCTTGACCTTCAATTCCGACATGTGTTTGACGGCTGAAGCGAGATTCTTAGCTTTGACGCCACCCGGCAGTTCGTACCCGCCACTAAGGTTCCTGTAGACATCATGGCCGCCCACTTGTCCCCAGGAGCCCTCTTTGATTCGTCGCAACGCGACACGTGTACTGACCACTTTACGCTTTTTCGTATCTTCTCGTCGTCTGGGCTCCACATGAACATCCTGCTTCTCCTTGGTCTTGACCTTCTCAATCTTGAGAGGCTTGGTCTTAGACTTTTTGCCCTGTCGACGCTCTTGGTGAGCTATCTCCTCAGCCCGAGGGCCGGTCTCCTGGTAAATGTGTTCTATGGCCTCGCCCATGGTAGCGAATGACTGTTGCCTTCGACCTGAGCGGTCGCGGACATGCACGCGCTTCCCTACCTTCTTGACAGAGTAGCCCATAGTATCCACACCCACAGGTCGAAGCCACTTCCCCTGATTCTTGCTCGCTATAGCGTCAGTCTCTCGAGCGATCTTGTGACGAACCATGGGAGCCAGAGAATAAAGACGTCCCATGTCTCGAGGTAACACAGCAGCCTGGCGTTTAGCGGTACGTTTCGCTTGAGCCTGAGCCCTGGTTTCAGGAATAGGTTTCCCTTTTGCTCGTAGCTCCTCATGAAACTCTTTGACCTTCTCGAGTACGTTCTTCGTGTAGGCTTCTCGCCCCTCGGTGAACACATAGGCAAGATGTGTACGGTAGTCCTCATCCTGTCCTGGGACTGGAGCGGTTTCTCCTGTCGGAGCGTTTACCCACTGCCAACGGTAATGGGTCTTCCCATTACGCTGATAGGCGATACGCTTTCTGATCTTACCCCGATCACTCTTCTTGAAGAAGTGTGTGATGCCTTTCTTGGCTTTCAACTGGAGTTTCATTTTAGACATCTCTTCCGCTAAATCTGCTACCTGATCATCAAGATCATACCACTCAGCTTCCGCTTCGTTATGAGCTTCAACAGCAGCTTTAGGCCACTTGTCCTTACCTATATAAGATCCATCTGGCCGATTACCATGCTTATTTTCAATCTTGTTCATGATCTTTTCCGCCGCCATTTTATCGGCTCGAAGACTCTTCATCTTCTTCTGAAGCTTCTTGAGATTTGCTGAAGAGGCTTTAGATTCCTCTTTCTTCTTCTTAGCAGCGGCCTTGGTAGCCTTCTTCTTCTTGTTAGCTTCCTGCATCTTGAAGATCTTATTGAAATGATGATTCGATTCCTCATCAGCTGCGTACCAGGTGTCTTCAGCCTCCTCGAAAGCTTCTTGAGCCTCTTCTGGCCAGTCGGCATGATCATCGCCATGTTTGTCGTGAAGCTTATCCATGATGTCGTCTTGCTTCTTCATTATCTTCTGAAGTTCCTTACGACGAGCTTCCAAAGACTTGATCGTTACCTTCTTAGGCTCCGCCACAGGCACCCGAGGCTTCTCACCTCGAAGCTTCACGCTATACTCTGCGTAGGTATCACCCCAGGAAGTCTCCTTCTCCTCTAACAAATCGTCGACTACAAAGCGAGGAAGGTTACCCTTCTTCTTATCCTTATTCATCTGCACGACAAGCGCTTCAGACTCACGAAAGTCTGTCATAATCGCGGAGACTCGAGGGTCCACAAACACAGCTTCATTAGGAACCTGAGCAACCAATACGGTTTGGCCGAAGTTTTTTGCCACACCTTTATCTGTAGCCCAAGACTCCAATGTCCTACAGTTCAGAGCAACAGAGGCGTTCTCACCATGTTCGAGGAAATGGTCTGAGATACCTTGAGCTACTTCACCCTTCAGTCCCCGGTACATCGTCCAGGTTTTGCTCTTACCCTCTAGGAGTTCTTGTGTCACGTGATAACGTTGCTTCGCGTATCTCACAGCGTCAAAGGTAGCCTCGCCTTTACCCTTGATAGCTTTGCTCACAGGCTCATACTTGGCTTCACCACGATTCCACCTGTAGGCTTTAGGGACAGCTCCCATCAGCTCCAAGGCATGGGCGAAGACTTTGGAGGCTGGACCATTAGCCGAGCCGTACCAGTCCGCCAAGAGATGTTGACCAACGTAGCAACCACCAGCGAAGGAAGCCATATCACCAGCGATACCCATAGGACTCATCATGTAGTCCATAGACGTGACGTTATCCACCTCTATGCTCTCCACGTCATCCATGTGAAAAACGGCGTAACCAGAAAGGTACTTCTTGGCACTTTCCAGAGGAGTAACATCGTAATATGCACATATTACGGTACCTGGAGGGCGATCAGCGTTACGTCGACCCGTGTGGTTACCAATGTGTTCAGAGCGTATGACAGTGCCATCCTTCAGATGAACCCTACCCTTGGGTCCACCATAGGAATAGGCGTGAAGTACAGCCTTGGCAAGTGAACCTTCCAAGGTTATGGACTTCATGTGGTTGTTTCTATCCTTGGCGAGCTTTTGCAACTCTGTGAGAGACGTATATAGCTCTCTGGCGTACTTACGTATGCCAGCCTTTGTGAACTTTTTGGGTTCCTTTGGAGCCTTGACACTGAGAGGTTTCGCTGGTTCTTCGTCCTCGGTACCTTCAGCAGCATCCCAGAGCTTGTCTAAGAGCTTGTTCAAGCGCTTATGTGTCTCATGTGAAGCCCTAGTGTGCAGCTTATCAGCCTCAACCTTCCAACTAAACGCTAGCTTTTCATGGGCAAGCTGTTCCTTGGATGTGTAAGTCTTATCACGTAGCTGACGAAGAATATGTGTCATGTGACGCATATAAGAAGGATACGTAGTCTCGTCTAAAAGTAACACTGCCTCGTGGTCACTTAGACGAGAAGGTATATCTATATCCGCCGGAGCGTGGACCGCAACATCATAGATAGCGTCATGAAGATCTACCATCTTGAGATACTTAGCCACGTCCATGAAGAAGCTCGACTCCTTAGGAGCCTTCTTTTGCTTCTTCTCCTTCTCTAGCTCGGCCTTCTTCTTATAGACGGTAGTATATGTACCTTTCTTAGGTCCCTTCGTTACCGGAACCTTGACCTTGACGTACTTTGACAGGTCCTTCTTTGGCACGGTCCCTCCGTTTTCGGCGTAGCGTTCTGATCCAGTCTGAGTTCTCCTCGTCAAGGTTCAACTCCAGCTCTGGATCAGACGCTTTTGCCTTCTTGAATACGTGTCGACTCACGACTCGTCCTTCGACTCTTTGGCCTTCTTCCGCTGCATCGGTGTCATACCGTAGGCGGCGAGATGGACCGCTGCACAGAACGCGTTGGGATCATCAGTGAAACCAATACCCCGGACCTTGTTGGAACACCACGTAAATGGATGCTCACCACCCTCACGCTTCATCTTCCGCGCCCAGCCTCGAGTGGACGCCGAAGCGTGTGCCTTGAGGAAGTCGACGAGATCTGGCTTGTCCCCAATGATCGGAGTCGGATCATCTGACTTCATGATTTTCACCTTCCTGTGTCCCATCATAGGGAAGTCTTGACCGCCAATGGTCAAGACAGCTTGACTCCCTTTCCGGGAGACCTTGGTAATCTTGCCAGATATCTCTGTACCGAACCGTGTAAACGAGACGGTATCGCCTACACTGACAGCATGAACTGGTAGCGACGTGATATCTGACGGCGTGGTCGTCTTCTTCTGAGCCTTTGATTTGGGAGCTGCTTTAGCCTTAGGAGCCTTCTGGGGCTTCGGGGCCTTCTTAGGCTTGGGGGCCTTAGCTGGCTTCGCTTCGGCTTTGCTCTTTTTCTGAGACTTCTTCTGGTAGTAAGGGTACGACTCCTTTGGACCAGACCGTGTACTCCCAGAGAAATAGGCTTCGGCAGCTTCTTTCGTCTTGAGAGGGTCACCTTTAGTTTTCTTCTTACCGCCAGCCTTACCAGCCACAGCACGCTTCGCGGGGAGACCCTTCGAGGGAACCTTTGGGGTTCCTAACTTCTCGTGAACCTTCTTGACGAATGCCTCGACCTCTTGTTCTGTGGTCAGCTCTTTCTTGGGAGCGAGTTCCGCCCCAATGGCAGACACACCATCATCAATGACATCCCAGATCTGATCAGCGTTATACTTTCCGCCGTGTGTCTTGACACGAATACGTCCTGTGACATGCCCCTTACCTGGAGGCGTCAAGCCACTTTGAACTACGCCGGTTTCTCCCTTAGCGTTCTGTACACGCATACCACGCTTGAACCCACCTGGAGGAGCGCGTCGAGTAGCTTCTTCATGCCGTTGCTTGTCATGGTCAATTTGATAAAGACGAGAGGCTAGATGTTCCGAGGCGTCTTTCGCAGAATACACTGACGTACTACTACGATCACCTTTACGTGATATCTGATAGGCTGTAGGTCCCTGACCCTTTTGATTGAAGCCGCCTTTGCCATACCAGCCACGCGTCACAGTGTAACCCGACTCTTTATGTTGTACCTTGTCACCAGGCTCTAGGGCTTCTATGGCACCACCGAACTTGTTTTCTATGTTCTTGACCGCCTTCTTATAAGCCGCCTCCTTTTCCTGCTCAGGAGTAAGGATATCTAGCTCATCAAAAACAAGATCAGCTATATCCTTGGCAAGCCCCTCAAGAGAATAGGACACATCCTCAAAGTCCAACATAGCTGTTGCTCGTGTCTTGAGAACGTAGACAGGTTTACCCCCACTAAACCGGCCAGTGCGCACGTAGAAGTAGCCCATGGAGCCACCCTTCGGCCCAACAGGAAGGTCGTGATGACTGCCCAGCGTAAGCTTCGACTCGTTCGTCTTGAGGTAGGCTGTCAGCTTATTGACGAGATCCGCGTGACTCTTAGGCATCTGTGTAAAATCTGCTACAGGCCCCAGAGCCTTACCCTTAGCTTCTTGAATCTCCTCACCTTCGACGTTGACTTCGCGCATCTGATAGAAGGTCTTACCACCACGGGTGACCTTCACGCGTTTCTTCATCTTGGTCTTTTTGCCCTTCTTGGCTTTGACCATATCGACGAAGCTGTGGATGTCTGCCATGGGATCGATCTGAGTCAGATCACCCTCTGAACGTTTCAGGTCACAATTCTCCTTGACCTGACCCTTCCGCTTACGCTTCCGGGCACAGGCTCCACAGGCGTTGACCGTCGTTCCGTTGTTCATCGTAAGAGATTTCGTCGCCGTGTCGCCACAGAAGCGGCACAGAGGATCGCTTTTCTTCATATCCTTCTCCATCTTGGCCAGCCGCTTATAGTAGTCACCACCCTCTTTGAGATGGGCGAGAGCTATCTTTGCGGTATCCAGGTTTACGTCTTTCCCAACTACATCGGTCTTTCCACCTTGATGTTCCATCTCGACAGACATACCTGCGGCTAGGTCGTAAGGAGTGAAGTCGACGCGATTCCATTTGACCCCTAGCTTGACACCCAGAGCCTTGGCCACGTCGACATGTACACGTTTCTTGCCCATGATCTGATTCCGATCAGCCGCGACGAGCGCCGCGTCCAGACTTCTCGCGAGCTGCCTGGATGATTCTCATAGCGCGTCGAGCTTGACGATGAAAGCGTGCTGCCGCCTTCTTATCGCCAGCCTTACGGGCCTTAGCGGTTTCCTTGTGTAGCTCAGCTAGCCGTGCTTTCGCCTCAGACACGCTCCAATTCTCACCCTCGGCTCCCGAGGCTCGGCGCTGTTTCCGTTCCCTGGATTTCATTCCTTCTGCATACGATTTGACGTCAGCCTCCACGTCAGCCTTATAGGCAAGCCAAACCTTTTTCACTGTCTCAGAGGATGGAACGCCCTCCACTCCATGGTCTTGTAAGACGGAGCGTGCAACATCAGGGCTACGTCCCAGCTTCCACTGGTCGTGTAGACGAACAGAGACCTCAGCGTTCAAGCCGTATTGTTTTGCCACAGCTCTAACGCCCTCTGTCTGGGTACGGTGTTTCAGACCGTATCCGCCCTCGGACTCCTCTCTGGATTTCAGAGCCTCTTCTGTACTCTCTCCTCCTTCACGGACCCAACGCATTTGGTAGAAGGTCTTACCACCACGAGTGACCTTGACCTTCTTCTGAACCATACCAGGCTTCCCAGCCTTGATGAGATCCATGGTCAGGTCTCCTGCCTTGTACAGGTCGTACTCGTGGGCGTCCTCGGCCTTGGCGAACTCCTCGATCATCTCTGGGGCGTGCTCGAGAATGGCCTGAGCGTACTTTTCGGCGTTCCTGTGAACATCCAAAGCTACACGCTTCCCGATGTCGGAGAGGAAACGCTCCTCACGAATGAGGGGCATCTGAGCCTTCTTCATCTCGTCGGCGAGACCAGGACAGATCTGGGCGACCATCTTACGGTCGAGGAAGCCCTTGGGAACGATGCCATGAGACTTGTACAGCTCGAGTTCTTCTCTGGTCTTGGGAACGAAGTCGTGCATGTTGGGTTTGGGCGCGAAAGCCTTCACCAAGGAATCGCCCATAGCTTCAGAAAGCTCTTCAGCCTTTGCTGTGACAGAGGGGACATTGACATTGGGATGACCCACGTCAATACGTACCGTGCCTTTGGCCTCTTCCATCTTCTCCTCCGGTTCAGGCTTTGAACTCTCCCCTGATTCAGCGCCCTCGTGATGCAGTTCTTTCTCGTCATGTAAGGCTTCTCGAACAGCGTCCTCACAGCGCGAGCGCGTGATAGCTTCCTTTGCCTTCCTGACGTTCTTGTTGACAGCGATAGCCGCCGTGAGCTTGTCGTACATCTTGTCGCCAGCAACCTTGGCGACCTTCCGCTTGAAGTCATCGGATACACCAGACCAAAAGGGTCCTTCAGGTGTATTTGGCACGTACTGACGCCACTTGTAGCTGTGTTGAACACAGTCTCGAGCGGCCATCCTCATCAGTGCCTTGACGTAGGCTTCGGCCTCTTCTGTATTGAGAGTGGGCTCGTCTTTGCCCGCTCGGTCTACGTACATTGATACCTCCTAGGGTGATCTAAAACAGATCACCCTCACCTTCTTCAGGAGCACCCCAGCCTTCTTCTTCACCGCCGCCACCTTCTCCACCCATCTGTTCCTGCATCTGAGCCATCTCAGCCCCCTGTTTAGCTTGTAGCCAGGTGGCGTCCAGAATGACATCTCCGTCATCCCGAGGCTCGAGGCCATGCCCTTCACGGATCTCATTGACCGTCTTATAGAAACGTACCGTCTTGTTCTCCAAGTCAGCACGGTCACCGTCGGTCTGTCGGTCGAACCCTATAAAGGAGAACTCAAAATCTCCCGTTGGGTCCAGGTCAGGCATAATCTCATCATTGATACAGTCCTCGAGATAGGCCAAGAGTGTTCTCAGGCCCTTGTCTCGAGAGGCAGTCAGACGTGTAGCTTCTGGTGATGATTGAATCAGCCCAGGAGTAGCCCCAGCGATACCGCCAGAGCGGTTTGGAAAATTGATTTCAGCAGGGTCCATCCCGTACAGGGATGTGAGTGTGTTCACGAGATAGTCTAAGAAGTTCCCATGCTCGATGTCGGTCGCTTGGGGAAGAGCTATGAACTCCATTCTCCCACCCCGAGGGATGGGGATGAATGGAAGCTTGTGTTTGCCCCTGTAGTTGGCTACCTGATTACGCCAACGGGCCTCGAGTACCTGAATCTGTTCCTCTGAGATATCGGCGTTCACGACCTGTAAGAAGCCCTTGGGCATCGACCCTGGATGAAATTGACGAGCGTTCGTCTCATCGATACCCAGGTGAGCCATGATCTTCTTTATAGCTATCTCAGTCTCACTGATTGCGTAGCCGTTGGAGTAGATGTCAGTAGTTACGTTCTCCGGACAGAACATCAGGTCTTCCTCGTTGAACTTGGCGACCGGCCTATTCTGCCAGAGCTGTACATAAGCGGCGTCAGTGTTACGCTTCGCGGGATCTACGATTCTGATGGATGCCCCATCTATCGCGTAGAATTCCACCAGCGTACCATCACGCGCTTTCCTCTTTTCTGCACAAGCCTGGTCTATCTCGAGACGGTCTTTGGTGTACTTCCATAGGAAGTGGGCGAACGAGCGCTCTCGGCGCGTCACGTCTGCCCTACCACATCGAGAAACGAACTGAGTCAGATCATCCTCAGTACGCTCCACCTGTGGTGTCCGCTCACCAGCACCAGCCTTGAGCTTCACACGGAAGCCAGTTGTGTTTGTTCTCTCAACCTCTTCATGAGTTCGGATACGAGCAAAGGTCTTTATCTGACGTAGCCGCGTCAGAATGATAGCTGACAAGACTGTATCTCGCTTACACAGATATCTGAGAACGCTGTAGGATGCCGGGAAAGGCTTTTCCTTGTAGGCGATACCAGCCACAGACCAGACCAACGGATCTGTCACCATAGCAACGCCCGGTCCCCTACCTCTCAGAGTAGTTGTGTCGTCACCCATAACAGAGGCTTTACGGAGTTCGCCCACACCCTCTACCGCAGAGGAGAGAGCGCCCGCGAGATCTCCAAAGAAACCCATGTTACCTCCTAGTAATCCAAAATGTCTAGGGCATCCACCACGTCATCGAACGCTGGAACGCCTATACTCCCCCCTGCTTTACGGGGGTCTCTGACTGAATTAGGCTGGTCAAGCTCGAGTACCTTCAAGTCATGAGTAACCAGCCACTTGATTGCGATCATCGCGTAGTTGTAACAGTGTAGATAATGGTCTGGTCCAGTCGTTTCAGCTACCTCAATGTTAGTGCCGTCAGCCAGCTCGTGTAGAACGATGGCGACATTTCTGAAGTGCATATCTAACACGTCGAGGTTCTGTTCCAAGGCGCTCAACTTCGGGATTATCAGTTGTTGAGCAAAGAGCCCAATGATTCGTTCCTTGATCGATGGAGCCCTACCGATTTTCACCAGTGGGTATGGATGCTGTGAAGCCCTCATCGTAGACCCGAGGGTTGACGGGCCGAAGAGGGGCTCACTGGTAGACTGCGCAGAGTTGACTGTTGGGTAGAGACAACACCAGAACTGACACGGGAGACGCTGATAGAGCTTTGGATTGCGATCTTGGCCATAGCCGTAGTCAGCGACCACGACTGTAGCTTTCCACCGCTTCGCCAGGTCTACCATGGCATTCACTGTGTCTTCTGGATCATCGGTATCCAAGAACATGAACGGCTCGAGTAGTACAGGATGCTGGTAGTCATTAGTGATCCCTAGGACCATAGCCCAGTTCGTCTTACCCCAGTCAATACCGATTACTACTTTGCCATCAGGATGTTGTTTGATGAAAGATTGGTAGTTGGGAAAATGGAGATCTGGACGGACGAGTTGATAGATGAAGTTTTCAGCAAGTCTCCCAGCGTCGCCGAGATAGCCTTCAGCCAGTACATAATTGAACCATTTGCCGATAGGCTTGTACTCACGGAGTTTCCTCATTATGTCGTCAGCCGAGATCCAAACGCAGTCTAGCTGACTGGCCTTGTATCCCCTGATCTCACCCTGATCAGTCTCAGCTACCCACTCACACTTTGCGTTCCAACGGTCCAGGTCATTACCACACTTCAGACAAGCTATCGCGAAGGTCCCATCTGGGACGTTAGCTGACTCATCGTGCGCCTCGAGTCTCTGAATGAGAGACGTGTTACCCTTCCGCTGGACTAGATTCTCTCGCGTCAGGAATTGCCAGTGACCACACTTAGGACACTTGTAGGTCCAATGGCGTTTGTCACTGTTCCTATATTGCCCATCAACACCTACCTTGGGAAACGTTGGCGTAGAGAACACCCGAAGGTGTTTTAGGCGAGAAGAGGACAGGCACTCACGGAAGGCTGAGATAACCCCAGGCTTCATTCTGTCGTACTCGTCTAAGAATACCCTATCAGCAGCGGTAGACTCACCCAGGTCTTCGTTGAATGACCCGGAGATGAGGATTTCAGACCTACCACCGCCGCTCTTAGGAAAGATAGCCTTGTGCATGACGTATCTCCAACCGTTCTGAAGACGGTCGAGTACCTCACCATGAAAGGCGTCAGGATGATGTGGCTCGCCTACAGGCATAATCCTGGTACGAGCTATCTCCTCAGCCTTACGTTCCTTAGGCATTGTGTAGATGGTTCGACATCGAACCAGCGTGGACATGTAGACCATGCTGGTGATGAATATTTCTGTGAAACCCATCTGACGACCCTTCTGGATCACCAGAGTAGGAGACATGTCGTCAGTAGGCGCTACCTGCCACGGGCGATGAAAGAACGGATCTTTCTTCGAGTAGAACTGCATAGGTCTACCCTTGAGATGTCTGAATGACATGGCCCACAAGGACGGTAGCGCCCAATCTCCGATGTTCTTGCGGAAAGCGGCCCTGTCCGCTAGACCTGTGTTACCTGGCCTAGCTCGAGCGCCCTCCGGTACTGCATTGAGGGCTTTCCTACTCATCGTTCCTCCCTTTGATCTGATTCAGATTACTCAGCCGTGTAGAAACGGCCCACGTGTGCGTAAGAGTCAGCCTTCCAATCCCCAACAGAGTACGGATAGGACGTCCCAGTGTCGTCATAGGCACCATTTGTGGCCCACGTTACCCATTCTGAACGATCTGTATCGTAGACCGTGTTCAGGAACAGGATGGCAACACCCTCACCATATGGGGATAACAAGTCGTAGAGCGGATCAGCCTCTAAAGCGTCTAGTTGAAGCGGGGTTACTAAGGAGTAATCAGGTGTAGTAGTTGCTCCGGCGAAGTCTAAAGGTGTCGCCAACCCATAATCCGGTGTAGCTGTGTATACACTCATACTAGCTCACCCTATACAGGTCGCAGACTATGACATCACCGTCGTAACTAAGCTCCACCGTTATGAACTCCCCAACAGCAAGGTCAGAGACCGTCCTGTCACTGTAGGTAGATACGATATCCTCCGTAACGTAGGTACTTTCCTCGCTCACCAGCTCTCCGAGCACACCAGTTGATGTAATCGCTCCCTCAGTGTCTCGTGTTGGTCTCGGCGCGTTAGCTGTTCTTTGATAGAAGCAAAGCTCCACAGCTCCCTCCTAAGCTATCACGGAGAACCCATTCCATGGCCATACAAGTCCATTGCATAGATGGAAGTAGGTTTCCGAGTCGAATGTTGAATACTGGTTCATGTTGTCCCTGGTCCAGAAGAACCCACTCTCCCGGTCCATTTCGATTTCACCGTACTTGTAATCATCACCCCCAGGGTCACGCACAACTACAACCGGGACCACCCACTCTTCAGAGGAGAACGGGTTAGCTCTATTGTCAGTATCCTGGTTCATTATGTACGAATGTGTATTGAGTACGGCGAGAGAGCAGTCCACAACCTTGTCTGAATCGGTGCAGATCTTTCCGTTTCCAAAGCTTGATCCTCCCTCGACATCGAGTGTTCCGTTCTCCGCTGCGACGGACCCCGGAGCCAGCCACGCGAACCTCTCCTGCTCTGTGTATTCTGTGTCGTCGCTGAAATACCCAACCACACAATACGGATAGAGGTACGTAGAAATCTCGTTGTGCCTCATTCCAAAGCTCACAAATGATCCGTCTCCCGCGATCATCGCGTAGACTCGCGGAGTCCTCGTGTTACTCGAATTCGGTGTGTGTATGTAGCGGTACGTGAAATCAGCAGTGCTTGGTCCGCCTTCGTAGGTCGGGAATCCTGCACGGTTGTAAGGAACATTGTCATTCGGCGAGCCATAAATAAGACCGTATGTTTGGACATTATAGCTTGTCTTGTAAACCTGAAGACCAAGCCGCCACTTCGACGAATGCGGCGATTCGAGGTAGACCCGCGAACGATGGAACGCGCTGTAATCTTCATCCGAAGTGTTCGAGAAGACAGGGCACAGATTTGGATCGTAGATCCTCCACACCAAGTCTTGTGACGTCGTGTTCGTCAGCGTCTCACTCCCGCCAACTCGGAGGTCAAGAACGGCATTCCCAGCGTTGATCGAGGTGATCTTGTATCCGCCAGTGTTTTCGGGATTCGTTGGGTCGTAGAAGCAGAGGAAGTGTCCGACATCTCCGGAGTCAAAAGTGTAACCACTCGACTCGAACTCGTCGCCGTTCACGACGTCGCCGTCGGTTCCGTTCTCATAGGCGCTATGCTCGAAACACTGTCGGTATGTCTGAACGTCGTCGAGGTAGATGATCCCCTGGGTGTTGTTATCGTCCAACACCTTGAACTTGTTATTTGCGGTCGCGCTACGAGTATAGCTGAACTCGTACTCGGTCCAAACCCCACTATTGTCTGGGATACTTCCGACGGAAGCATAACCCCCTCCGTTGTCGACCTGAACATCCCAGCTCGACCCGGAGTCGTTGTACGCTCGAAGTTTCAAGTAGAAGGTCGCCGCAGTGTCCGCGGGGGCGTCCCAGGTGTCACTTTCAACACCATCCCCAGAAGCATTTGAGGTCACCTTGAGCGATTGGTTTCTTTGATACTTTATTGTTGTATCTTTCGCGAGTGTTGCTGTTCCAACCGCTGTCCAGTCTGTAGTCCCATCTTCCTCCATGTCGGCGTCGGCTGGATAGTTATAAGCATTGTTGTAGCCCATCCCCTCATAGAGGCGAGTCCAGCCCATGCAACGAAGGACGTGATAGAGAAGCGGGATCGCGAGCATCAGAGAGTAGTCATAACTTCCGTTAGTCGTTGCCGCCGGTGTTTGAGCGTCTCGTATGTAGTGCAGTGACATTTCATCAGCTCCTTATCTCGGTCTCGGAAGGATGTCATTGGCACCCATCATAGGTAGACAAATTCCAGCGGCGAGATGGAACCAATCATAGGAACTGCTCATAGCTCGCCACTTCTCCCAATGTCGATTGGTCATCCGGATATGGGGGATCTTTCCGCGAGGATAACCTCCAGATCCCGTTGCTCCCGAGTAGGCCCAAATCTTCTCTAGCTTCGCTTTCCCCTGGAAGTTCCGCTTTTGAAGCTGCTCTACATTCGGACCACTCACGGCTAAAGTCTGTGTCCCGTTATTGTACAGGGCCATTTGAAAGTCACAATTCGTCAGTAACTCGTCCAACATATTCAGAGGTTGATCGCGAATCTGATCATCTCCCGTAATGTCGAGGTCGGAACACTGCAAAACGAAACCTGGATAGGTGTCCCCCGCCCCAACGCCCTCAAGTTCACCGAAGACATATAGAATCCAATGCACGGAGTCTATGTTACCGAGAAGCCATCCGTTCGGTCCGTCGAAGTAGGCGTTCATTTGCATTTCGTGGACCGTGTATCCGACCCCGAAAGTCGTAAACCCTCCTGTGTGAGTTCCACCTGGATAGCCGTCAGGATAGGCATAGAGGTAATGACCGTAGCCGTTGTTCGACGTAAACGAGATAGCCTGATTACCGCTCGGAGGGATGCAACGGGCGTAGTTATTGTCAGCTATGGGATCGGTTCGACCGTCACTGAATAGACGACCAGAGATGCCAGTCTCCGTCGTCCATCCTGGGGGCGGAGGGTTCTCGACGCGCATTGTGTAATCGTCGATCACATAGTCGATGTAGAACACACCTCTGTTGATGTCGTTCACCGACGACATAAGCGTAATGTACTTCCCCGCCTTCCCGGTCAGTCCTCCCGCGACTCTTGTTACGATCCCCGGAGTGGAGTCGCTCACCGCAAAGTCGGAGGCGGTGATCTCGACGTTGTTCTCATACTCTGTGTTGTTCGCCGTGTAGGTGTCCGTCTCCCACTTTCCTGCTCGGAACAACTCTTTGAAGATCATGTTTGCGTAGTCGTAGAACGTGTAGTTCCCATCACTACTCTTACCGATCCGAAGGTTTCGTATCTGAACTGCCATCTCCTCTCCTTCACTAAACAGCGAGGCGTATAGCGATCTCCTGGTGGATATCTGCTATGGTCATAAACGGGAAACGCCAGGCGAAGCCATAGTCTGATTTACCAGGCTTTACCTTCAGCATCTTCCCCAGCTCACGATAGGCTTTGGTACCTGAGGCGGCTACTTGTAGTCCGCCCTGCCCGCCTATCGGAGAGCCCAGACCGTCCATGAGCTTGATGTCTGGATTGTACCAGGAGTGCCTCGCTGTGGTATGTGTCACGACGCGGTTGAACCAACAACCGATCTGACACAGATCATCTCTCAGCAGGTCTCCGAAGCTGTCATCCCCGGAGCCTGGCGCGGTGTCTGGGTCGTCATCGGGATCATCGCCAGTCGAACAGGCGTACAGTAACACGATGGGAGCAACGTGACGGCCTATCAGTCGGACGAATTCCTTCCAGTCGTGTTTCATCTGGGTGTTCCACACCCTGCCTGGTGTGTTCGACTTGATACCGAACTGAATCCCGTTGATAAATCCATGACAGAAGAAGACGTATACCTGCGGATACATGTCTTCTTGGGTTTCCTCGTTCCTGTAGACACAGCGTCCCATCTTAGCGAGTAGCTGTCTTGCCCTGAGAGCTGGTGACATGGTGTTGTCGATGAAGTGGACACACTTCTCGTCATCCAAGTTGTAGAACTCACAGAACTGTGCAGCCCCAAGATGAAACGCCCCAGTAGCGTCACGCTTACCCGGCGAGTTGTACTCAGGAACGAATATTGCCACGTCATTCGTGGACAAGTGTGGTTGTGGTACTCCTGGTACCGTTAGGTCGTTGTAGGGGTCTTCCTTGGTCGTCTGACCTTGCCTATGATTACCCATCTTTTAGCCCTTTCTTTGATCTGAGTTAGATCAACCAATAGAATGCTTGACACCTGGCGGCGGTATTTCTGTAGGTTTTACCCTTTTTGTGCCTTCAAACACTCCAAGATCTTCACGAAGCAGGTGGACTTCCACTACTATGTGATCTGTCAATAGACACATTTGTACAGAAGTCTTCTTTTCGACAACACGAGTGCAACTAACGTCGTCAGGTTTGAATGACTCGAACATTTGAGGAGAAGCTTTGTAAGCCAACATCACCAACTCTCTTGCACTCAACTGAATCTTTAGTTCCTTGTCCATTTCTCTCCCCGGTGTTCTATAGACCACAGTAGTCACCCTCTACCCAACCTATTGCTGTGAACAAAGGTAGGTCATCGCGTAAACCATGTCTGTCCTTATTACCTGGTGTGATAAGCTCAACCACTAACTCAGGTATAGACAAAGGTGGAGCTACACCACCTTGCCTACCATGTGGATATCGGTACTTGATACCTCGTCTATACAACCATCTAGGGTCAATTTGTGTGTAGTCAGCTAGACGTTGCCAAAACACATGGTCCCAATGATGACAAACCGATTTATACCAATCACGACGGTTTTTCAGCTTTTTCAGTTCTTTCTCGGCTATAGGTGTGACTGTTACAAGTAACATGTCACAACCCGTTCTTGATCAGCTCTTGCAAGAGAAGCCCATAGCCGGTGATGTCCTGAGCTGGGTCCTCGCCTCCGTACTTCGGGTCGTTAGCTATGCGTGATAGCTTGTCGATGATCCGTACTGTCACGAGCGCTCCAGGTATCTGGTCAAACGCTATACCGTTGGGGTAGAGAAGCTGCATGATCTTGGCTGAGTTCCTCACGGAATCACCATAGGCTCGGTTCTTCTCTGTGACGAGCTTCCCAGTGTTAGCAGCGAGTTCTTCAAAGATACTGGTGTTGGGAGCTTTGAACCATTCGCAGGATTCGTACACATGATTCTCGTTGTGTCCCATAGGTTTCACACAGCGCTGACCATTCAGCGTCTCAGCGTGGCATCTCCTCAATTCAGGCTGTCGCGAAGCCACGACCATCGCGTATTGCCCGTCTATATGAATACACTGGATCATATCCAGAATCGCCAGATGGTCTGGAGGTGTCCACCCTTTAGGCTTGAGCTGTTTGCCGTCCTCACGCTTAGGCCCACCTACCTTAGTCATATTGGCGCGGTGGACCTCATCAAAGAATGGCTCGAGGTCCACACCCATGGCATTGCTCGTGTTATGAACGACCACTACAAGATCACACAGGGCGTCAATGACATCACACCATGTAGCCTTGGCATCATTATTCATGGTCAAGTAACCGGACAGCTTGACCATGGCATGGTCAAACTCTTCATACTCCTCTTTCACTAAAGCGCGGAGCTTTTTGTAGTCGAGCACAATAGTAGGTGTCTCTGACATCCGAAGGTCACAAGCCTCCATGAACTCCTTGGTCAGTTTTTGTGTCTTGAGCATCACTTCCCCTCCCGCGCCGCTAGAACCTTCTTAGCCCAAGAGATGTCGTCAATAGACGCCTTCAACTGGGAGTATGCTGCCTCATCCAATGAGTAGACGGCTTCAATCATGACTTTCTGGAAGTCGTCGATACTACTACCACGACTCGCCTCGTATAGGCGCTCGTTCCAGTAACTAGGCCCATACCTATGCACAGACTCCTTACCGGTCAGGTCGATGATGTCCAGCTCTACCTTGTGCAGCTTTCCCCACAGTACCGAGCCTTCCTCGATGTGTTTCATCCGGTCGTCTAGCATCAAGAGTACAGCCTTGACTAAAGTGGACACTACCTTGTCGATATGAGGGCCTTTACACGCGAAGTTTGTCATAGTAGCACCTCTTTCACGATGATCCCGTGGTCATCACAGAGGTGAACAGTAGTGCCTGTCTCTTTGAAGCCTTCCTTCACACCGTCTCGAGTGATAGAACCTTCCACACCGGTCATTGTTCTAGTTGCTGGCTTCCCACAGTAGAGACACTTGGTCCCCGGAGGGGAGTATGGTTTGCCGAGATGTATGACTACCTTCATGACTCACCTCCCGGAGATACCTTATCCTGGATATCCCTGAGCCGAATGACGATCTCACCAACATCATGTGTTTGCAATCCTTGAGAAGGTCTAGACTTCCGAGCGTTCCTGATCCAGGAGATGAGATTCTGGATATTGTTGTAGACTGCTGATCTGTCAAAGATCTCTACCTTCTTGATATCACCCGCGCTGTAGACCTTATCGCCCTCGTCTGCCCGCTCCTTCAGCTCAGCCACAAACTTGGGGATGTCAACAATAGGTGTGTGCGTCGAAAGATCCAACACAATAATGACCTCTTTGAGGACGTTGATGTAGGCAACGTTATTGTCTTGAAGCCTCGACACATCGTCACGGAGCTTGAGGATATCCTCGTCCTTTTCCGCCACAATATGCCGATGAGTGGCCTCTGTAACGAAGCCAGAACCATACCCAGGAGGATCACCGTCAGCTCCGCTTTGAAGCCTTTCTAAGAGCTTTAGGTTGTGTTGGGCAGCGCGTTTCAGAGCGCCATACTCTCGAGCGTAAGCGCTCTTCTGGTGGACTACCTTCTCGAGCTTCTCCTCGAGCTGCTTGTACTGGTGGAACGGGATCATGGGCTGAGGCGACATGTAGACCTCCATCGAAGCCTCTGTGTCAACCTGCACCCACTGTTCGTTGTCTCGGCGGTAGTGTCTACCTTGATAGGTAAACTCATCACCGTCCACTGGAACACGCTGCTTGTCCTCCCAGTAGTGGAAGTCCAGACTCGGCGTCTCCATATGCGTATCTATTGGTATTGGTGTTTTTGGTCCCATCTTATCGGCCCTTCCTTGCTACTGTCTACCAATCAGTAGCTCAAAGTCATGGTCCGTCAGGTCCCCATCTATGACCAACGGGCTGCCCATGACTGAATTGAGGTCTACGGTAGTTGGCGGTCCAGGGTCATCGGCCAGGCCCATGGCGTGACCCATCTCGTGTTTGAGAATTGCCAGTACAGTGTCTTCATGATACGTCAAATCCGAAGAGACAATAAGGGTAGCGTATAGAATGAACCCCTCACTATAGGCTGCCTCGAGTAGGCCACCTACAGGCTCCTCCTCAGTACCACCAGTGAATCCTACAGTGACATGTAGAACACCGTTTTGCTCTGTGACTGGCTCTTCAGTGAACCACGTCCTATCTGTACCATCCCTGTCAATGGTGTCGTTCCACCAATCGACTGCTTCAGTGATCAGATTCCGATCAAAGCCGAAATCTGGGTCATCTACCTCTGTGGTAACGGTAATGGACCAGGGCAGTACGTAGGGCTCTACCTCGTACCCGTCCCTTACCTCGAGCCCCTCGTCTAGGGCGTTCAGCCTCTCTGGCTCGCAGTCGCTCCCTAATAGAACAACTGATACAGCCACTACGAGGTAGGTGACAAATCTTGTGAGTGTAGTCGCAGACATTCATTCTGTTCCCTTCTTGTTTTGACACCCAATGGCGAACTTGACCGCGTGGTAGAGATTATCACGCACTGGCCTGGCTCCTATGATGTTCCTATGTGTCACCGTAGGATCTACGATAGGTATGTTGAACGCCCTGTCTACCCGGCAGCCAGCTTGTAGGCGCTTATTGGGTGTTCTCAGGTATACGTTCACAGCCATGTCAGCGTCGTCGTTCATAGCAACACTGATCTTATTCAGATTAGGTGATAGGTCTCTCCACGTTGGCCAGTTGACATCTATGGTAAACAATACAACTGCCTTGTAGGCGTTCACATCGATCAGGTTGAACACCCTAATGATGTTCCTACCGCCGAGTGACTTACCTACGAGCAATAGGACATTCTCTTCTGATTCATTCTCTTGGACAAATCCCACGAAGCGCCTCACCTGATGTTTCCCAAGCCATGCTTTCTTTATCAGGCGTTTATAGACTTCGCCTTTCAAAAGCGCCTCCGTCATGTCGCTCAGGTCAACAGGTGAGGTGCTCCGTGAGTAGCCCTCGAGTACAGCCAAGATGATCATCAGCTCTCGCTCAGAGGAAAGCCCAGATGCCTCCCTGTGACTTGACCTTCCTCATCCAAATCCTCATAGATACGAGCCCCAGGAATAAAGGTCACCGCTTCTGCTACAACGTAGCTTCCGTCGGGATTCTTCTGTTGAGTGGTCACCTGTACCACACAGCCCCCATACGGAGCACGTGGCGGAACCTCCATGGCCTTGGTAGACTTCATCCACCCTTCGGACTTAGAGCTGGCCTTACAGAGCAGCTTGAACATATCCGCGTCACCAAAGGTTTGAATGTCCGGGACGTTCTTCCTGGCTTGGCTCACGTCGCTATTGTGCAGTGTCTTCATGTTTCTCACCTTTCTAAAGATTCTTCGTCATCCACTTGAGAGCCACACCACTTGCCTTGGTGGTGACGCCCCCAGCTTTGATGGTTTGAGCGGAGAGCTTCAGAGCCTTCTCCACCACTGCGATGTCCTCATCGGTACAGGCGTAGTTCTTGAGGCTCTTGGCGTAGCCTTCGGCCTTGGGCATCGTCCCAGTGAGAGCGTACTCGATCTCCATGTTACACCTGTAACACTCGGCCTCGAACATAGCCCTCTGCGCCCTGTCCGCCAGGTACCTGATAGCGAAAGCGAATGGCTCCTTACGGAACTGTAGAACGTGTTGATGCTCATGGACACAGATGACCATCTGTTTCTTGAGACTGTAGTTCTTGTTCTTCTTGCCTGGCTCGAACGGGATGTAGATCCTGTCCCCGAGGGTTGTGGCGTAGTTGTTCATGAACTTGCCCACATCCATCACCTTGAGCTTGTCCAAGAACAGCGCCACGGCGTAGATCTCCGTCCCCAGTTCCTTGAGGGCATCCAGCGAGAAGTCCTTGAGCTTGAGGATCTTACTCAGATCACTGTTCTTCTGAAGGACCGTGGTATCGTAATGCTGGGACATATACTCCCAGAACTCCTTGACCTTCGTACCTGATAGCTTGTCACTCATAGATCATCTCCTGGGAGACAGGTATGAGCTGCCTCACCATCCACGACGGTTTCCTGACATGAGAAGTCTTGGTCACCGTCTACCTCGTCACAGTCCATGAGAACACGCCAGTGCCCTCGGCTGTCACAGATCTCCGTCACGTTCCCGGAACAGCGGGTGGCTTGGGACGTACACACAGCGCAGCCCCACATGAACATGAGGACGATGGCTAGGATCATCAGGACTAAGGCTCTCACCCACGCCCAAAGATCCAGTCCATACGCATCATACGCTCGTACACATCTCGTGGGACCTTCCGCGTCGTCCCCTTTGAAGTAGTAATAGCTTTCCATTTCTGCTCCTTCTCTTTCTTGAGTCTGTCCTCATGAGCCGCTGTGGTCATGGGAAATGCCCAGTCGATCCCCCCAGTCCAGTCACGGTCACCCTTCTGTAGGATATGTTCCTTCGGCACAAGGATACCGTTTTGGAATACGAAGTCGTCTTTATGTGAAAGCCCCTCGAGCTTACAGTTTAGCTCCCAGAGCATCTGTTTGATCTGTTTCAGATCGTCTGACACGACACCCATCCTTATCTGGCCTCTTCAGACCATAATGTTTGCGGCCACAGTTCAGACAGAGCCAGTGAGTCTTATAGATACAGTGTGTACCCCTTTGAACCCACTTGTGCTCAGCCATTACGTATCTTCCTCATGAGACTCTCGATGTATTTCTGCTTGGCGCTCAACTCATTGGCCAATGGTTCATTGAATCCCCGGAGCTTGGCGATATCACCTTTGAGAAAAGCGAGACATACATCTGCCAGCTCCAGTATCAAAGCCTTCTCTTCTTCAGTCATCTTACTCTACCGTTGACCCTGCTGGTATGACGAACTCTTCTTCCTCGAGATCCTCGACGAGTACAGGGCTGATCTGATTCAGATCGGCGCGTACCGCCTTGAATAGTTCTTGCATTTCAGGAGCGGCCTTCTTCGAGGTCCGGAGGCGTATCATGTGACGCCACTGTCGGAAGTTGGCTGTGATCTGGATGTAACAGGCCAGCGCATGTGGGAGTATGTATCGAGCGGACTCTCGCTTGACACCCTTGTCCCTCATCATGGCGTACTCCACAAAGGAGTGTAGTGCTGTAAAGATCCACTCTGGAGTGTTCTCCGGGTCACCGATATGGGTGATGGCGTTCAATGGGTCTGCACTGTTACCCAACTCTTCGAGGTCACCATGGAAGTTCCATACCTTCCCATGTTCTCGAGGCATGTGTGGAGGTCTGATGAGTGTGACCTCATCCTTCTCCTCGATGTAGCGTGTTGATGTTTGAGTGAAGGCGCACAGCCTATGTCTCACGATTTCGTGGGTAGCGATTCGGGAACACTGAAACAGGAATGTAACTGATCCGTGTTCGATCACTGACTCATGTGGATGCGGCTTGTAGCTGAGGAGTTTCCTGATAAGCTCCTCAGCGTCAGCGAACGTCCTGTGACGTGTTGACTCAGATGCCCCCACGTAGACATCACCCTCATGAGCTGGTACCTGGTAGATATCTTGTCTACCTCTTGAAAGCCCAGCGGCGTATGCACACAGGGCTAGTTGTTTCTTCGCGTCGTAAGGCGTGGTCAACATCCACGCCTGAGGACTTACTACTCTTATTTTCATTGCGGCCCTCCTTATGTAAGGAAGTAAAGGAGCCGCCCCTCTCCCCCTGACCCTGGGGAGTTTGGCCTCAGTGAAGAGGGGCGGCAGAACCTCAATCAGTTTTCCGTGTTTTAGGGATTTTTTCCCACCATCACCAAGACAACAATGGTCTCGTTTTCTTGGGATAGAATGGTGCTGTGGTGTATTCACCTTTGGTTATAGGTTTCCCCCAGGGTTACGACCCACTACAGACGGAAGAAAGTCTGTGGTCCAGGCTTGCGCCTGAGCCTATCAGAGTAGACATCCACTGGATTGTCACCAGGGTCGTAAGCAGCCCCAAACTCTCGTTTGAGGAGCTTGTAGTCCTTGGTTTCAGAGGATATCCCGTGTTCTCTCAAACGCTGAGAGAGCAACATTGAGAACTCATGGTCACTCATCGACTCTTTTTCAATACCCATCTCTCTCCTCCTATCTTCTTGTAGTACAAGTACGCCCTCCACACACTGTAGTGCATCTTCCTCGATTGTAGAGGAAGACATCTCCCTGTAGCGTAGGTTGTCAACCACCTGCGGCGTGGTCCCGGACATTTGGACCTTAGATACGCTAGGTACCTGGTCCCAGTCTGAATTTGACACCATGCTCCCTCGAGTACCTCACTACATTTCGCTGGGCGAAATCGAAGACAGGCCCCATGACACTGCATCAGCCCTATCTCCCCCCGAGATTTCCCAAAGCGTTGTAGCGTCTCAAAGTCAGGGTCAAAGTTGGTTTCCCTATATGAGACTGCTATCAGTAGCTTCGGGTCAAAGTAGTGATCCTCGCCAGCCTCAGCGAAGTGGGCTGCAAGGTCTAAGGCTCTCTCCATCGGAACCCTGGGTTGTAGCGTCTGAATGTTATCAGCTAGGCGTTGCCGAGTGATATTGGCGTCTTCTTCGTTAGCCCACACTCCCACCGTAACTGTGACGGACAGCGCTACTAGTAGTGCAAGTAGAGTTCTCATGTTACTACTCCTTGTTTTGATCTGTCTCAGATCACTGGACTCTGTGGAGCTTGCCTGACGGGTCGGCTACGTCCGCCACCTGTTTGGTGGTAGGTAGCTGGATCTTTGACACCTTGTCACGCTGCTCGAAGCCCAGGAAGTCTCTGTAGGACCTTTCTACCCTATCGTAACAGGCAGGTCCCAGGTTCTCTGGTGAACACTCGAGAATATGTGTTGTTGTTGCTGTCTGGACTGAGACCTCTTTGATAGGTCCCATGTTCATCCCAATACCGATGAGGAACGTCTGCTTGGCCACACTTCCGTTGGGAAGTATAGCGGACTGGTCCACAACCTCAGCCACAGCGTTCAGGACTATGCCATAGTCGTCTGACTTCGCTTTGTCCAGTTGCCCAATGAGGGCTCGATTGGACGCCAGGTAGACGAGAGTGAGACGCTTGGGGTTTTTGGGCGAAATTTGGGATGAATCTTTGGGTTTGGTCATTGGGGCTACTAGCCTTTCTGAGTGATCTGAATAGGATCACATTCTGGCCTCTCTAAGAGAGAGACGTTTTTAGACATCTGATCTTACTAGGGAACGATAGATACCACTCAAATTGAGTAATCCACCTCCTAAGTAATCTGCGTACCTTGTCTTGGTCTGGTCTCATATACGTATCTGAAGCTGATGGAGCTGACTTTAGTTTGCCCTCCCACTCATCTACATATACCAACCAACGGTCATACCCGGAGCGAGATGTAGACGTACCTATCGGTTCCATTTTGAACGTTGCTTCGTAGACTTCTTCACCTATGGATGTATCGTCGTCGTCTCTAGCTGATGCTCTCAATATGACGAAAAGCTTCCTCCCTCTAGGGTAGGGTTTGACTTCTAGCTCCCCTGGCCAGGTTTCTTCTTTCACTTCTCGCCAGGTTCGAAGAGCATCGGTGAGGAGGATGACTGATCTGACTCGGATCATCTCACACCTCGTTACCCCATGTGGTCCAGCCTTCACGAGGACAGCGAGCAAACATCTCGAGGTATGGTCCTTGAGAAATTAGTTCTACGTCATTGTAGAACTGAGATGGTTTCTGAGAGTGTTTCGTTCTGTCGGCGTAGAAGATTGATGGCATGTTTTTCACCTTGGGTGGGATGGCTTTTCCTGAGAGCGAGGTTCCAAAGAGGACGATCTCATGTTGCCCTCTGAAGTAGTAGCCTATCCCGAAGCGGTCTTTCACCCAGACGCGATTCGTGATGTACCGGAAACCAAGAGCTTCCATGACAAAGATGCCATCTTTTAGAAAGTTGTTGGTCACCCAGAGATACATATGACAGCCATCGGGGTGTGGTCTCCAGTAGCCAGATGTCGCCATTGTCTGGATGATTTGCGGTGTTGTGAGTAGTGGATAGTGTTTGTCGGCTCCTCGACGAATCTTTCCGCCGCCACGTTCCATCCAGGGTGGGTCAGCGACGATAGTTTTGAAATGAGGAACCTTAGGTGTACCTTGCGTTATGTGAGCGTCACCCCTCCGCTTTCTAATCTTGAGTTTCATGATCTGACTCCGATCACAACGTTGCCTCCGGAAGGATGTTCAAACCTCGTGAACAGTCCTCACAGTAATAAGCCCTACCGAGATACTCCCACGTCGATTCTCCGTCCGTTTCGTCCACAACTTGCGGATCGAACCAGTAAAGAATCTTCGCTGGGTCGCCACACTCGGTACAAAGCGGTGGTTTTTCTTCTGGGAACAGCTCGAGCTGCTCTTCGCTGATGTACTCTGAGATGAAGTTTTCTGGTTTGTTTTCCATGTCTCCCCCTACATCGCCACTGCTATGGTAAGTATGTTAGAGCCTCTGGTTATATCTTGATCCATCTCGATCCAATCCCACACATACACACGAGCAGTAGCCATAGGACGTGGAAGGTCACCAAGCCTCGTGAACCACTCTCGGTATACGACATCATAAAGCTCTCGAGCCATATCGAAGACCATATCCCGGTGCAAAGCTATTTGTCCTTGTAACAAATAGCCATGAGGGCTTGTACCCACCCTGAAATAGCTTGTCACGGCTCGCCTGTAGGACACGTCAGGAGGACTAGGCCCATATACGCTGGGATCATACTCTGACTCTGAAAACATGACAGCTACCTCATGGCGCGGCCTGTCCTCATCAGGAAACAAAGGTAACATCTGCACATCAGCGGTAGTTTCGTGTCTAAATTGTTCAGCTACCAGACGTGGTACTTGAGTGAGACCCAATGGTGCCTCTTGTATAGGTAGGGGCTTGAGTCTAGGTGTGTTACCTACATTTATTCGTCGACCACGATCCAAAAGAAACGTAAGAATTGTAATGAGCAAAAATGAATCGTCAACCAGAAACTTGAGATTTTGTGGGAGAAATAGCCAGTCCTCAACGAACTTGGTCAGACCAACACAATCCGTACAGTTGATCTGACCACGATCAATGAGAACCTTTATGTAGTTTTCATCGACTTCCTTGAGTGCAGCTTTGTCCATGAATCGAAAAGTGTTGTCACGAGTAAGCCTCATCAGAAAGCCTCCTCTTGGTGTATGCCTAAGCGTTTAGCTGTTCTCTCACTGAACTCCGGAACGAAGATCATGAGATATGAACACATGCGTATTCTACTGTCCTTGAGATTCGAGCCAGGGTACATCCTGGCCCAAATCTCGTAGACAGCACATTTCTGAGCGTTCTCACACTGAGCGTCACAGTCTGTGATGCCAGCACAGAGAACTCCGACGGGTTGATTGAACCAACCACGAATGACGCTATCGACCAGGCGTTTGCCTAGCTGATAGATATCTACATCGATGAATAGAGATGAGTAACTCTCAGACAACTCGTCACGAATCTCCCGCGCTCGCTCGAGGCGAGATGCGTTGTCCGAAAACGTTGAAATGTCGTCGTGAATGTCTCTCAGCCACCGATCCCATGCAATCATCTGTGGTTCGCGGATCAATTCTGGGGTGATCTTTGTTGGATCTACCATGGCATCCCATCAGCTCGCCAAAGTGTATCATGACCAACACCACAAAGATGGTGGTCACAATACCGAAGACAGCGAACAATGCACCTAGTATATCCCGCCGAGGCGGGTCAAAGCGGCCCATGGTCTTTGAGCTTCAGCGCTTTGGCGATGTATTTGCCCCAAAGGGACCATTGACCGCCAGCCGATGTTCCGACAAGGATTCCCGAGGCGATACCCCAGTACCAATCCACGCCTGCCATCAGCGCTGTCGCTGTTACAGTGACTACACCCACAACAGACGTGGCGAGTGGCCGCCAATAAGGCGGAACATACTTGCCGAACATCTTCGTGAACAGAGTCACCAAGATCATGAGGACAGCCGCTACTATGAGGGCTGGTCCTCCATTTTCGATTGCCGTTTTGAGGCTTTCGAGTAAGAGTTCCATAGAACCTCCCTTTCTACCAGGTCAATCACCAATAGCCAGCCAAGGATCATCAACACGAATATCACCATACTCACACCTAGGTGCCAGCACCGGGGCTAGCCCTTCCTCCTCTATATCCTCTGGATAACAACCATGCTGAGCCTTACAACGGCGAATTATGTCAAAGCCACCCACTCGAGGGGTTGACCGTCTAGCCCAGAATTCATCCGGGCGAGAGCTACTGGTCACGTCCCCAGTGACACTGTGAATGACCTCACCTTTGATCTGATTGCGATCAATCGGATACCAGCCCAAACCTAACAGGGCCTCGAGAGCCCTATACAGATTTGATTTTGACACGCTTCACCTTCCTTTTGCTTTGACTAGGTAACCAACCCTTCTTTTTCAGCTTGTCACGAAGGTCTTTACTCAACGCACAATCCATACAGATTGTGTGGGCCTCACCATGATGTTTGATGAGTGCGTTGAGTCTGTGAAGAATACCACACAACGGACACGGAGCTTCCACGATAGTGTAGACACCATGGTCAGCTTTAGCCTTCCTCTTCTCCTCAATCCTAGCCCATGCCTCCTTTACAGCCTTTTTGGCTTCAGGAGTAGTAATATTTTCCTCCTTTGGAGGATGGATCACGTCGAAGTAGCCTGCCGTCTGGCTTTTCTTCTTCTTCTTGTACTTGATTTTGAGTTTCACATTCCCTCCCTTCCACACATAACCTATCCGAGGCTGTGTATGGTTGGTAATTATTTCTGTGTAGGTGTATGTGGGTCCTCGTTCTCAAGTGTACCTTCGGTGCGCAAGCTGGCTCTCTTGACGGTGTTCGCTACTATCTTCTCGTCCTTCTCGCCAGCACGAGACAATGCTTGGATGTGTTCGTAGACTATCTCGATGTCACCCTGGTCTTTCACAGAAATGTCAGCGCCCTGGTCTTGAGTTTGCTCTTGATTCTGACTCACGTTGATATTCACTGGAGCTGTGTCTCTCAGTCCCAAGGATAGGCGCATGAGATCCATAGAATTCCGATGGAACGTCGATACGTCAGCCAGGTCAGGCTCGAGAGCTATGCGCTCATACAACGCCCGCTCTTTGTCGGAGAGGAGCGTAGCGTCATCGAGAGCTTCGGCAGCTTGGTATCGTCTGATAATCCGCGCCGCCGCTTGACCAAAACCAGCGGAGTTCAGTTTGGTATGATGGGACATGCGCTTATTCAACGCCTCTTCATTCTGAGCGAAGAGCGCCTGTAGGACTCGAGCCCGGCGGTCCCGTAACGGTTCCACCTGGCGCTCAGGATCTCCCTCATTGATATACTTCGTAACGGTCGGGACTGCTGCACCTGTCTCCTCAGCGATGGCGCGAACAGGATACTCCTGACAGTACAGCTCAAACATGCGTTCCACCACGTCAAGAGGTATCCGTCTTCGTGACTTAGGATTGTACTCGAATGTGACCTTGACCTTAGGTAGCTTCTCGAGTACCTCTTTGTCCTTTGCCTTCTTTGACTTCCGCTTCTTCTTCACCTTCAGTTTCAGTTTCAACTTCTTGGTCATTCTGAAACCTCTGTAGCGCACGCCACAACATTGTGGGGATGAATACTTTCCTGACTGTGGGCTCGTACCTCTAAACGCGAAAACTTCAGCCGTGATCTGAGTTCGATCACGGCATCACGTACCACGTCTTCAACAAACTTTGGATTGGCGAAGCCACCTTGGACCACGCTCATCTCATCTGGACGTTTCAGTGTCGAGAAGACAGGGGCAGACCCACACTTCGCGAGACAATCGTAAACGTCCTCGAGTGGGATGTAGCGCTCCCATAGGTGTTCCCAGTTCTGTGTTACAGTAGCAGTTATGTAACAGCGCTGAGTATGAGCGGCTATCCCCTCACACATCGACAAGCTACAAGGGCAGACAGTAAACACAGGAACCGTCAGAGATGAACGATAGGTCAGCTCCGATGGAGCCCCAGACCAGGACTGTTGAACTACAGCATCATAGAATTGAGATGTTCTGAGATGTTCAGATGGTGTTCGCCTGACAACTGGTAAAGGAAAACGAGACACAATGTCCACTGCGCCTCCACCCATTACCTGTCTTAGTTTTGTCGCGGCGTCCAAAGTCAGCCCACCATACACTGGTAGAGGATTCCAATCCGTCAACCAACGCAGGATTCTACTCATGTGAATACCTCGAACGTCGTGTTCAAGTTCCACCTGGACATCAACACTCGCAAAGCATTCACGGAGATCCCCATCACGCCCAAGAACCAAGACAGTATGACGAACATTCTCCACACCTACCTTGATAGGTATGCCTCGGTCATCGGCTTCCTCGTGAACGTCTTCCATGTTACACCAACACCAATCTTAGCCAGGCATCGTACATACTAACGAAGTCTGTCGATGGTGTACCGCCTGTGATCTGAATCTGAACCTTGTAGTTTGTGTCAGCGTCATTACGGAGGTTACCCGCCGAGCCGCCAACAGTCAGAGCAGATGTTTCTTTGTCTTCTGGGGAGGCCCCATAACCTGTGAGCGTGCTACCTGTGATAGCTACCGCGTTCGTCACGTCGTAGAGCCGTATGTTTACTGTGCCTGCCACACCCTCTCGAACAGCCGTCGCCCCAAAGTAAGCGTTGACGTGAGCGATGTCACTCATATCAAAAGCTTTGATGTAAGCTGCGTCTGTCCAGGTACTCAGGTCAGTACGTTGTGTGAGAGCCCCCGACAATGGGAAGCGAATGACACCATCAGCCACCCCACCGCTCAGGTTCTCTCTCATCTGTTTCAGAATCCGGAACAGCTCTCGCTGTGCGCCAAAGGGATTGAGTGGACCATAGAAGTCCGTCCAATTCGCGTAGGTCTCCTCATGAAAGGCAGGTAAGTCCCAGTCACCCAGTTCATCACCGCTCACCAGAGAACCCAACGAGGGATACGAGACACCAGCAACGGTTACAGAGAACCCCATGGTGTCATCACCCAAGTCATTCACGCGAAGAGACACAACATATCTACCGTACACATCAGCTTCAAGCTCTGCCGTATCTGTGTCGGCGTCAGCCAAGCTAGCCGACGACCCTGGTGGGCGCTCCACAAGCGTCCACTCCCACTTACTCACGCCGATGTTGCCATCAGATGAGTTCGTGAAAATGATGGGTTTACTTCCGACCGAATACAGATCAAGCTCTCGTTTGGCTACGCCAGCGGGAGACGATCCATGTGGGTCTTGTGAGATAATAATCTCGGCTTTTGCCATCTCGCCTCCTAAGGTATATTCACGAACTTGTGAGTTTGTAGAGAGAGTCTAGGTCTAAAACCTGTACGGGCTCGGTAAACATCTGCCCATGTCTCAGTGACAGACATAGCCATGGACTCTCCATGCGAAGTAAGCCTACTCTGAGGCTGAAAGTATACCATGTTCGGAGCTACACACAGACTCTCTACGGAATCTACGATAGCATCCGGGTCAGGCCAGTCACCTGGTACAACATACTTCAACCACACCATGTTACCATACCACCGTAGACGTATATCATCTCGGCTACCATACTTGGGAGAGACAACCACTGCCAGATTAGGTATTCCCCTCTCCGGTGTAGGGTCTTCTCGATCAGGTACAGTACCATTCGTCTCGAGGATAATCTTCGGTGTGAACAGCCCTGGCTTGCTGAAATCGGCCTGATAGTTTGTCAATACCTCTACAATGTCACGATCCAGATGTTGCGTAGGCTCGCCACCAGTCAGTAGGATATTGGCGTAAGAATGTCCCCTCAGTTTGATATCAAACTGCCTCAGAGTATACCGTGGAGAATCACCAAACGCTTTCGCGTCAGGCTGGTCACACCAGGTACAATTCAGGTTACACCCAGCGAAACGGACGAGTATTACAGGATAACCAGTGTGTGGTCCTTCACCCTGCCATGTCTCCACCATCTCGCTTATCGGGTAAGTGTATGGTTTCATTATAAAAAGTGCGGCCCAGGCTGGGGGCTAGAAGAGCCCCACAGCCATGGCGTTGGTTGATCGGATTCCGATCAGATGATCGCGGCCCACCGAAGGACTTCACCGCCCGCCGGATTCATGTCTGCATCTGTGCCGATCTCGAAGCCACCGGACTTCAGCTCGATCACGTCATCGCTGAAAGTCAGCGCGGGAGCGTCGGTGAGCTTCATCGCGTACTCGCCAGCCATGCCGTAGAGCTTGACAGCGAGCGTAGGATCAGTCTCGTTGAAGACGATGACCGCTCGTGGATCACCATCGGTATCCACATTGATGTCCGCGCCTGTGCTCACCTCGTTACCGAATTGAATCTGAGCGGCGTTGGTGAGTCCTCTCGCGAGGGGCCTCATGTCCGGATAGGGATGCTCGGTCTCGCCCAGAAGTTGTGTGAGAACGGTTCTCATGAGATCGTCTGACATTTACTCTTCTCCTTCGTCGTTTCTTCCAACGACTACACGCAAGGCTTCCACTACCGCCTCAGAGGTAGAGGAAGATTTGAACAGTTCTACAGCCCTACTCAACAGCTCTCGGACATCATCTGTCCCTGGTAGCTGCAAAATCAAGGGAATCCCACGTGAGGATTCATGTGTTGGTTCGTCATTCTCAGCCGCGCCGAAAGCAGTAGCCGAGTCATAACGACTCCCACCTGAACCGGCCCCGCCTCTGGTGTCGTCCTCATCGTCATCGTCTTCTTCGAGGTCTGCTGTAAAAGCTTCGACCATCTCAGAAATGGAGGCGACGTCTTTGGCTGTGGCCTTCGCGATGTCTTCGATGGAGATACCTGATCCGTGCATCTCATGGAGTACCTGAAGAAAGTTCTCTCCATCTGTATGAGCTGAAATGTTGAAGCGGTGCATAGCCAGGTCAGCCTCTTTGGCTGTCACTAGCTCACCTTCCTTGTCGGTGAGTACCACCACAGGAATAGACTCTCCACCTTGAGCAGAGATCTCGTCCTCGCGATGGTGACCATCCACAAGGTCAAAGCCACCCTTCTTGTTGGGAACCACCAAGGCAGGGTCCTTCACACCCAGACGCTCAATGGATTCCTTGAGAGCGCCAAGCTGTAATGAATCCATACGTCGAAAGCGAACCTTTCGATGCTCAATCTTCTCGAGCGGAACCTCGCCTATGATGAGACCACCTGGTAGCTCCACAAACTGGCCAGCTTTTAGTCTGACCCGCTCGGGCAGCTTCAATTTCAGCTTTTTCTTTTTCGTCTTTTTCTTCTTCTGTACCTTCATCGTCCGTGGTCCTCGAGTTGCTGTTCCCAGTCAAAGCCCTTGAGCTTCCAGAACTTGGTGAAGTAGGTCTCCATCTGGGAAAAGACTCGGGCTTGATCATGGAATATTGCATGATGGTCAGCCCGAGGGCGACCTTTTATCTTCTCTCGTCCAATGACATCCAGAGGTCTGAGCCGTGACCCATGACTCTGAATCTTGACGATATTCATAGCTAGCTTCTTTGCTCCCTTGTTCTTGACGAGAGACTTCCCAGCGTCCACACGTACCAGGTTCCCTGATGACTCGTCGAACGCCATAGCTCCGCCGAAGTGTAAAGCCTGTTGCCAGGTAACACTATCACAGGAGTAGTATGGTACCCTCCTCAAGAGACTCGAGCGCGTCACAGCGTAGCCGTGAAACTTCACGCCAGCCAGGTAGCAAATTTCAGCGATGTTTCTCATGAACTTGACGTAACCCTCATAGGAGCCATAGCTAGCAGCAATAGTTTTCTTGTTCATCGCCGCCGACATCCCCAGATACTTGAGCCGGGGATTCTCTATGACAGCCTCCCATTTGACACTCCCGTGTACCGCTAGAACAACAGGTACACCAGTCTGCTCCTGGAATGGGTAGAAATATTTCTCTCGCCAGCGCTCATTGATGTCCTCGCCATAGATATCAGGCAAGTCCAACTCGGCTACGGCTTCGAGAGGATATTTATGCTCTACCAGCCAAACACAAGAGCCCAGATGATTCCTGATGATCTCCTCGGCCTCTGAAACAGACGGGAGCTTACCATGTTTGTAGAAAGCGCTGCGTAACACAAAAGCGCCAGAATCCACAAAGAGACTCTGAGGCTGTAGAGCGTCACAGGCTCGAGCCATAATACGCGCTCGAGACCGCGCCGAACCTGTGCATGTCAAGAGAAGTCTCACAGAGAAGTCTATGTCTCCTATGTTCTTGTACCTTGTCACCACTGGAGAGGCTTCATCAGCCAGGAACACTCGCGTCACAGCTCAAACTCCACATAGTTGTTCTTGCCCTCCCAGAGACGGACCCTATACTCGCGGTCATGTTTTGTCCCAGGCTTGAGGTCAAACTTTGCGTGCAGAGTTTCGAGTATAAAGATCGCGGTGTTCTCGGCTGTAGGTAAAACGCCCAAAACTTCATTGAGATTTTTGTGATCGAGACACATGTAGCAATCCTTGACGTCACGGAAGTCGGCTATGACACCGTTCTCCATTACAGGACCGCTTATCTCTATCTCAACTGTATAGGTGTGCCCATGAAGGTTGGAACACTTACCAAAGCCCTCCAGACAATGTGCTGCGTCGAAATGTCCTTTGTGTACTACCTTCCCATAAAACGACAAGCGGCCCTCCTTTATCAGACTAAGCTCATACTAAGCTGAACAGCGGCTCGGATACCCATCGCGATAGTAGCTGCCTGGAATATCATGGTTGATCTGATAACGATCGCTCGTTCCCAGCCCACTCCAGGAGACGCCACCACCTTGATAGTATCGGCAGAAGCCAAACCAGCTGTGATGAGAAGCCCCCACCCCACCCATCCACAAACGAGTGAGGAGAGACCTCCCAACACAGCTAGCGCTGGCAGAGGTATAAGCCCTTTCCAGTCTGTTACATCTTCTAAAGCCCCATGGCGATTCCGCCACTTCAGAACAAGGTCCAGGGCAAGAATCATAACCACGAATCCCGCCAGACTAAGTTTCATCTCAGTCATGCTGCACCCCGCCGAAGTATGGACGGAGCTTTTCGCTTACTCTCAGCGATGAGTTGGAGTACCTTCTTTCTCCAATAGCCTCGGGCATACTTCTGTAGCCGAGGATGAATCAAAACACGGGTACTCTCAGGGATGTCACTCCGTATGTGCGCCACTGGTAGGCTTTTGGTCAACGTCCGGAAGAGACGGTCCAAGCTCTCTTCAACAGCCAGTTTTGATCTGATTCGGATCTTCCGTTTCTCCTCTTCAGAGAGCTTTCTCAGACGTTTGGTGTCTCTTTGTTGTCTCTTCCTTTCTCTCTTGCGACGGTTACGTTCTGTCTTCCGCCGCTCCTCATCTGATTGTGATGTCATGAATCGAACCTTCCGAAATGGTGTATACCTGTACTTTACCCTGCATCCATGAAGGTGGTACACCTAAAACCACCTCTTCACCCAACCGTGCAAGTGCGTAAGCTTCGTAAATGTTTTGGTTCCCGAAGCTCGGAATATCCCCCGAAAACCAACGTTTGAGGATGCCCTCCATCATAGCTTCCTTGGAAGCGTTTCCCTTTCCAGTGACACGCTTCTTCAGGACCATTGGGGGACAAACCACCAGGGTCAGGCTCCGTAATCTACAGAGCGCGGTGTAAATAGCCATGTGTAGAAAACCTACCTGCACGGTGCGTGTCCCACCTCGCGCCAGCGCTGGTCCCTCCACTGTAATGATTGGACTGTTCACCAGTTGCTTTCCCCTCTTGGTGTTTACCCTTAGCCTGGTCGCCATCGGACGAATACAAGCTAGAAGCCAATCATACAGGTCATCACACAAAGCTGTACAACGCAGATAGTCGCCAACGACACCATCTATTCCCTCTTTAGGGAACGACAGCTCTTGAACTAGAACGCTGTCATCATCGGTTTTTGCGGCCAGACCCAAGTGTAAAACACCAGGGTCAATACCTACTGATGTCGCCACGTCTACCTCATCAAGTGTTGGCAAAACCCATCAACAGCGACAGATTGACATCCGTCGTCGAAGATGGGTTTGTCAGGTGAAGCGAAGTGGCAGTGGTGGTGACCACAAGCTCACCAGTCAAACCAGTACCCGTACCGGGCTTGACCACCAGTGGGTCCGTCGTCGCGCCATTCAACAGAACTTGCACACCATCCGGGGCGTCCACGTCCATGATGGCGAGAAAACGAAGGGTCGTCACTCCACCAGGAAAGGACACCTCAAGGTCAGACACACCAGCCCCTACCTGCATATCCAGTGGGCCAACGGTCTTGATAAGGTTGTCCTGGTTCTGCTCTGTGTTGAATTGTCCTCGAATGTGTTCCAGAGCTAGGTCTGTAGCGACCTGAATCAGTAGCTCTGTATGAAGTCTCCTGCTCATACTTTCTCAACCTTTCCGTCGACTACCTTGTAACAGGTAGCGTCTGTGAATACGTCTAGCAATGTGTCGTCGTGTGAAAAGACAATCACGCCTTGGGTACGCGCTTCATTACGAATGAAGGTTGAAACCCTGTCACGGTTACCTTCGTCGATAGCATCGAAGATGTCGTCGTAACAGAGGGGTAGTCTTTCCGCTCCAGTAGAGGTCCTCGGTACGGCTGCAAGAGCTTTGAGTAAGCTAAAGTCAACAAGGCTTCTCTCGCCTTCCGACAAGCCTCTATATGATATATCTCGGCCATCCGGGATGGTGACCCTGAGTGTAAATCGCTCGAGGTCATCAGATGGTCTGACTTCGATTTCGACGCGCTGTTTATAGAGTTCTCTCGCGACATTTGTAGCTACCTCGCCCAACACCTCAAACGCCTCTCGAAGTAAGTCAACTCTTGCCCCACGAGGACCATAGATCTTCATCAGATCACCCAGCCGTCTCATTCTGGACTCGAGACTTACCCAACGTGTCATGAGTGTGCGCTTTTTCTTTACCAGTTTTCCAAGATTCTTCTCAGCCTCACGCTTGGCTTTCTTGAAGCTACGCTTGACTTGCTTATATTCATCAAGCTCCAGCTCGTAAGCCTCTAGGACATACTCAGCTCGAGCCTTTTGTTGGCGTTGCTCATGGGCCTCTTTACGTAGCTGGCCATGAGCGTCGACAAGCTTGGCGTAGGCTTTCCCTTCACGGTCGAAAGTCTCACACGCCTTTTCATAGACCAGCTTTATTGCTATGCGCTTGGCTGTCAACTCAACGAGCTGACTCTCCATGACCTTCTTCGTCGCTCGGCCACACGTAGGACATTTACCCTCTTCCATGAGCTGACCACAGCGTTGCATTTCCTTCTCAACTGTTCGTAGCTCCCACTTCGAGGAATCCTTGTGGGTTCTTGCCTTTTCATAGGCTTCCGGTGGGGGCTCCAGCGGAACCTCGATAGGCTTGTACGCCTTGAGAAACTTCTCTGCCTCTTTGACAGCCTTACTCTTCTTAGGTTTCTTAGGAGCTTCAAAAGCCGCGAGCTGACCATCATGGAATGCTATCTGAGACCTTAGCTTGTTGACCTGACGTGTCAGTCTGATGAACTCTGGTCCAAGTTCACGTTGCTCTTCTTTGGTTTGTTGGAGCCACACGTCAAACTCAGAGGCTCCAAGGAGATATTCAATAATAGCTTTGCGTTCACTGTCTGTGGCGTTGGAGAATTTGACAAGAAGAGAACGGTGGAATACTCGAGTTGAAAGGTATAACTTTGCCGACCCGAGGAGTCTTCGGACCTCCGTATTGTTGTCACGCGTGGTTCCCTTGCCGTCGATGGTGAATCTCCCACCACTTTTATTGAGCTTTCTGTCATAGACACGCTCTCCTAAAAGCAAAGAAACGGACGCGCCGGGACTGGCTGGTGACCAACCCCGGCGCGTGGTTCGTATTGTCTCTCCCCAGAGGCACCAGGTAATCGCCTCACCAATCATGGACTTCCCTGAACCATTCTCACCCACAATCAAGGTCATCCCCACATCAGGAATGACGATATGTGAGCTTTCATGATTCCCAAAGTTCATCAATGCAATTTCCATGGTACCGGATTCTCTAGCCTGGGAGCCGTCACAACCGAGTTACCCTCAGTTCCTTTTGTGCGGCTCACAGCCTCAGTAGCTAGACCAGGAATAGGTCCCTTGAACTCACCCGTGGTCATCTTCCTCTGAACAAAATGCTGTACAGCTCGCTGAGACGAGATACCCCGAGGGCCGATCTCGTCGCCATCGTAGTACGGCTTCTCGTGCTGCTTATCATACCTCGCTGAGGTAAACGCTCCGCTCTGAACCTCCATGATCTCCTTTGGTTTAGAGACCACGGGAACAGAAATCGGAAAGGACTGAAGAGCGTCACGTGCTATGTACCAACAACGTTTGACGGGTTCTAGCTCCAGTTCCTTGATGAAATGACCACGAAACTGGTCAGGGTGAGCTACATACCGGACACCTGCACAGGCCCCCAGGTAATGAGTAGCCCCTATTTCGTCACTGTTAGCGAGACCATCCACCTCGAGTATGTTACCGTAGGCAGCACCGGACTCGCCAAAGTTCCGAGGACTGAGGGAGCCGATCTGATACAGATCAAGATCATCAAACTCGTAGTGTGAACGATTGTGGTAGTGCCCTACAGCTACAACACGAATGTTGGTTCCAGCTAGGCGTTTCTTGACGTGATTGACGTGGAGTGACAGCCTATCGTTTTGTTCCCACAAAGCTGCCCCGTCACTATACAGACCGAAGTGTCCGACCAGTAGCCTCACCGAATCTGGTGCATAGTGAAGCGAGAGTTCCTCCAGAGCCTTGTCCAAAGCTTCCTCAGCGCTGAGACCGTAAACGAACGGAACAGCCAAAGCTGTTGTGCCCTCGACTGTCATAATCACGCTAGGCTCTCTGACAATCTTACAGTGAACCTCATTGAGGTATTGTAATGCCGAACCGTTCCACTTGTCCTCTTCGTGATTCCCATTGACGAAGATAGGACGTATACCCCTGTTGGCGTACTGACGAAGCTGTGCATTGATATCTCCCACCAACTTCGGTGGAATCAATCGAGTGTCGAAGAAATCTCCAGCGATGATCGGTGTCTTGATATTGTGCTCCTCACACCAGATCATAAATTCGTAGAACGTCCACAACATTCGCTTCGCTACAAGGCTCTGTTCCCAGATAGTCCCCACCGCTATAGCTCGAGGACCGATGTGACAGTCAGCCGCTATTGCACAGCGACCTGAGCGATTATTCGTCTTCGATATAGGCTGTGGCGAAGTCTTCTTCGGCCTCTTCGTCTTCGTCGAGGTCTTCTTCGCTGCCTTCGTCTTCAGCTTCATAATCACCTTCCATCCAAGGCCAGAGCCTAGCCTCTATGGCCCACAACGTCTCTTCATCGAGGTCCTCAGGCTTTGCCCCTTTGGTTCCCCGTGGGGCTCCCTTCATCTTGAAGAGTCCTCGATTCTTTGTCACCACTCCTGCCTTTTCGGCGTTGAGGAGTGTAGAGAGTGTAGAATTGTACCCAGATCGAAAGTCGAGATAGAGTTGCACTCGCTTGAACGGTGGAAAGAAAGCGTTCGCTATCGTCTGAGCGTAGACGACCTGAGCCACCTTGTTCCCACCCTTCTTGATCTTCTTGCCTTTTCTAAGCTCCGCTCGGATACGGGCTGTGTACTTCAAACCCCCACCCCCAGCGGTCTGTTCCTTCTCAGCGTACTGTGCTGTCCAGTCTGTCGTTATCTTCGCGGTGAGCTGATTCACGACTACCATCGGGGCTCCTACTTTGTAACATGCCCCAGCTAGTGACCGACAAAACCTCCATATAGAGGAAGCCTTCGAGCCCACCTTGACGATCTCTTTCTTGGTCTTCTTATCCTTCTTAGGTGCCATCTCAGCGTCACTAGGAGTCAGCCCCATGTCGTCCCAGAAGAAAGCCACCTCGATGTCTTCCTTCTGTAATTTGCCTAGAGCCTCCCGCGTCCGCTGGAGTACCTCATCCGAGGAGTCTACAGGAACCAGAACACACTTGTCAGCGTCCACACCTATCCGCTGGGCGCGAGCCACATCAGTCGTGACAGCGCCCTTTGAATCGATGACGAGAGGAACCATGCCCTCACGCTGACAAGCGGCTATCATGTGTAGAACCATCGTAGTCTTTCCAGCCTTCTCCTCCCCTGATAGCTCAAAGAAGTGCCCTCGGGGAATCCCACCGATCCCGAGGAGCCCATAGTCGAAGGCTGTCAGACCTGTGTCTATAGCGGTATCAGCTGCGTCGCTGACATCAGCCATGAGATAGGTGACATCAGCTCCGTAGCTTTTGTTGAGAATCTCACGGACCTTATCCGTGTTACTCAGTTGTGCCTTAGCCATCGCGACCCTTTCAATTGGTAGATACAGCGCCCTCATCCTGGTCCTGCCTCTACGCGCTGTGTGTCTGGAAGACCCACAGCGGCCCACTCTCCGTACCCTAGTGGGAACCCTCTTATAACTATGCCGTAGCTGATAACCTAAGGCTGACCTCCCACCCACTCGTCAGCTTTCTCTGTCTACTGTGCTATTAGAACCACCCTGTTTCGATGAAAGGAGGGGTATTATGGCCGATACCCAAAGGAACGATTTGCACAGCCCCAGAGCCCTAAATGATCTGGTTCAGATCACCAGCTTCACTTTGCGTTTTTTCCTACGTCGTTTCTTGACCTTGATTCGGACCTTTTTCTTTTGAGTAGCTTCTTCCATCATTTGACGATGTGCTGCCTGCGACATGGCTTCCCATAATGTGTAGGGATGTTTCCACCAGAGTATCGGATCAAGCTTCGCCGCCTTCAATACAAAGTAGAAGGGACAGACTCGACCCCTACAATCGAGTCGAGTCATGCCTCCTCTACACTCAAAACACATCGCCCTGATAGCCCGCCAAAGGTCCGACTTAGGTACCCTGACGGGCATGACCTATTTCTTACCCTTGGCCTTCTTCTTGGTCTTCACCTTGGGGAGCTTGGCCTTGTTGGTTTTCGCCTTCCCTTTGGCGGGTGGCTTCTTCTTGCCCTTGGCGGCTTTCTTTCCGCCACCCTTCTTCTTCTTCGCGATCTTGGCCTTCCGAGCCTCGCGGCCCTTCTTCAGGTTCTCGAGACGCTCCTGCTTCTTCCGCTCGGCCTCCTCCTCAACCTTCCGCTGAAACTCCACGGGGTCCACGGGATCGTCGGTCGGCTTCTCGATCATCCCACCGAGCCACTGAAGGACAGCGACGACGGTCTTCTTTGTGACCGACTTCTTGCCCTTACCCTTGAAGTAGGCTTTCTCAGCGGCGAGACAGGCGTCGAACAGCTCACCCACCGGACGAACCTTGAACTTCCTGCCCTTCATCTGGGTCTTCGCGGGCTTCGCCTGATGAGCGGGCGGCGGAAGTCCGAGCGACTCACGAGTGTCCTGAACGTACTTGCGGAGATCCTTCACGTCGAGATCCGAGGCGAGTTTGAGGCCCTTGACCTGGGCCTTCGGCGGAAGCTGTTTCAACAGCGCGGCCTTGCTCACGGGAAGCTCACCATCGGTGACGGCGCGGGATACCTTCGTATGAAGGTCACCCACCAAGCCGAGGAGATCAGAGACACGAGACTGGGAGACACCGATCATCTTAGCGACCTTGCGCTGAGACAACTTCATCTTCTTCCCGGTCTTCTTGTCGATGATACCCTCATCCATGATAGCCTTGATTGCCGTAGCCATCTCGATGGGCTTCATATCCTCACGGAGATTCTCGAGGATACCAGCGACCTTGGGGTTGACCTCATCGTCCAGAATCACGATAGGAATGTGCTCCAGGTCGATCTTCTTGGCCACCTCGAACCGACGGAAGCCAGCTCGAAGCTCGTACAAGGCCGGAAGGTGATCCGCGTTCCGATGGACGAGAAGAGGCTGAAGAATGCCCTCTTCCTTGATGGATTCCATCAGGTCCAGGAACTCAGCCGCCTTGATGGAGAAGCGTCGAACGTTCTTGTTCGGATCAGCGAAGATACAATTTCGGTGAACGTGACGAACACCCTTTGCGTCCTCGATCTCCTTGTGACCCGCCGCCACCTCACGTGAGGAAAACACTCGACGCTCACCAGCGATACACGCCTTGAGAGCGTCCTCTTTGTTGAAGCGTACCTTGTTGCCGGTAGCCTCACAGATGAGGATGTTCTCGGGCGGAATCGACTCGATCTTGGCGGTCTTCTTCTTGCTCTTCCCACCCTTTTTCGCTTTCTTCAGTCCTTTGAGTTTCATCTTGCGACCCTTTCATGTCTTCAAGTTCCTGTTGGTCCCAGCCATCTTTGATGGCTCGGATGATATCTTGCGCGTTCCAGTCATTGGTTATCTTGGGGTAGATTTCCTTGTTCCAAATATCTCTTGCTTTCCTGTGACTGAAGCCACAGCTCACGAGATATTTCCAGACCAAAAACTTCCGGTTCAACGGAGCTGTCCTCCTAGAAGTCGACGTCATCATCGTCGTCGTCATCGTCGTAGTCTGCCTCCAAGTCCACATCCTCTCCCTCAGCCTCAGCGGCGGCTAGGAGTAAATCCATGGTCTCCTGGTATTCACTGGGAGACTGAACAGGATTGATAAACTTGGAGAGATCCTCCATGTTTTTCTTCCAGACTGTCTTGATAGGCCCGACTGTCTTGTGTTGGAGTACATTGACTTTGTATTCCACATTCCAGTCTTGCTTACCAGTTTTGATCCTCCGAATGTTGATCTTCATCAGATCGTCTGGGTCCACGAAGTTGATGCCCGACTCCAGAGCCACCAGAAGCTCGGTCTCCACACGACGTCCGAAACGCCATTGGCGTACCACCTTCGGTTGCCGCATATCGACGATGTTGGCGAAACAGGAAAGCGTATTGAAGAGGGCTCGAGACAATTTCTTGTCTCGAGCGTGCCTGGATTGTCGGAGCTTCTGTTGAAACTCACACCAGCCACATGTACGCTTCTCATGGTGTTTTGCACAGCCCACAGCCATCGGGAAGTCGTCTGGACGCTCAATCCCGAGGGCGGTCATGGCTTGTTCCCCACCAATGAAGTGTGAACGTGTCTCGATCCAGGGAAAGTCCCCTGAGATGCCCATGGCTCTCGTCGATGGTAACATCACGATGGTATTGAGACCATCACGAGGTTTCCACAGCTCACCTGCGCCTTCCTCTTCAAGGCGTTTCTTGGCGGCCTTCGCCGTGGGCTGAACGAAAGCGTTGGCGTCTGCCTTCTTTTTCTTTCGTTTCTTGACTCGCTTACTCTCCCGCTCCCCTAGGAGCTTAGACTTTTTCTTGAGTGGTTTCTTTTTCTTCTTGCCTACGGTTAGTTTCACGCGACCCTCCTTACCCATACTACCTATCCTAGGATGTTCCTGTTAGGTAATTTTCTTCATTTTTTCTTCATTTTTTCCTGGTTCTGCTCCAAAAGGGACTGTAGGACAGATGGCTGGGTAATCTGATTCAGATCAGGTACGGTATATGAACCGGATGCTATATCCATCTCAGGCTTGAGATAAAAGGAAATGATCCGGAGAGACTCCCGCTTGGTGGCTATCGTATCCACCAAACCCTTGATGCGTATGTAGTCAGTCTCAGCCTCAACCTCGGCTAGACACAGCCTGGCGTACTCCTCACTGGCTTTTGCCCTCTCGCCTATCATAGGCTCTGTAACTTTCTCATACAGGCGCTTGAGTATCTGACGGTTGTCAGACTTCATCGCCTCGAGCCCAATCTCTCGAGCGTGTTTCGCTGCTGAGAATCTACCCTTGGCGTAGGCCATTCGAGTAGACCAGTGGCTCATGAGACCAGCTAGACGCGTCGTGGCTACAAGAAATAATGCTGGCTCAAGCTGAAGAGCCTCAGCCATGTCATCCGGAATCGCTCTGAGCGCGTCCTGTGTAGCTTCCTCAGAAGGAAAATCCTGAAGTTGCTCCCAGAAGGATTTCTTTGGCTTGGGCTTTCGCTTCTTCTTGACCTTGAGTTTCACCGCCACCCACGCTCCCGCTCAATTGCGCTTACCACCGTTGCGATGTCCTGACGAGCGTAGGTCATGTCAAAGATATATAGGACCGAAGCTGTGGCGAGTTCCTCCTTAGTTTCTGCCCCACTCATGAACTTCTCCATACGCTCGACGTGTTCCGCGTTAGCTGGCTCATAGCCAGGATAATGTTTCTGTACTAATCTCATCCTAATTGCCCCGTGTAAAAGACACCAAGTAGGTTTACCTTCAGTTCTGGAGCGAACATGAGCTGATGTTCCATCACTCGATATGGAACCAACCATCTGCTCAACCCCATCCTGATCTGATGAGTATCATCTGGTATGTAACCACGCTCAGTATCAATGAAGTTATTGTGTGCTCGCTGAAGTACCTTCAAGAGTCGAGGGCTCACACGCTTCGCTGGGATGAGATAGAAGCTAGGCGATACCTTGTAATGATCCCACCACAACATATAGTATTTGCCCTTGGACTTCTCAGAAGTGAGCTTCAGCTTCACCTTCTTCGGTTTCTTGACCTTGAGTTTCATACAACTGCTATCCTCACCTTCTTAGGCTTGTTCTTGTCGAGCGCGGACATCACACCTACAAGCTTCATGTCAGCCAGATTCGGACCAGCTTTGCCCTCCACCTCAATAGGTACCCGGATGGTGGGTTCACTGATCATCACCTTACCAATCTTCCTGAAGGCTTTCTTGACCATCTTGCGCCTGACCGTAAAGATGAGTGAGTCGTGAACAGGTAAGACGATTCGAGTGACACCAGGGAGGTCACCTTTGTAAAGCATCCGTCTCAGAATCACGCCAGCGTGGAGTAGCTTGAGCGAGGCCCCACCCTGAATGGGAGTGTTGACCACCTGGCGCTCCGCGTGACCACGCTTGCCCTTATCCCACTGTTCTCCTAGGTTGAACAGCCAGCGTCGGGCGAATGGTTTTCCGTTACGGTAGATGTACGCACATCCACGCTTACGCGCTCGAGCCAGCTCACCGAAGGTCCAGACCTGATAGCCGCGATAGGTTTTGAAGAAACCCTTACGCCACATCTTTGCCTCATCATCAGTGAGATGAACTCCATATTCCTTCTCGGCGTTCTCCTGTAGACCCTTCCAAGACTGAAGGAATATCGTGCCGAAGTTGATAGGCTTCGCCTTGGTACGCTGAAGCTTGTCAACCTCATCCATGGATACGCCCATAATCTCCGAGGCGGTCTTCCTATGGATGTCTAGCCTGTTCAGAAAGACTTCCATCATCGCTGGGTCGTTGGACAGGTCTGCGGCCTCTCTCAGTTCAGCTTGAGAGAAGTCCACCTCGAGTAGTAACTCATCGTCAGGATCATGTGCTATACACATACGTCGTATGGCCAAATCCTCCTCCCAACCCCTGTTAGGGATCGTCATGAGGTTAGGATCTCTTGCCTGTACGCGCTGTGTCCTCGCGGCGTCCTGTCGAATGGAACAGTGAATCCTGTCCTCCTGGCTGAGGCGCTTACGCCAGCCCTCGACATATGTACTGTGCTTGTGTTTGAGCCTGTTGAACTCCGAGATGTGACCCATCACAGGATTGTCGTTCTTATAGGCTGCTACTACGTGTTTGTTCGCTGACGGTAAACCGCCTGGTGTTGTTCCTCGTGGTGCTAGTCGGAGCCCCTCCTCATTCATGAAGAGTAGCTCTCTCATGTGGTGGGCTGACTTCGGATTGAAATCGTCAGCCGTCGCGTCAAAGTCCCAATTCTTTGCTACACGCTTGACTACTTTGGATGATCTTATAGCGATCAACTCCCGCTCGAGTGAACCGCGTAACCTAGCGTCCAAGGCGTCCATTGCCTCTGTGTCCACCTGAAGACCGACGTATTCCATGTGAAACAGGAGACCTCCAAGAGGCCCAAAGATATCATTCCACAATGGTGCCAGTCCCTCTCTCTTGAGCCCCTGTGAGTACCGAACCAGAAGCCTATAACAGCCTATCCCGTCGTTCCCACAATAGCGCATCACTACGTCTGGATAGTCATTGTAAGCCTTCTCATAGGAAGGCCCCTTATGACTTCGCCCGAGTAGCTCGAACAGCTCCTCTTTACCACCACCCATACCGACCTGCCACTCAGCTATCTCCAAGTTACTGTCCTGTTCTGGATGGTAGAGCTTTCTCAGCGTCGAGGTGTCAATCCACCACCTACCAGGGTGGAGAATGACCTCTGGATCTATGCCCAGAGCCTTGACAGATACCCAAGCGTCAAACTTCCAGTTGTGAGCCACCATCTTGACCGTCTGAAATAGCCGCTCTATGGCTGCTATTATCGACGAATGGCCCATCACAATATCGTTGAAGACATAAGCCTTGTTTACGTCCCAACAGAACGATGCACACAAGAGTCGATTCGTCTTGTCGTTGTACTCTGTATCGTAAGCTACATAATCCTGTTCCATAGCCTCGGCCAAGACTGCCAGAGCCTTCTTGACCGTCTGAACCTTGATGATCTTGACGTCCTCGAGCGCCCGCCAGGTATCTGGCGGTGGCTTCTGGATCATGCGCTTTGTTGTCTCAAGCCAGAACTTCCGTAGTGACTTGTTGTGTAGTGGAGCCGCCGGATGATAGGCGAACTGAGTCGGTACTTTCACACCAAACTGTGTGCTCTTTGTCCAACCCTCTACAACCTCACTGATAGGGAGACGATAGCCTGTCAATGACTGAACAGCGTGCCTACCCAAGGCTATGATACGCCCCGGATTGACCTGGGCGATCTCCTCTAACAGGTATTCACGACATGGACCTACGCCGAGGCTCACATCATTGTTGCCCGGATAACAGCGTACAGCGTTGGTGTATCTGATCGGAATACGATCATCTACCACCCTGTTCACCATCTTACGAAGCTCTGCTCCTGTCGGTCCTACAAAGGGTCTCCCCTTGTAGTCCTCAACCTCACCTGGAGCCTCGCCAACGAGTAAGAGGCCCTCACCACGTAGGTCACTTACACCCTCACCACCAATGCACTTTGTTACCGCGCCTATGTGGAGCGGACACTTACGACATTTCGATTTGAACCTTATACGCACGTTTCTAATATCCCCATCTTGTGACCCTCCAGGCAATAAAAAAGGGTACCCCCCAGGCCAGATTCCTCCAGCCTGGGGGGTACCCGACGTAGGAGGTGAGGCTTACTTCAGTGCCTTCTTGGCGACCTTCTTGAGCCCGCCCTCTTTCTTACCCTTGAGCGCGGGGGCCACCTTTCCGTCACGAAGCTCGACGAGGACAGCCGTCAACAGATCTTCATCATCGATGTCGATATCGGCCAAAACCATCTTGGCCACTGCGTCAGCGGACTTGGCTTTCTTGATCTTCTTCAAGGTCCCAGCCTTGAGTTCGATCTCTGCCTCGTCGTCCTCTTCCTCTTCTTCCTCGTCGTCCTCTTCCTCCTCGTCCTCTTCTTCCTCTTCTTCTTCCTCCTCGTCGTCGTCCTCCTCGTCCTCTTCTTCTTCCTCGTCCTCTTCCTCGTCGTCGTCCTCTGCCTCTTCTTCTTCCTCTTCTTCTTCCTCTTCCTCCTCTTCGTCCTCCTCTTCCTCCTCTTCGGCCTCAGCCTCTTCCTCTTCCTCCTCTTCGTCCTCCTCTGCGAGGTTGACTCCGATGGCGGAGAGACAGGCGACTACCTCTTCGGCGGTCAAGTCAGAAATCAGGAGTTGGAAAGCGCGAGACGTGGCGCTCTGGGTAGTCAAGACCACTCGATGGTCTGCGACCTTCCCGCCAGTCTCATAAAGCCCCTCGTACTGTCCCATCAGGGCCTCATAGAGAGCCGCCGATTCCTCAGCGACCTGTGCAGCTTCCGACTTCGCGTTCTTCTTCTTCGGCATTTGCAGCCCTCCTTGTCAGTTTTACTGACCATCCTACGTCACACACATGAGGGGTTATTCCCTCTACCCACTACTACCTATCTGGATAGTAGTGGGTTAGTTGAAAAATTTCGTGTAGGTGTCTGTAGTACATCCCCACACAATCTGTAGCCTAGCTATCACTACAGATAGCGCACGTCGAGTGAAGCTACCTTCTCAAATCCCAGCTTACCGGGGTCGCGCCCAGGGGGTACTCTAACCCAACCCGAGTGTTTACCTCGGAGAAGAAGTCTTCTTGCCAGAACCATTGACACCCTCCAGGCGTCACCGTCCATGGTCCAGATGACCTCACCAGGAAAGTGAGCTAGACGTATGAGTTGCTTGTCTGTAACACTGGTTCCCAGTGTACCCAAACCAGCTAGACCCATCGACAACACATCATGAGGCCCTTCCACCACGTACACACGCTTTGCCTTCTTGAGAATACGCCCGTTATAGAAAGCGTCCTCCCGGCCAAGCCCACGTGAGTTGAAGTAACCGTCACGGTCTATGCGTCTACGGATATAGCCTTTTCTATCACCGTCAAGTACTGGATAGATGAGGTTACCCCTCATATACCAGTGCTCTTTAGGTGGGTCCAGAACAACGCCAAGCTTGAACTGTGACATGAGCTTGGGCGTCACATGCCTTTTAGTCAGGTACTTGACGTACCGTCGTAGGACTATACTCCTCTTGACTTCTCGCCAGGGGTAGAGGGGTACATAGCCCTCCGGATAGGAGGACTGCGATACCTTCCTCACAGGCTCGTCTGACATGATCTGATCCAGATCACTAACGTAGCCATAGGACTCTGGAACATCTAGCTGTTTAGCTGCCCATTTGTTCAATCGTCCTGACGCCCCACAGCGCCAACAGAAGTACACACCTTTGCCAAGGTCAATAGCGACGTTCTCTCGTGAACCCACAGAGCCTACGTTCTTGTAACAGAACGGACACTTTTTACGAAGATAGCTCTCCGTCATGACTCCACATCAGGAAGTTGACCCAACATATCCTTTTTGATAGTCATCAGCTTGCCTGACCAGTCCTCCCGATTATGGGAGACTACAGACTCCACCTCGTCGAGTCCGCGTTCGATGCTGCGGCGAATCCGCCCAGTCTCAAGCTCAATGTACTTTTCCTTACCGGCTTCGTACACGTCGATGAGTGCCTCAATGGCGAAGGGGAGATCCTCGAAGAATACTTGTCGTGATAGCCCAATTGGACTCCGATCATCGGTCCTTCCGACTGCTACCCGAAGGAAGCTACGTCCGTCCGGAATCCGAAGCTCGGCCTTGACTGTCACGTCACGACCCATCGGATTCTTGAACCTACGTGTTGCGTCGGCTACCAGTTCGTAGGACTTCCAGCCCCCATCGCGATGGAAAGTATCCTTGCTGATGGGTTTGTTGGAGGCTCCGTTATCACCTTTGTCGACCTTGGTACTGGCCAACTCGGTTTCGGGAGCCACAACTGGTTCCTTGACGGGTTCCTTAGCGATTGCCTTGGTTCCGACTTTCTTCTTGGCTGTTGATTTGGTGGTTGTCTTTTTCGTAGCCTTTGTTTTCTTTGCTGTTGCCATGTCCCTTCCTCAAACCTTCGGGCGTTCCTGTCAAATAAGACAAGCCGCCCATGTGCGTAGTCCCGAGCGAAAGGTCCCACTTCCTGTGGGAACTTAGCGTACCTACAGGCCGATACGTACAAACGTACCACGTCAACCTCACGCTCCTCCTCGTTACGACAAAGACTGACCATGAGGTCAACCTTTGCTACCTTGAGGATGGAGTCCGCTACATCCTTGAACTCCAATACCTCGTTCCCAATGGCGTTACGCTGGACTTGTGAGGCGGTCCAAACTGCACAGTTGAAACCGCCTTTTACACCGCTCGAGTCTTCGGGGGGAGCCCCCAAAGCCCTTAGCTCGGAATAGATTTGCCCTAGAGTCAAGTACGTTGACGAACTGTCAAGGTTACGAGCCCCAGAAGCTAACTCATCTGCGTAGTCGACTATCAACACATCCGGCTTATAGCCCCAGAGGCGCTGAAGGTCTCGTAGATACGCTTCTATGTCCCTTACCGTTGCGGCTTTCGATGGAAACACCTTGAACACACAATCCCCTCCCGTCCGGTCGAAGATTCGTTCTAGGCGTTCGTCTGCTAGGTCAGCGATTTTATCGCCTCCCTCTTCCAACGCGTCTACCGTGAGCCCAGTCAGATTAGCTGTGTACCGATGTCGGAGTATAGTCTTGCCTAACTCCGCTGAAATATAGACTACCTTCAGCCCACACAACACCGCTGTCGCGGCGATGTGATTTAGTGCCATGGATTTACCGTCTTTCTCAGGAGCCAGGACACAACCCAGCTCACCTCGGCCTAGTCCGCCTTTGATGCACTTATCAAACACGTCCACGCCAATCGGAATCCGATCAACTTTGGATTCCCCAGATCTCAGCTCCTCGATGTACTCATCTTTTTCCCTTCGGAATGATGCTCCCAACGACCCCAGGTCTAAAAGCCTTGTCCGAGCTTGAGCGTCCTCCATCCTCGAGTAGACATCATCATATTTGCGGTCTTTGTACAGCTTATAGCCGTCATCTAGCGCCGCCAATGTTTCTACGTCAAGGATTGCGTCCGTCAAGACGACCTTAGCGTCCTCCCTGGATAGGGGCTCTTCCCGAAAGGCTCTTTTGTAAGCCTTTCTTGCCTTTTTATACACCGAGCCTGATACAGCTCCAGAATGATGTCTCTGTAATAAAAGTTGCTGAAAAGTGGCTCGGTCTGGTATAGACCCCTCTTTTCTTGCATATCCCTGTAAAACAGAAAAAACCAATCCGAGAGCTTCATAAGTAATCAGGTCCGGATCGAGTGCCTCGACCACTCTTAGCCCGAAGCCGTGATCTGATAACGTTAGACTCAATAGTCTCAGGAGAAACTCAGAATTCAAACCATACTTTTCTTGCAGGTTTTCCCTCCTTTCTAATGATCTTGCTTAGATCATTCTGGAATCTCCAGTCACCCCCTATACCCTATCCTAGAGGTTATCTCTTAGAAAAATTTTTTATAAAAAACTTTCGGGTATATCTTTGCTCCTCCACCCACACACCCTAGAGCTACCCCCCTTTAGGGGGGTAGTCTAGGGTGGGGGAGGGGGTACGGGGGAGGGGGAGTCGGTTACGGAAATGGTACTGGACCACCTCTGCCGCCTCGCCTGTGAAAGGATACATAAGACCACTCGTCGGGCTCACGTATCCTCGCTGGAGATAATTCGGCTGTACCAGCAGAAACACCATCTCGGATAAATTGTTTTACAACTTCCTGAGCGTCCTGCTTCAACATACATCTCGAATATGTCCTCATTTTCCCATCCTTGTAGAAGGATACGGAAACATATTTGGGCATTGTTCCTCCTTTCGGAGCCCTGACTGGGGCCGAACCCAGCTCACAGTGATCTTGCTCAGATCACCCAGGGCTAACGTCTACGGATAGAAATCCTCGATCTTGTCAGAGCCGTAACCCATGCTCCTCCATCTGTCACACACATCACCCCTGAAGCCACCATCTTGGATCACTTCCTTAGCGGCTTTCAAAAGCTTCACGTGCTCTTCTGGAGATATCAGCGATCTGGAAAGAGCCTGTATAGCCCACTCCCTGATAGCCTCAGGTTTGTTACTTGCCATTTTCTACCCTCCTAGGATAGAACTCCACACCTTCGGAATCACAAACCGCCAGAAATGTGTTATCCCACAACGCCTTATGCTTATCTGGAACAAATTCGTCGCGAAAGTACGTAATTACATACTCAATACTCCTGCCATCGTTCTTCGTTAGAAGACAGAAGAATGACGATATAAACTGTGCCATAAGCTTACACTGGGCTGCTTCCATACTAGCCCTCCTTTCGGAGCCCTGACTGGGGCCGAACCCAGCTCACAGTGCGCTGTACCACTACCAGCGACCCAGGGCTACAGCTACTTACTCCACGTAGCCACAATTAGGACATTTGACCTCAAGCGATTCATGTCGTTCGAGGCCGCACTCTGGACACCTAAGCTCCTCAGAATCGCGGGAAAAGCCCAGATGGTCTGAGGCCCGTAACGAGCGTCTAAGAGCTTCTGACGCCTGAACGAGCCCCACCTTTGGGTTGTCGACTTTTGCTTGTACGGCTAAGATGGTCTTCCGCCATTTCTCTACCACGGTGTCGTTTTTGTCCACCCCAGCGAGAGAATCGAGGCTGTATCTGACCAATTCTTGCACCGCTGCGCATTCCCGATCCGTTAGAGAGATGAGATATGTCCTCTTCTCGTCTGCCATTGTCCTCTCCTCCTGTGTCCTCAACCACGGTTCCCAACCCATTTGCAAACTCCTCGTAGGTTAGATCCAGCCAGTCCCTTGGCGCGTACCAAGGAACCTTGTAAATCATGCCCACCTCACCCAGTATTTCGACGGCCTCTTTCAGAGAGTCTACAAGCCGTAGCTCGAGACCTTCTCTTTTATAGATCCTTGCTCGATACCTCGAGTGTCGGAGTAGTGTAGGATGGTGGTCATCAACGGTATCCCAGTACACAAATTGCACCTTACCGTCAGAGACTCTCATTGGTCGTCCCAGCTTTTGCATGGATGTGATCGCCGCTTTGTAACCAGCCGCGTTCACAGCCGACCGAATCTCAGGGATGTCCACCCCCTTGTTGAAAACCTTTGATGCCAACAATACGTCTAGTTCGCCAGACCCGAGTTGACGGGCCAGCTTGAGTCGTTCTTCTCCCTTATGGATGCCATAGACTATTTCTACATTGTAGCCTTGTTCCTCGAGTAGATCCTTGAGTATCCACCCGTGTGCCTTCCTGTCAAAGAAGACCAGAATCGGCCTCGGTGTAATCTTGCAAATCCTGATGATAGCTCGATTCCTGGCGGCCTCTCTCACCATACCCATCAGGTACAAGTGATGCCACTTGGCTGAGTAGTCCTCCAGGTTGAGCGCTCCAGGATATCGGTAGAATAACACCAGAGCCTTTGCTAGCTTCTTCTGTTCCACCAACTTTTCGATGGTAGCTTTGTAGATGATAGGTCCCATTGCCCCAATCACATAAGCGTCTCGCTGGTCTGACCGCCCCGTGGGGGTGGCTGATAGACCAATACGATAGTATGCGTTGGGGATAGACATGACTGTCCGGTAGTAGGTCTTAGCGCCCAATACGTGCGCCTCGTCTACTATCAGACAACCTACCTCGAGTAGATACGCGACTAGCGCTGGATCTGCTCGCTTGAGCCGTCGTTGGAGTGTCTGTAGCGTGGCTACTGTGAACTCCATGTTAGGCTCAAACCTGCCCTCTCCTATGATACCGGCTGGCTTACCTGTTATCTTGGCCCAACGCTCTCGAGCTTGCTGTACCAGAGAGCGCTCATCGACCAGAAACAGTGTCGGACAATTCACCCGACTTGCCAGGCCCACCGCTACTTCAGTTTTACCCCCACCTGTGGCGATCCTTACGATGCCATGTCTACGCTTCAGACACGCCCTTACGGCGGCCTTCTGGTAGTCATATAGGTGTGAGCAGCTCTTAGGTAGTGGTTTGATCTTAGGTGGATCAGGTCGGTCATCTATGACCTGTACATCATACCCTTTACGTTTCAAACGCCTATACGCTGTGCCTAGTAGCCCAGCGGGAAAGCGCTTTCTTCGTAGATCGAAAAGCCGGAGTTTGTAGAACTCTAGCTTGCCTCTAACATAGGCTTGTGTAGAGATAGTCAGGACCATATGGAGCCATTTGACTGCCCGAGGGTTACTTCGTTCCATATCGATGTAACACCATACAGACTGCCTTCTGATATGTACCATTTGGCCTCCTATCTATAGCGTAGGCGGGAGTCGAACCCGCCTAGCCACCTTCTGGCTACGCTTGCTTTCAATCCTCCTCATCTATTTCAGGATCGGGGTTTAGAACACAGTAGAGGTACTCAGCCTCATCTGCGTTCAGCCCATAGGTTTCCGCCTTGAAGTCTGGTGGAACGTCATAGAAATTAGCCAGCTTGAAGACCAAGCTTTCATAGTCTTCAATCTGCTCTTCGAGAAACTCGAGGTGAGATTCCATCTCCTTTGTTCGATCCTCAAGTAGACGAATGTTTCTCGTCTGACCATACGTCATGACTCAATCCTTTTCTATCCACACACCATGCTTGTCAAAAGCGGCGTGTAGAGCTTTGTCGAAATCGTCTTGAGCCAGGCGATACTCTGGACACACCAGACCAAGATGCTTTGCCGTAGTGCTCCCCGCTGGGTTTGATAAACCCACGCGGTCTTCCACTCCATCTTGGAATGCTATGATAGTATCGTAGCTAAACCAGACCGTCAGACTTCCGGCTTGAACGTACAAAGCGTTCATGCCGTAGTTCTCACCTTTGGCGGCTGTGTATGTCCCCACTTTGATCTTCATGTGTGTACACTCCAATGCGGCTCACTGTCATAGTTTAGCTCAACCGACAACGAACGGTCAGCCTCACGGGCACCTGGGTGGTAGATAAGACCGCCATTCATATAGACTTCGTTCTTACCCTTCTTCACCCAGTAGATCGAGAAGCTCCATTTTGCCATGTCGTAGCCTACCTCGACATCGAACATTTTTGGGTTGTAATGGTGAAGGTATTTCACCTGCTTCTCGAACGCCTTGTGTAGCTGGTCGAAATCTGGTTGTTCAGCCAACTCTTCCAGAACCTTGTGGAAGTGCTCCACATTCGTCACTCTAAGGGCCATTATACCCTCCTTTCATGGTGCCCTGGCCAGGTCCGAACCTGGCTCACAGTGATCTGAGTAGGATCACCCAGGGCGTTCACTCATTCAGTAACTTGCCACACTCTGTCAAAGCCTGGCGTCTTCTCCACCAAGCCCCGCCGCTTGAGTAGCGACAAAGAATTGCTCACCTGTTTCGGGGTAAGCTCGAGGGTCGCGGCTAGTTCCTTTCCTGTAGCTCTGCCTGAGCTAAGTAGATCGTAGATGTTCTTCGAGATATCTCCACGACCACGGAATGTAGGTTGCCCATTCTTCCCATTCTTGAGGGTCTTTTTGGATCGGTGCTTTCGAGCGTCCTGTAGCTCTTTCCAAGCTACCTCTGCCTCGGTATCCTCAGACACCAAAGAACCTTTACCGTTGTTGCCCACAAAGATTTTCGGAGCTGTTAGGTCAATCTGTGCTATTCCACGCTCTTGGAATTCTTGGATTATTACGTCCAGATCCTTTTGTACCTCGACGAGCTGTGCCGCCGTGTCGAAGTACAACTCCAACAACTCCCGGTTAGTCTTTTTATTATGGATGCCCATCACACCCTCCTTTCGGTGACCACGGCTGGATTTGAACCAGCGATCACACAACGACTCCTGAAATTGTGTGCTCCCATGAGCGGTTGGTTAGTCCGCTCTCGTGGTCTATTACGTTAGTCTGTCGATGCGTCTATTATCTGGGCCAACATAGTCCCATCAATGAAGGTCCAACGATGCTTCAAGCCGAACTTCACGGCTTCAGCTCCTCCGTCGAACAACCGACGAAACGCCTCTTCACTGACAACAGTACACTGCCCTGAGCGGTAGAAACCGTTCAGACCCTTCTTAGGGTCGGAGCGCTCAGGATCGATGCCTACCAGGTAAATACCCTTCGTCATCCAATCCTTACACTCGTCACAGGCTTCCTCTGGATAAGACATCATTGTGCGTGGGGCTTCCTGATCACCTTTCAGGTGACCACAGATCGCCACGCCGACGCTCTTGCCACAGAAGAAACACACCGTTACAGACGGATTCAGCCCATGTTTAGGGCTTATTTTGATATCGGACATGCTGTCCTCCTTTCTAGCGTTTAGAGGAATCGAACCTCTATGGGCCTGAATACCCAACACTGCTAAAATGGGGGTGGGGTGATCTGACTTCGATCACCCCACCCCCTGTGGGGGGAATAAGGTGCTTACTTCCAGGAGAGATCCCAGTCGGAGAACTGGATATCACAGACATCAGTGATATCTGCGAATTCCAGCTCGTCCCCGTCCTCGATCTCTAGCTCGTCCCATTGCACGAGCCTCGCGACCTTGAACTCCTCGAGCTGATCATTCAGCTCTGCTGGCTCCACATCGCCCAGCGATTCCTTGATGAACGCCAGGGGATCGGTAGAGAGATAGAGTGCTCCGTCGTGGTGGATGAGATGAAGCTCATCGATCCAGACTTTCCCACGATGCTTCTTCCGAGGGGGCGGAGGCTCTTCTTCCTCCTCTTCCTCCTCTTCTTCTGCTTCGTCGTCTTCGTCTTCGGCCTCTTCCTCGTCCTCCTCTTCAGCTTCCTCCTCTTCCTCTGCTTCTTCCTCCTCTACCTCTTCAGGCGGGGGAGGGGGCGGAGCTTGCTTCTTGGAGTTCTTGTTCTTCTTCCTACGGGCCATATTCTCCTCCTACTACTTGTAAATGCCCCACCATTGGGGCTCGGCGCGTGGGAGAGGAATCGAACCTCTCCATTGGGCCTTGCACCCTACACGCTGTCAGGACTCACTTTTTCTTTTTCTTCTTCAGGTTGAGTTTTGATGCCTTTTTGGGTTGCTTTTTCTTGGAGGGCTTTCCGGCCTTGGCTTTCTTTGCCTTCTTGGGCTTCTGAGCCTTCTTGGGCTTCTGAGCCGCTTTCGCCGCCTGAGCCGCTTTCGCCGCGTCATACGCTGCCACGGCGGTGAAGGCCCACTGGTACCAAACCAACTGATTCGTCAGCTTGATAGCCTGTGTGGCTGCGTCTTTCAACAGAGCCGTTCCCGAGACCTCACGCCCCAGTTCACGCATAGTGTGATCCCAGAACATGGAAGAATCCGGAGAATTCGCGACTTCGCGTAAAGCGTTGCCATCAGCGGCGCTCCAAGTGTCCATCTCATTGGCTACCGAGGTAACCAAGTCAATAGCTGCCTGGAGAGCGTCATCAACCTTTCGAGCCCGCTCAAAGAGCGGCCCTTGGGCCGTTGCTCGCTTCGACTTCCGCCGCTGAACCTCTGGCTTCTTCTTAGCCTCAGGCTTTTTAGCCTTGGACTTCTTTGCCTTCTTACTACCCATCTTCAGCTTCATTTCAGTCTCCTTTCGCGCTTCTGTGCGCCCTGACACATCACAGCCGGGAATCGGACCCGGCTACCCCGTAGGGTCTCACCAGAGCTATGATACATGCTTTGTCTAACAGGAATGTGGAGGATATTCACCACGAACGACGTAGTATACGTCCTGCATCTCGCTCGGAAATCCCTTTTCAACCGCTCGTTCCCACTGTTTCGCGTCACAGAGGTGATGGAAAGTGCTGACGTGAACGTCACCAATCTCCCCCTCTGGACAGACGACCGAATACGACCGCGTAAGCCTGAAATGCTTCATATGCGGCTGTTTATATAAGGCTCTGTCCTCAGAGGACGGTCGAAGGATTTCCGAGTAGATGGTAATGCCCTCAAACCACCTAACCGCGTAATCGCCCGGTCTGAGTTTCCTCTGCCACGGCTCCACACGATCATCGGCGGCTTTTCGCTGGTTATCCAGCTCCTCGAACATCTCCTCCATGCTGTCGAAGGACTTGATTTCCATTTGTCCCTCCTTTCCCGGCGGGACGGTCAGGTCACGAACCTGATATGATCCTTTTCAGATCATCACCGCCCCTGCTCAAACTCTCGGGCCTAGTCCTCGGTGAAAGGAGGAGAGCGCACAGGCCCTTGGGTCATACTGACCCCGAACTAGACCCGGAAGCCTAAGCCGTTTTTTGCGCCATCCCCCATTGGGGACTAGACCTTGATCGTGGTAACCTTCGCCAGCTTGCCGAACCTGACCTTTACGGTGTCAATATTCGACCCCTCGAGATCGTTCTTTGACACGTATCTGCCGTTGTCCGGGCTGGAGATGTCGGCGATCTGAAAGTCTTTTCCCGACTCCCAATCCACCTTGGCTGCCTTAGCCGACTTGTAATCTCGGCCATAGGCCGGAACCACTGTTAGCCAAGCCATCACGCTGCCTCCTTGGGCTTGTATACGACATTCTCAACGATATCGCCAAAGCCCGAGGACTCGATCTCCTCTGCTACGTACTCATTGAAGAAATCGAGCGGTGAATCACCACCGTCGTATGCGTCCCGAAACATCATGTCCGGGAGATCATACAGCGAACAGCCGTAGAACCTGCCTACCAAGGCGTTGATAATACTCATCCACGCCTTGAAGCTCATGCCGTCATCTTTGGTTTCCACAACCCTCTTGTCTCTTACGATAGCCATATGCTACCTCCTTTCGGCGACTTGTAGAGGAATCGAACCTCCCACGGGGGGCCATTGCTGGCCCCCCGTGATCTCCATCAGATCAAATCATAGATTAGTGATAATCTCAGTAACCACACCAAACGACTTAGGTCGCTCTGCCGTCTGACTAGCCCACCTTTTGATATTGACACCCCGAGGGGGATTGACCACTAAAGTTAGTCTGCCCTCCTCAGAATCGGCGTCATACGTCAAACAACCAGCGTACCTGAGTTGCTCGAGTATTAGCCCAATATCTAAATTACCACTGAAAACCATCCTTACCTGCTTGGGATAAGGCATTTCTCTACCTCCATTTCACCTTAGAGCCACGCGTGGGAATCGAACCCACCTGCCGACCTTTCGAGCCGATCTCGCCTCGAGCCGTGGCCACGCTGTAAGGGAAACTGCTACCAGTACGTCGTCATATCCTCGACGACATCCGTTAGGACACCTTGCGCCATATCCGCCACACGCCCTCTCTTGATAAAGAGAGCTTTTGCTGTGTCGTCAATAGCCTCGGAAAACGCGCCTTGGATGGCGTCTTCCATGTGCTCCTTGAGCGTCTCCAAGATCTCGTCGTCATCCGGTTGGAAATCCGGGTGAGACGTTACTGCTTCGATGATAACCTTTCTCAAGGTATCGACGAGATCATCAGGTAGCTCCTCATCGAGGGTTGCCACCTCACGCTCACGGACGATTATCTCGTAATCATTCTCCTTGTGACGCTTTTTCATTTGCATCCTCCTATTCACCGATTACTCGTGAGGGAATCGGACCCCCACCCCACGGGGTTGCCCCCGTGGGGTTACCATTCGAGTCTAGTAGACACGCCCCCATGTGACCGTCTTAGTTTGCCAGTCTACGTGGACGATATCCCATGTTGAATCCATGTACTCGGCGTGAATCTGGGCTATGCGCGGCATATGAGGATCGAATTCCCCAAAACCCCCGTCACACTCCTCATCGAGCAGGGCTTTTAGTTCCTTCGACAGGTACCCAGTAGCCTTATTCAAACTACGGAAGGCTTCTGCCAAGACCCTACAAGCCGATACACTAGGAGAATTAGGCCCACAAAATAGTGCCTCATCATCTAGTGACTCAACAAGCCATGTCGCTAAACCCTGGCAGCAGGTACACAAAGTATCCCCTGTCAAAGCCTCAAACGACACGTGTTTACTGCCACACCATTCACACCGTTCTTCCATAGATTCCAGAACAGCGTTCAATGCTTGACTATTCATTTGTCCTCCATTTCACCTTAGCGCCACGCGTGGGAATCGAACCCACCTGCCGCCCTTTCGGGGCGATCTCGCCTTGAGCCGTGACTTGAATGTAGACCGACTACGCTGCGTCGGGATAGGTGGCTCTCGCCGCGTCCTCCAACGAGTCGTAGTATGCCGTGCTGACATCATCTTCGTCAGCGCCGAGCCAGTTGTTATACCGGACTGCCCGATACAGCGGCTCGCCCACGTCGTCGGAAAGGTCCACGACGACCCCACAGGCATGAAAACCTGTGTAGTCAGCGTACACGATCTCGACTAGGTGCCCTCGACAGCCGTCGTCGTCCTTGACGAGCTGACCGAGGGGAACAGCGTAAACGCCTGCGTCTACCCTGGTGAATTCGACGTGTTCGACGGTCTCTGTTGTCTCTTGCTTGGCCATGTTTTCCTCCAATATGTGTTTCACCGATAGGCTACCATGGAATTGAACCATGAAATCAAAGGGTTAGCTTTGATCTGATACCAATCAAACCTTATTCCAGGGCCGGGCTCCAGGGCCGGGCTCCAGGGCCGGGCTCCAGGGCCGGGCTCCAGGGCCGGGCTCCAGGGCCGGGCTCCAGGGCCGGGCTCCAGGGCCGGGCTCCAGGGCCGGGCTCCAGG